TACATTAAGCGCATCTTATGCTGCGACAGCATCGTCTGCTGATGCATTTTTAGTAAGACAGGACCTTACAGTACAAGGAATAGTAACAGCTAAGGAGTTTCATACAGAATTTGTAAGTGCATCAATTATTTATCAGTCTGGCTCTACTAAATTTGGCGATACTTCAGACGATACTCATGCATTCACAGGATCAGTAACTGTAACAGAAACCATATCATCTTCAGACGCATACATTAACGACTGGGGATCGATATCAGCTTCTTTATCTACTATTCAAGATGCATCAAGCGGTATATCACTAGAACAAGCAGCTGCTATTGGTAATACAATCACAGGTTCGAGCATCGGTATTGGAACAAGCTCTCCAACTAATACTCTACATGTAGCAGCTAACAGTGATTACCCTGTTAAGATACAGTCTTTAAATCTTACAGGAGATCCCTACCTAGAAGTAGGCGGTCAATCATTAAGAATTATCGACCCAGACGGAGGTATTTTCAGTATATGGTTTGACAGTAACTCAGGAGCATCCCCAACTAGAATAATAACTTTTGGAGAAAATTCCTTTAACGTTACAGGCAGTGTTTCTGTAGGTCAAGATCTTAGCATTGGAACAATTACAAACGCTACAGTAGACACAGATAAATTCTTAGTATCTAACGGAGGTACTGTTGAATATAGAACAGGAGCACAGTTAGCTTCTGATATTGGAGCACAGATCGCAGTTCCTACTCTAGCACAGGTACTATCCTCAGGTAACACCTCTGCGCTAGGTATGTCCGTAGGACCTATCACAGGTTCAACACTTTCAATACAAGGACAGGGGCTAGTAAGTAGTAACTTTTTTGTAGGAAGTAGACTAAGCATTAACGTTGTAGATAACTACGGTACCGATCCTGACAAGTTTTTAGTAATAGATACTACAGGTAGTGTAAAGTATAGAACAGGAGCTCAAGTACGCTCGGATATCGGTGCAATTGGCTCTGGAGATCCTACACTAGATTCTGTAACAGATAACGGCAGTATCACCACTAACAGTATACAGGTAGGAACCATCAGTGGATCTGACTTAAGACTGAGTAACGTACTGCAGAGCGGACTTGATACAGATAAATTTCTAGTACACGGCAGTACAGGTGATGTACTTTACAGAACAGGAGCTCAAGTACTATCAGATATTGGTGCAGCCAGCTCTACATTAAACTTACAGCAAGTTACTGTAAACGGAAACTCTACAAGCACAGCTATTACAGCTTCTGCTCTACGTATCAACGGTTCGGGAGAGTTTACCGGTAACCTAACTGTAGGAGGAACTATAACAGCGCAGGAATTTCATACAGAGTATGTAACCGCTGCAGTGATATACGAATCCGGTTCAACAAAATTCGGTGACACTGTTGATGATACACATACCTTCACCGGGTCTCTTAATGTACTGGGTAACCTAGATTCAACAGATTCGTATATTGACGATTGGGGGTCTATTTCTGCTTCTTTAGCAAGCCTATCCTCTTCAGCAACACCTAGTACCTTTGACGGAGATAGGCCAATCACACAACCTTTACTTCCTACCTTAGTTAACTATAATCCAGGTACTACCACAGTCTCTCAATTCCTTGAGCAGGTATTCTACCCAGATCCAGGCTTTGGTATTGAGATCTTAACTAACGAACCTTTCTATATCTTAGAAAGTGAATTAAGCGGTTCTCATGTTAGAGGAGCTACTACAACTAATACTCCCGTAGGTAACTACTACAATGTATTTGAATCAGCATCATTTACAGCTAATACGTCAGTAACATGGTCCATACAGACTAACTCAGTATTAGATATTGAACCTCTAACAGGTAAGCTCTTTATTAAGATTAATCTTAGCGGTAGTGCTACATACCAAGCACCTAAAGTTATTTCAGGTACAGTAACAGCAAATGCTACTTCTGGAGGATATAAGACAAGAGACTTTACAGTAACCGTACTTGACAATACAGGTCCAACCATTAGTACATCAGATATAACTAACTATTCCCCAAAAGCAGCTAGCTTTGTTACTGCTTCTGGTGCTTATATTGGAGAAGTTTACATTAACGAACAAGCAGATCCTGCAGGACCTCCTACTATTCATACATTTGGGGGAACTAATCCTTCTTTCTTCTCTTCTTCTCTGTATAATCAACTTGCAGGAGTAAGTTACTACAAGATCTATACTACTCAAGCTCTAAACAGTGGAAGCTACGTACTAAACTTTACCGGCAGTGACCTATACGGCAACGAAGCATCAGCCTCTTCTACATTAGTAATTGATGCTAACACAGCACCAGTCTTAACAGTGTTCTTACCATTTAGTGGGCAGATACAAAACTACTCATCAGGGTCTATCTACGGCAGTATTACTGTAACAGATAACGCTGGTGATGCTATTGATACATTTACTCTGTCAGGACCTGATGCCAGTTACTTTGCAGTAAATAGAATATCTTCCAATATGGGAGGACTGAGTGCTAGAGGTCAAGGATCAGGAACAGGTAATGAGAAGTGGGCTGTTAACTTTAATACAACACCTCCATTTACAGGTACATACAATATTACAGCTTCTGCAACAGATAATTTTGCATTCACAGGATCTTTAGCAATTCCTAACACACTATCTGCTACTACTCCTTCACTGCCTTCTCCTAACGGTACATTCTATGTTATAGAAAGTGCATTAACTGGAGCTAGTGTAACTACAGCAACAAGCGGAATTGCAGGAACAGTAGCCACAATGACTACTAACCAGCCCGTTAGCTGGTCCTTATCAGATGACTTAAGTGGAAAGCTAGCAATCTCAGGTAGTGCAGTTGGGTACATTACTCTAAAAGATAATCTAAGTGGCTCAGCCTACCAAAATGGTAGCGTACTCTCAGGAGTAGTAAGAGCTACTAACACCTACGGTCTCTATAAAGAGAATAATATAAGTGTAACTATAACAGATAACGTTGGAGCATCGATCTCTCCGAATTTAAGCTTCCTTAACAACTACTACACTAAAGATGGAGCAGCAGGCTTTGGAAACATCTTAGTTTTTGATCCTCAATCAATTGAAAACGTACAACTTGTAGGTATTGGCGGCCCCGATGGGGATAAATTTATATTCGTAAGCCAGTCAGCAGGACAGAGTGTACTGTATCCATTCTCTTCTTCTCAAGCTTTAAATAGCGGAAGCTATATAGTAGGAGTTACAGCTAGCGACTCTTACGGACAATTTACCTCTCAAAGCTTTACAGTATCGGTCTTTGCTAATAATCCTCCAGTCATTGGACTATATAGTGGATCCTCCACAGTTACATCCTATCAACCGGACATTGCTCAAGCAGTTTCTGGATCTACGTTAGGTTACGTACAAGTTAACGATGGAGATAGCGGAATAGACGGCATCGCATCCTTCAACTTTACCGGTACTGATGCTGCTAAATTTGATGCTGTACCTAACGGACAGGTTGGAAACGAGTACGTATATCTTATCAAGACTGCAGAAAGCCTAACATCAGGTACATATAATCTAACAGGATCAGCTGTAGATGGATTTGGATTCACAACAATTAAACCTATCCCGGTAACAGCTACAGTACAGGCTCCTTCTATTCCTGACTCAAACGATCCATTTTACATCATCGAAAGTGCTGTAAGTGGCGCTTTTGTATACAATAGTACCACCGGATTCTCAGGCACACAAGCACAGTTTACAACAAACCAAGCTGTAACATGGAGCTTAACAAATGGAACATATTTAGCTATTGATTCTAACGGTAAGTTATCAGCTAAAGTACACATCAGCGGCTCTGCCAAGCAGGCTGGTAATACAATTACCGATGAAGTAGTAGCAACTAACACCTTTGGTGCTTCTAGATCTCTTCCCTTTAGTGTGGCAGTAGTAGATGATTTAGATCCTGTTATTACGAATACTTTAGCAGGTAAAAATAATAATAAAACTACTACAGCTACAGGCTTTGGAACCATCACAATTTCTGATCCGCAATCTCTGGGCAACGTTTCGTTAACAGACTTTAACGGACCAGACGTAGGTAGCTTTACATTCTCAGCAGGAACTGCAGGCTCTACCAGAGTGTATACAGTTTCCTCTTCTGCAGCATTAAACAGCGGAAGCTACTCATTTAGTGTTACCGGTAGTGATGCTTACAATCAAATTGCTAAAGCAGCATTTACTATTGCAGTAGCTGAAAACCTACCTCCTACAGTTAGCTTAACAGGTTTTACTAAGGATGTATCTGATGCTGAAAACAATGAAGTAATCGGATCTGCTTCAATCGCTGATCCTCAAGATGATAGCATTGTATCCTTCACATTATCCGGTACTGATGCTAGTAAGTTTTCTGCTTCACTAGCAAGCTCTACAGCCACCACAGCACTGTATGCAGTACATACAACACAGAATCTAACATCAGGATCTTATAACCTAACAGGTTCTGCTACAGATTCATTCGGACTTACAACAGTTACTCCAATCCCAGTTAATATTACTTTAGCAGCACCGGACGTACCTATTAAAAATGCCGTTAACTTCTATATTATTGAAAGTGCACTCAGCGCCTCTCAGGTGGTAGTTAATAGTGACGGATATACCGGAGTACAAGCCGATATGAATACTAACCAAGATGTAACCTGGAGTATTAAATCACCTAGTACGTACTTAGCCATCGATAGTAATGGAGGATTATCAGTTAAAGCTAATATCAGCGGTTCTGCTAAGAACGCCTCAGGTGCTCCTTATAACTTAATTCAGGAGTACGTTGTAGCTACCAACGCTTACGGGGTATCTTCTGAAGTACTGGTACCAGTTCAAGTTACTGCTAATGCAGCTCCTACCTTATCTTACACAGGTTTATCAGTAGTATCAGGATCGGCAAACGTAGGAAATACTGTAGGTACAGTAACAGCCACAGACCCACAATCTCTTGATTCAATCCTATCTATTACTATAACAGGAGGAGCTAACTCTGGCAGTTTTGCATTAGTACAGACAGGAGCTACATCTTACACTAAGACCTATAATATTAATGTAGATGGAGCAGGATTAGGAGCTGGAAGCTATGAAGTAGAACTTACTGCTAGAGATAGTTTCAATAAAACAACAACAGAAACTAAAACAGTTACCGTGCAAAGTACAGGAACAACACCAGTCTACATCTATATTAATACAATTAATAGATCTAACCTCGATAATACAGAGGCGCAAGCACTTGCAGCTATCGGAGCTCAATTCTACGAACAGTACGACTATGCGAACCCGGACTATCCGTTAGCTGAATGGATTGCTGGTAATATCGGAGATCCAATCACAGTATCGGGGCAAGGTACAGCAACACCGAAAACAGACGGTACTGTAGCAGACCTATTAGAAATTAAGACATTAGGAACTATAACACAAGATGCAGCCGGTAGCCAACCTCTATTCCTATTCCCATCTTCTTCTGCACTCCCAAGCTTACCTAACACAATGTACTTAGGATCAGACTTCAGTACTATGCCTGCAGGACAGCATGCATTAATCACTTATGCAACCACACCACCTGCTGTAACAACAGCCGGAGTGTTATATTTTACTACAGATGTAGCAGTAGACGGACATACGGAATGGGGTGTTGTTTACGGTTTAACTGGAGCAACTGGTACTAATGAATGGACAATCGCAGCAAGCGGGGATACACTACCTTAAACAATTTATAAGATATGGCAATTACAGTTAGTGACGTATATATTAGACCGGGGGATACTAATGATCCATTCGGGTATATAGAGCAGATTAGAGGTGGCTGGATTACAGTTGCTGATTCTGCTTCTATGGCTGCTATTCCTTTTGAAAGAGCAAAAGATGGGCAGATTGCGTATCTACAAGATGAAAAACTGTTTTACATTGCCACTAAGGTTGCTGCATCTCAAACATTTGACCCAGGTCCACCTCCTAGCGTAGTATCAACACCAGCTAGCCTTACATGGAAAGTACTTCCATTCTCTGGTTCATTCAGTGGTTCATTCCAAGGTGATGGCTCAGGCTTAACAGGAGTAGGTGGAGTACCAGGCGGTGATATAACACAGCTTCAATTCTACAGCTCATCTACAGATGGAGCAGCTTTTGGAGGAGCAGAAGTATATTATATTAGCTCAAGTGGTAACTTAGGTATTGGTATAAGCAATCCAACTGCTAAATTACATGTAGACGGTGATGCAATTATTACCGGTACATTAACTGCACAGGAATTTCATACCGAGTTCGTTTCTGCTTCCATTATATACCAATCGGGATCTACAAAATTCGGTGACTCTGCTGATGATAACCATGCATTCACAGGGTCTATCAACATATCAGGCTCCATAACAGCAACAAGTAAAATCACATCTCCTGAATTCTCAGGATCCTTCTCAGGCTCTTTCCAAGGTGATGGATCTAACTTAACTGGAATCGCTTCTACATTAGCTCTGTCAGGATCTACAGGTAACGATTTAGTTAACTTGAAAACTGATGCCTTAAAGATAACAGGCTCGGTCAATAACGTAGATGTAGCTGTTACAAACAATCAAGCTGCTATTAGCGTATCACAGAATCTAACCTTATCTAATGTTAACTTAACAGGTTCATTCAAAGGAGACGGTTCTAACTTAACTGGAATTGCTTCTACATTAGCTTTATCAGGATCTACAGGTAACGATTTAGTTAACCTCAAAACTGATGCGTTAACTATCACAGGTTCAGCTAGGAACATAGACGTAGCAATTACCGATAATAAAGCTGCAATCACAGTAGCAGACAACCTACAGTTAGGTAACGTAGAACTAACAGGTTCATTTAAAGGTAACTTTAGTGGCTCCATTACTGCTGTAATTGAAAATGCCGTAACAGCATCTTATGTATTAAATGCAGTAAGTGCTTCTTATGCTTCAAGTGCTACTAGCTCTTCTTATGCCCTTACTGCTTCATATGTACCGGGTTATGTTAGAGATAGTGGAGGTCAGACAGATGAGATAGCAATCTGGAGTTCTACAGATCAAATCTCAGGCTCTCAAGGATTCTTTGTAAGTAGGTCCTACGGAGGTAATGTCTCTACTATCCTAGACGGATACTATTACGCAGAGAATAACGGAGGTTTCGTAGCCCACAGTGTTGCAGACGATTCAGGATCTAAATCTACCATTGGAATGTACGATCCAGGGACCGGTACTGCAATTATTTATGCAGGCTCAGGTTCAGGTCAGGTAGTAGGAGCAATTAAGTTTGCTGTTAACGCTTTAGACCAAGCATACGCTATTGGTGTTAACATCTCTCCTAACAAAGCTAATACTTTACGTATTGAACCTACAGTAGAGCTACTAGCCGGTATGTCTGGATCATTCAGTGGTTCGTTCTACGGTCAGTTTGTGGGATTAATTGATAGCGCTTCTTATGCAGTCTATGCAGTTAATGCAACAACAGCATCTTACTCACTTACATCTACTTCAGCATCTTACGCTCTTACAGCTACTAGTGCTTCGCATGCAGTTAATGCATTGAGCGCTTCTTACGCTGCAACAAGCACCTCGGCTTCTCATGCACTCTTTGCTAATAGCGCTACTACTGCCTCATTTGCTGCCTCATCGTTAACTGCCTCCTACTTTACAGGCTCGCATATAGACTTTACACCTCGAGTAGCAGGATCAGAACCAGCTCATCGAGCAGGTAGAGTATTTTACGATGCTACCGAAGGAGCATTAGCAGTCTATAACGATGTTGCTGATGTAACAATGCAAGTAGGTCAGGAGTTCTGGATTAGAGCAATTAATAAGTCAGGAAACCCTATCTTAAATGGAACACCGGTGCGTATCTCAGGCTCCACAGGAGACAGGCCTAATATCTGGCCAGCAGTAGCTGAAAACCACATAGTCTCACAGTTTGGAAGGGAGAATCATATTATAGGTGTTGCTACAAACGATATTGCTGATAATGCTACAGGATACATAACCGCACAAGGTATTGTACGTAAATTAAATACAACAGCATTTACTGCCGGAGATACTCTATACCTCCAGACAGGATCGGCAGGGTTTAGAAACACACCACCTCCTTTCCCTTATGATGTAGTAAGAGTAGGCTGGGTAACAAAGGTAAATGCCGGTAATGGTCTGATTTTTGTAGAACCTAAATCACCAGTACACCTTAGAGATATAGCCGTAATCTCAGGATCAGAAAACACAGTAACATATGACGTTCTAGTTAAGAATGCAAACGGAGGATTCGCACCACGTCATAATAATATGATTCTCTCAGGCTCTTTCTCAGGTAGCTTTGCTGGTACTATTGATAGAGCTGTTTCATCCTCTCATGCAATCCAGGCTGATAGTGCTAGCTTTGCAGTAACATCCTCTTATGCTTTGAAAGCTGAGAGCGTAGGACAGCTAAATCAAGACGTTGTTATTACTGGAGATTTAACAGTTTTCGGTTCTTCATCATTCTACCACGTTACTTCCTCGCAATTAGACGTTGATTCTGCTTTCATTAGCGTTAACGTATTTGAACCTATAGAGAGATTTGGAGGCTTAAGAGTATACGACTCAGGATCAAGTGATGCTACAGCATCTTTTGCTTGGGATTCCCTACACGATCACTGGGTATATCAGAACGTTAGTGGATCTACATACTCAGGAGCTATGTTTATGTCTGGTCCTAGAAATACAGGATCATTAGGAGAAGAACCCACACTAACTAAGTGGTATGTAGCAAGATCAGACGGCGGAGACCATTTGGAGAACTCACAAATCTGGTCAAGCGGCTCAGATCATATCGTATACGGAGATTTATTTACCACAGGAACTACTTCTGGTTCATTTGTAGGTGACGGTTCAGGATTATTTGGTGTAGCTGCCAACCCAGCCGGACTGGATAAATCAGTACAGTTTAAGAGCGGATCAGTAACAGGAGGAGCTAGTAACTTCTTCTACGACCACACAAGTGCAAAAGTAGGTATCGGTACTGCTTCACCAACTACTACATTAGAAGTTGCAGGAATAGTGACAACTAAAGGGCATACGCTTGTTGGCAACTACGCAAACTTTACTTCCTTACCAGGAGCCGGTATTTACTCCTCTAATGTATCATTTGATTCAGGAATAGGAGCTTTACTTCTAGCATCTAGAACAGATGCCGAAAACGTAATTGCCTTTGGCACCAATAACGGTACGTCAATGGGTGAGAGAATGCGTATTACCGGGGTAGGCAGAGTAGGGATAGGCACAACCTCACCAGCTGCTCTACTAACAGTAAGTAATACTACAGATAACGGAGCAGCAGTAAGAGTACAGAGAACAAATGCACTGTCTGGTTCTTATACAGAACTAGGAACAGTAGGAGGATCTGGTAGAATTGAATCTTTCAACGGTAACTTAACCATTGGAGCTGATGCTTCTAATACAGATAGCAGTAGTGTTATTCAGTTTAAAGTTGATAACTCTGAAAAAGTACGCATCACTAGTACTGGCAATGTAGGTCTCGGCACCACTACTCCTACCTCAGGCAGTTTACAGATTTACAACACTACCGGTACAAACCATATAGTATTTGACGGAGGTGCCAGCACCGCAAATTCATATATAGGAGCTTTCGCAGGCGGTATGTACTTGTCTACCAACTACTATTACGATAGCGGACATAGAAATGATATAGGATCTCTAAGAAGTATGGAGATTTTTATGGGTGACGACCTACTTCAAATCGCCACTATGCCATCAGGATCGCCCGGCACCCGAACTAGAGTGATGGTAATCTCAGGCTCTCAGGGATACGTAGGTGTAGGTACAACAGCTCCTTCAGCTCAATTACACGTCTACTCTACAGGTAACGGTGAGCTTGAAGTTCAAAGAGCATCCGGAGCATTATTTAATGTTCAAGCACAATCTTCTTTAGCAGCTATTGGTACTGATTCTAATCATCCACTATACCTTAAGACTAACGCAGGTACTAGAGCACAGATATCAACAGGAGGTGCTTTAAGACTTAATAACTACGGTTCAGGAACTCAGACAGGCACTGCTACCAAATCACTAGCCGTAGATTCATCCGGTAACGTAATTGAGATTGATGTATCATCAAACGGTACTGGTGTAGCCAATGAAGTAGCATTCTGGAAAGATACAGATACAGTATCAGGATCTCAGGCATTGACTTGGGACGGTACTACCCTATCCATCAACGGTATCTTAGAAGCAAATGAGAAATCATTTGTGATTGATCATCCTACTCAACCAGGTAAGAAACTTGTGTACGGAGTCTTAGAAGGACCAGAACACGCAGTGTACTGTAGAGGAAAGATTAACGGTAACGTAATCGAATTACCGGAAGAATGGACGGGATTAGTACATGAAGATAGCATCACTGTGCAATTAACTTCAATTGGTAAGCATCAAAACCTTTATGTAGTAGATGTTAGAGATAACAGAGTATTTATTAAAAACGGAGACCTACTAACTAGTAAGATCAATGCTTACTACTACATACAAGGCACCCGTAAAGACACTAAACCTTTACAAACCGTTAGAGATAAGTAAGTTATGGCTCATCATCATTCACCAAAAGCAGTAGTAGATAACCTCGAGGTATTTTACGACGCAACTAATACATTCAGGTCGTATAAAGGAGAACCTACAACTAATATCGTCACTACCACTCCGTCTCAAGGAGGATGGGGTGGAACTTACTCTACACTAAGTAGTGAAGAGAAAAGTTTTAGGTTTATTATTACTAGCTGGTCTGGAACTCCTGGTGCTGCCTGGAGAAGCTACCTATGGGATGTATCAGCCTATACCGGACAAAATGTAACTATTTCTGCTACTTTTGAATCTGCAAATGAAGCTACAGCAGATTTTAGCTGGATAATGGTTGGACAAACCACCGGCACCCAGACATACCTAGGTTACTCAGCAGGGAGTCAGAGAAACATTAAATACGGTAATACTAGAGAACGTATTAGCTGGAGTGGCACAGTAGGGGATGGACAGAAAGTAGGATTTACAGTCTGGGCAGATAACGGAACAGGAACATTCTCAGTGGATGTTTCTAATGTACAGATTGAGATTGGTAAATCACACCCTACTCCGTTTGTAAACGGTACTCGAGCTTCAACAGCAGCACTACTGGATATGACCGGTAACCGTACTCTTGAACTTTCAGGTGTTAGTTTTAATGCAAATGCAGAACCAGAGTTTGACGGCAGTAATGATTTAATTACCTTTGGAGGTTCCGCTAATATTGTTAATAAGTCTTATACCATTGAAGCAGTATTTAATAGATACTCTACAAATAGAGTAGACGGTATCATAGGAGACGCACAGTACCACTGGTTTAGCTTCTACGTTAATTCTAGTAATCAATTATACCTATTTCATAGACGAAACTCACCATATACAGATAACGGAGCAATTAGTGCAACAGGATTAGTAGGTACAGGGTACCATCATGCTATTGGAGTATTTGATATAAATGCCGGTATGAGAGTGTATTTAAATGGACAGCTCGTTGCAAGTAATACCAACACCACAGCATTTGATTTAGCAGGGAGAGGTCCACAGTATATTGGACAGCATCGAGGAGGAGCTCCTTCAAGCCCTTCTGTAATGTCAGGTCAAATTCCGTTACTAAAAATTCACCTAAATAAAGCATTTACTCCTATGGAAGTAGAGCAGAGTTATTTAGCAGTAAAATCAAGATTTGGAATATGAGAATAGAAGAAGAAATTATTGGTGGAGTTGTGTATAAGAAGTACATCATAGAAGAATCTGATTTAGCTACTCAAGAGCAGAGAGATACTTGGGAGGTTGTATGTCAGTCTTGCGAGCATGTACAGGAAGACGGAACATGTGGAGCCTGTGGATGTATAAGAGAAGCTTTAATGAACTTAGTAACTTCAACTTGCCCGGAAGGCAAATGGTAAGATGGCAACAGGATACGGCATACGATCAACATTAGTAACATCAAACCAAGTCTGGTCAGTAGCTCTTGGTAGCTACGATAGTATTGTTACTGCTGAGACCGGTAATGTAGGTCCTAATGGAGGATATCAAATAAAGACCACATACACCGGTTACGGATGTTCTTCGTCCGGTATTTACATAGAGTTGAGTGACTCTATTCCGTGGACAAACATTACTTACGAATTAATATTAGAAGGTAATTCTGCTTGCTGGACATTTAACGAAAATGCGTATGCTCCCGGGAGTGCACTAGGAAACCTCCTAACCTACGATGAGAGTGCCGGAGATAGAATCAGCCGTCCGCTTAATAGCTGGGAAATACCAGCATTTCAATCTCATGCAAAAACTTCCGCTTGTGATAACAACTCCAATAACTTTTACCACGGAAGCTTCAATACCAATAACCCAAAAACTTTCTTCATACAAAGAAGAAGAAACGTTAACGGATCAAAAGCAGGACCTCAGATAGGTAGAGCATGTACAGGTACAGGTACAACAATCATACGTAATATAAGAATCTGGTAACATGGGAGCATACGGAGGACCAGACGTACCAACAGACGGATTAGTGATGCATGTAGATGCAGCTAATACAAAATCCTACCCCGGAGGTAGCACTTGGTACGATCTATCAGGTAACGGACATAATATTTCCTTAGGAACTTCAGTAGCAGCATCCGCCTTTAACGATATACAGGTGCTGCACTTCCCTCAAGACGGAAACGGGTATGGAAGAAATAGCAGCATGAATTTAGCTTCAAGCAACTTTACAGTTATAAGCTGGGTACGAAAGCTTTCCACAGGAAACAGTGGGAGAACTATTACTGCCTGGAATAACAACTGGCTACTTGCCCACCACGATACAACTTACGGGGATTATTATGCAGAAGGATGGGTAAACGATGTAGGTTCACCATCATCCGATGCTACTTGGAGAATGTTTACCGGTCAAGGTCATATTTCTAACGATCAGTACAGCTTATATATCAACACTACCCTGACAGTTAGTAACAGCAACGCAGGATCTCAAGGTCCTAACGGATGGAATCTAAACAACCAGTATAGCCAGTATTCAAACTGTGAGATTGCAAATCTTATTTGCTACAACAGGGTATTAACAGACAGAGAAGTTACTCAAATTTATAATGCCCACCGTACAAGGTTTGGATTATAACAATAGGTAGTAAGTTCTATTTATACTTAAAGATAGTTCATGGCCGACATCAGGATTATACCCGCCTTAGGGGCGATCAACGTTACAGGTAGTGCAGATTTCAAAGGAACCGGTAATTCCTCTGTTTTATTTGTATCAGGATCCGGTAATGTCGGAGTAGGAACAACTAATCCTACTTCTAAACTTCATGTAGCAGGTGCTATTAAAGCAACTTCGGTAACTGGCCATGTTTTAGGTACAAGTACCGATACTTCTAGGGCATTATCCATCTTAAATTCCGGTCTAGCTGATGCATCTACGTATGCTATCACGCTAGGATACGGAGCAAGCAATAACAACCAGGCAGAATTAGGATTTTACTTAGCAGGAACAGGATCTGCTAACAATAGATTAAGCTTAGGTCTGTATAACAGCTCAGATACTGTTAATATCTTAGGAAGCGGTAAGGTAGGTATAGGAATCACCAACCCTACCGGTAAAGTAGACATCAATGGATCTTCAGATTATAATCAACTCTGGATTAGAAGTACCGGAGGCAATGCAGCCATTACATTTGATGTTGAAACAGGTGCTTCTACCTATTATAACTGGAGAATTGATGCCCAAGGTCAAGTAGCAAACGGTATGACCTTTGCTGCTTCTACAACAGCAGGCGGCACAACCTTTGGTACTCCGGTACTAACACTGCTTCAGACAGGTATAGTTAAAATTAACGACTACGGCTCAGGAACTAACACAGGTACACCCGCCTACGGTCTTGCTGTAGATTCTAGCGGTAACGTTATTGAGACTACACTAGCTACCATCAACGGTTCAGGTACAGCTAACTACGTACCAAAATGGAGTGATAGTGATACGTTAACAGACTCTGTAATTTACCAGAACGGAACTAATGTAGGCATTAACACTACAGCACCATCAGGGTCATTACACATTAAGCAAAGCACTGCAAGTGATCAGGATAAAGGATACGAAGCATCAAACTTCCCAGATCTAAGCACTCAAACAGCCTCAGTGCTTACTTTAGACGGTAACTATACTACCGGAGCATATAGATCTAGGTTCATAAAGGTAGATAGAGGAGGAAACCTTTCAGTTTACTATCAGGAAACGTCTGGTACCCCTCATGCTTATACAAGTAAGGTAAGATTTGGTGCAAACAGCCATCATCCGGCTGTAATGCAGGTATTTGGACCATTTGAAGCTACTAATCAGATAAGAATCTCTAATGGCTCCGGCGGTCAAAGGCTTATTATGGGTAACCGCGATAGCTCTGGTACAGATAACCCGTCAATCATTGAGGCATCCAACGGTAATTTGTATTTTGGTGGTGGAGACACCTGGAACCCATCTGGTTCTATAGCAGGCGGTACTATGGACTACACCATGACCTTAACCGATAGCGGTAACGTAGGTGTTGGTACTACAGCCCCATCTTATAAACTACAGGTCTCTGAAACTGACTATGCAAGATTATCCCTCCATCAAACAACAACAGGAGGAATTTGGCAATGGGGTAACGACGGAAGTAATTTATATGCATATTACAGTAATACAGGTGTAAGAGCATTAGATATCACAAATAGTGGCAGAGTAGGTATCGGAACTAATAACCCAAGTGCTAAATTAGACATTGGAGGTGCTATACAAATCGGAGTAGGCTCAACAACACCAAACATCGCTTACGGCTTATTTGCATACACGAATGTAGGATTAGGTATATACTCAGCAGCTTCAGGCGCTGGGCAAGGTATAGGATTTTGGTTAAGTAATGGATCTGCTTACGAAGCCGGTAGATGGCTCTCAGACGGTAATTTAGGTATCGGAACTACTAGTCCTAAATCAAAACTGCATGTAGCAGGAGCAGGTAATTCAGCCGGAGGCAACATCATAATAGGTAACGTTAGTGATGGCGTAGGAAAATGGTCCTATATTACGAGTACTCATTATAGCTCCTCTGCCGAACCAGAAGGATTTGCATTAATTGGCGGTCTATCCTCAGCTACAGCTAATGCTGTGGTTATTGGAGGTAACATTTACGAAAGTAACCCTTCTACAGAAATACAATTCTGGACTCATACTGCTACTACTCATAATCTAGGCGGTAGTCAGAAGATGGGAATTAGTGGTAATGGAAGCATCAGATTCCATAGCTACGGTTCAGGTACATTCACAGGTACAGCTGCCTACAACCTTTCGGTAGATTCATCTGGTAATATCATCGAGACTGCTAACCCTTCTTTAACAGGAACAGGAACGGCGAACTATGTTACTAAGTGGAGCGGCACTAACACCCTTACTAACTCCGTTATGTACGATGACGGAACTAATATCGGTGTAGGAGAAACATCACCGTCTTATAAGTTACATATAGGAGGAACATTTAGAGCATCAAGCCTAGGTTCTTTTGGAGGTAGTGTAGGTATTGGTACTACTAGCCCAACATCAAAACTTCAAGTAGAAGGAGGCGATATTTACCTAAACAAAGATAATGCAAGCGCTAATTATTACTTACATTTAAATAAAAAATCAAATCAAGACGGTGGTATTGTTTTTTATAACAATAATGTTGCCGATTTTCAATTAGTAAATATCTCCTCAGGAGATTTACAATTTTATGCTTACGGATTAGGAGGTCCTGCTCTTAATATATTGCGAGCTACAGGTAACGTAGGTATTGGTTCTACAGCACCATCAGCCAGACTAGACGTTTATCAATCCGGCTCTACAGCCTTAAACATAGCTGGTAGCCAAGGTCAATTATTTAGCGTTACTGATTCACTATCCGGTTCATTAATGTCTGTTAATGATATCTCGGGTATTCCTATTCTAGAAGTGTTCTCTGACGACAGAGTCGTAGCAGGAACCTTTGGATCTAATGCTCTAGTGGTAAATGGAGCAAATGTGGGAGTAGGAACTTCTAGTCCGCAGGAAAAGCTTCATGTTAGGCAAATTAATATAGCCGATAATACCGCTACAACTCTTCTACTACTTGACGGACAATTTAGCGACTCTAGCATTGAAGAAGCCGATATGGTTTCTATTGGATTTAGGGTAGAAAACTCTAGCGGAGGCTCTCAAACGACCCAGGCTATTTCGTTTGCATACAATAATTACCTCTCTTTAATGAAGGATGGCGGTAATGTTGGTGTAGGTTCAACAGCGCCTGCTTATAAACTAGACGTTGCAGGTACTGTACAAATTCAAGATTCCCTATACTTAGGCAAAGCTGATACAGCATCAGGTCATATTAACGCTTACGAGTTAATGACCTTCAATATCGATACCGATAACGATGATGCTGACACAAGGTATTTTGGATGGTTTAAAAACGGAGCAGCCGGATCAGGTACTGCTTTAATGCGTTTAACTGAGACCGGTAATTTAGGTATCGGTACTACCTCACCAGCTACTAAACTACAGGTAGACGGACAGGTTACTATACTTTCAAATGCTACAGCAGAATCACCTAAAATACCTAACGCTTTAATTATTGCTAACTCAGACGATGCTACTCAAGCTCTAAGATTAGGATACGATTCAGGATCAGATATAGGTGTAATTGCTGCATCTGATGCAGGTACTGGATGGAAAGGTATTGCTATAGCACCAACCGGAGGTTCAGTAGGGATTGGTTCTTTCTCTCCAGGATACAAACTAGATGTTAACGGTACGGCAGGATTTAGAAGCACAATCTACGCTGCCAATATTGGAACAGGAGAAGATAACTCTGTAGTAGTTTTAGATTCGGACGGTACTTTAAGAACCGACGAGATTGATTCAAGAGTCTGGGGATCTACTTTAGTAGATGGATCGGGAGCTGCTAACAGAGTAGCTTACTGGTCGGATGCTGATACCTTAACCTCTGATGCTGATTTTACTTTTGATGGAACAAGTGTTGGTATTGGGACCACAGCTCCAGCTGACACACTAGATATAAACGGAAACCTCTACTTCTCAAAAGGATCAGATCCTAAGATATACGCCGGTTCTGGAGTTGGATTAAATATTGACGGAGAAGCTTTATACTTAAATAGATACACTACCTCTAATACTGTTATAGCACTAGGAGGCGGTAATGTAGGTATCGGAACAATCAGCCCTGGGTACAAACTAGACGTATCAGGATCTGTAAGATTAGGAGGTATAGAAGCCAATAACCTACCTATAAGAATGGGCCACGATAGTACCGCCATCTATATGGGCGGGCTAAATACCAACACCCTAAACGTAGCGTACGATTACAACGGTACCTACAATATGCACATTAACTATAATGGCTATTTAGGAGCAGATACCCAGTATAGAAATTTAGTAATCAATGACGGAAGAAGAGGTTTAATTGCTCATTTTGATGGTGCTTCTAGGTACGTAGGTATTGGTACATACTCACCGGCTGCTACTTTACATGTTGCTGGGGATGCGTTATACGAAGGTAACATGACCGTAGACGGTATTATTACCGCTAAAGAATTTCATACTACGTTTGTATCAGCATCTATTATATTCCAATCAGGATCTACACAGTTCGGTAATAGTATAGATGATGTACATACATTTACCGGCAAAACCGAGCTTGCTAGCTACGGAGTAGGAGCTACTGAAATATACACCTACCAGGTTATCACCAGTACATCAACTACCAGCAATGAGACCTTTGATCTATATTTAGGTAGATTTGGTAACGGATACCATAAGGTAGTACTATGGGCTAGCGGGTACGGTACTGATGTAGGTAACTACTTTGATATAACCAGAAGTTGGGGTACATCTAGTGCTCCTAGGATAATTTCAAGTGGAGGATTCCGCGTAGGAGCAGCAACATACACTATTCACTGGTCCCAGGTTAGTAATAGTGCTTACGACCTGTATATTAAATGGACTGCAGGTATGCCTAGCGGCTATACCAACACAATTAACTACTCTATACAGTCTAATACAGGAGGCAGCTACGTTCAATTTGAATATCCGAGTGTAACTGTACCAACCCTTAACGCATCAAATCAGGTAGCTGTTGTCACTACAATGGACTACGGTAATGCTAAAGTGGGTATCGGTATCACCAACCCAGCTTATGCAAACTTGACTGTATCAGCTGGTAGCCACCAAGGATTTGCTGTAACAAGAGCCGGAAACAATGTCCCTGCTTTATTCTTAGGTAATGACGGCGGTAGTACAGCACGTATTGCTGCAAATAATGCAAATCTACAAATTGGTAGAGATTTAAGTGATACCTTTACTCCCTACGTAACTGTAGAAAACGATAGCGGTAACGTAGGAATAGGTATAACAACCCCAGTAGTCAAACTTGATATTGTAGATAACTCTGCAAAAGCAAGCGGAGTCGACGAAGCCGTAATAAGAATCAAAAGTACAGATCAATACGGAGCTTCTATACACATGTCCGGTTCTTCAAACTGGAGACTTATATCTACTGGTGCTTCAAGCACACCAGGCGGCGGTGATTTTGGATTCTACAACGACGCCGGCAGCAGCTATAGAATGGTAATCCAAGGAGCAGACGGTAACGTAGGTATTGGAGTAACAAACCCAGGCGATAAGCTTCAAGTAGTAGGTAATGGAGGATTTGCCTTAGGATTATCAACCACAGGTGAAAGCTACTCTTTAAGTTCTTCAGCTCGAGGTTCAGTATACGAAGTAGCCGGAACTGTTGCTAGAATTGTATCTTCTCCAGACAGTGTAAATTCTGCAGCGTTAATAAACTTTAATGCTTACAATTCATCAAACGGTGCTACTGGAGCATTTTTAGGAGCACTAGCTGGTGATACAGGTAATGGTCCTGCAAGTTTAGTATTTGGAAGAAGAACCGGAACTACTGCCTGGGGAGAAACGATGCGTATTGCTTCTAACGGTAACGTAGGTATCGGTACCTCATCTCCTTCTAACAAACTTGAGGTAGCTGGAGGAGTAACCGCGACATCGTTTACTGGGTCCCTACAGGGTAACATCACCGGAACAGCAGGTAGTGAAACTCTAGCAACAGTAACCGGAAGAGGTAATACAACCACTCAGAATATTGAGATAGTACATAGCACAGGTCAAGGATTCTACTCAGGTCCAGGTTCATTCCAATCTTTCGGTTCAGGTGTATCTACCATTCTACTGCAAGGAACTGCAACAAACGGTAGAGCAGGTGCTATATGGTTTAAAGGAGTAGCTGGTGATGATGTAGCATCACTATATGTAACTGACGATGTTCAAGACGATTACGGAACAACATTAGTAGCGTATTCAGGAAGCATTAGATTTGCCACTGAGACATTAGCATCTGAGAAGATGACTATTACCCCAGCCGGTAACGTCGGTATAGGAAGTGACAGCCCAGCGTATAAGTTAGATGTAAACGGAGGATCAAATGCATCTGTTGCTAGATTCTATAATTCCTCAGCAACTACAACCGTACTCTACTACGGTGATACTGGAAATACTCAGTATACTGAAACACAGTACCTTGCCAATGGCGGAGGAGTAGGATCGATATTCAAAGCCGGTACCGGATATACAAACTACGGAGGAGCAAGAGCATTTAACATCTACAACAGCGATGGCGGTATTTCACTTCTTCCAGACAACGCTACATCACCTATCTTATTTGCAACAGGAAGTAATGTCGGTATTGGTACTACTACTCCAAACAAACAATTAACTTTTTCTCAAAGGACAGACGATGCCATTCAAATACGAAGATTAACAACAAGTGAGGGTAATCCATCAATAGGAACCGGTATATCTTGGACCTGGACCAGCGCTACAACAGACAATGAAACTTGGGCTGCTATTAGAGTCATAATGCCAGGTAACGGCAATAGTAATATGACATTTAGCACCACGCCAAGTTCAGGCGCATCTGGATTAACGGAAAGAATGCGAATTACTGATGCAGGTAACGTAGGTATTGGTAATACAAACGCAATCACTAAACTGCACGTAGCTACTGCCGGTCGTCCATTTACCTCTACTGCCGATAAGAGTAACGGAGATATGGTTGGTATAGTATTAACAGCTAATACCAACGAAAATACCATGAATGGTATCTGGTTCTCTTCAGGAACCGATCACTCAGGTACTCACTGGTCCGGTATTGCCGGTAGTAGAAGTGACTACGCTACCAACTGGTCAACACATCTAGCATTCTTCACTCACGTTAATGCAACAACTAATATCACTCAGGCAACTGAGAAGATGAGAATTACCGGTGAAGGCAGCGTAGGTATTGGTACTACCAGTCCTGGAGCTAAGTTACAGGTTCATTCTCCTGCTCTTGGTACTACCGCAGGAGATCAGGTATATCAATCTATGTTCTATGGGAGTAATGGAAATGGTTCCTACTTAGAAATAAAAGATGTAAGAGATATCAACGGCACAGACTGGACAAGTGCCGGTAAACGTATTCAGCTGCGAATTGATAGTACCTATATGGGTTACATTCAATTTAATGGATATAATAACAACTACGGAATATCGTTCGGTACCGGAGGTACAACATCTGCCCCAGGTGATGTCAGCCAGAGAATGGTAATTACTAGCGCCGGTCAAGTAACTATAAATAATAATGCTGCAGCTAGTACTGCTGCTACAAACTTTAGAGTCTACGGTTACGATAGTGATTCGTACTTTAGACTTGGAAATAATACAAGTAACTCTCTTGACATTGAGCTTACACGCAGCGATGCTGCTACCATGTTTAGTGTTGATGGACATAGCGGTATTGCGTACTTTGCAGGTAGCGTAGGTATTGGAAATACTAGCCCAACAGCTAAACTGCAAGTGGGTGCTGAAGCTCACGGTAGTGCAACCGGTATTGAAGTGGCTGCCGGAACAAGCGGTGCAAACCTACTTGCTATAGACGACACATACAACCACAACTGGTTCCCTTATACGGATGGAAACAACTACTACTCAGCAGGAGGACATACTTTCAGAGACCAGACACATTCAACAGTCTGGATGTTTATTAGCTCTAGCGGCTGTATAGGTATTGGAACAGTTACTCCAAGTTTTAAACTTGATGTAACAGGCGACTTAAGAGCTACATCAAATATTATAGCAAACGGATATACCGTTACAGATGGTGTAATACACCACGCCAGTAATATTAATGTACTTAATAAGGCAAGTAGCGGGTGGCTAACCTGGGCTACTAGAAATACATCAGGAGCAGAAGTAGTAGTTGATTTAGACTATATAGGAAGTGTAAGTACATCCGGGAATATAACAGCAGGAGGTACAGTAAGTACCTCTAGAGTTAGCGTTGATAGTACAATAGTATTCGATACTAAGACTATGACTATGACTGATTCATTCTCTGATGCATTAACCGTTACTATGAATAATCATACCGGATGTTATGTTAAGATAACAGCATTTGGTGACTGGGGCAGCCACTCCTCTATTTCCTACCTCGGAGAATTCTTCCTACAGAATGGAGCAGGAAGCTACAACGAACCAGGTAGAATCATAAGACAGGTGGACAACACGTATACCGATCACATTGAAGCTCAGATTGTAGATCCAGGCGGTACATCAGGAGCTAGGGACTTTGTAATACAGTTAAAAGCTACGGCAGCAGCATCATTTACTGCGTACCTGCAGTATGAAGTAAGAGGTATGTTTAACTCCGTTTCATAATTATAAGATATGGCTAATCAAACTATAGCAGGATTTCACGACAGGGACGGTAATATAGGCGTCGGTACAACAGCACCAGAAAACCGTCTACACCTAGGACCAAACTCAGGTAATGTTAAGCTAGCACTTGAATGGAGTGATAGTCATTCAGCAACCTCAGGAGAAGCTTACTCAACAATCTACACCTCAGGCCAAGGAGGTACTTATCCATTTAGCGGCAGAGGTAACCTAGTCTTACAACCAAGAAATACTGACGGCAATGGTTCAGGTGATTTAGTTGTAATGACAGGAGCAACAGCTACACCAAAGTTAGTTGTTCAAGCAGGAGGTAACGTAGGTATTGGAACTGTTTCACCAACAGCCCAGCTTCATGTAACAGCTTCTAAATCTACTGCCTGGTTAGCAGTACTGGATAATAGCTCAGACAGCGGCCACGGACTATACATTAAAGCAGGCGGCACCTCAGGTACCCGTTACATAACCCAATGGAGAGATGCAGCAGGAACAGAAAGATTCCACATGCAAGATACCGGAGAGATGTATGCCCCTAGTATCGGAACAGGTACTGATAATTCTGTTGTTGTCTTAAATTCATCCGGTTACTTTAAGACCGACGAGATTGACTCTAGAGTTTGGGGATCTACTTTAGTAGACGGATCAGGAACAGCTAACTATATTACTAAATGGTCTGATGCTGATACGCTTACTAATTCCGTTATGTATGATGACGGTACAAATATCGGTATTGGCATTACTACACCATCAGCAAAAGTAGACGTATATCAATCCGGTTCTACAGCCTTTAACGTAGCCGGTTCACAAGGACAGCTCTTTAGCGTTACTGATTCTCTATCAGGATCACTAATGTCTGTAAATGATATTTCGGGTATTCCAATCCTAGAGGTGTTCTCGGATGATAGAGTTGTGATGGGGCAGTACGGCACAAATGCTCTAGTAGTCAATGGAACGAGTGTAGGTGTAGGCACATCAGCACCTGTATTACCATTACATGTTAGAGGTCAAGCTCAAATAGGAAGCAACGGTAACCAGCTTGCACACGCTGCACTACAGGTATCAGCCGGAGAAGGAGGTGCTACTCTTTATAGAGACATTGATATTAAAGGGGCTTGGTCTTCAAACGAAGGTCACGCTATTACAGCAACCCATTCTTCTACCGCCAGTAACATTGTAGGGCAGATGGTGTTTGAATATAACAGCCCAGGATCTAGAATTAAGTGGGGTAGATTATATCATAGCGGTGACCAGTCTACCTATCCAATGCAGCTGGTGAGTAACGGTTCTAATGCTAATTTAGGTATCGGTACCGGTTCACCTGCCTACCAATTAGACGTTACAGGTACCATCCGTGCTACTGGTGACGTTATTGCATACTCTGACCGTAGAGTCAAGCAAGATATTGTAACGTTAGAGAACTCAGTAGACTTAGTTAAGAAGTTAAGAGGTGTATCTTACAAGAAGATCGGTGAAGACGATCAGAAGATCGGGGTAATTGCACAAGAAATCTTAGAAGTACTACCGCAAGTAGTATCAAAAGATGAGAATGGTATGTATTCGGTAGCGTACGGCAACATGGCCGGCCTATTTATAGAAGCGATCAAGGAGCAACAACAGCATATTGAGACCTTAGAAGAGCGCATACAAAAGCTTGAGCAGTTACTAACCCAAAAGCCTTAAGAGCTATTTATACTTAAAGAGAGTTCATGGCCGACATCCGTATTATACCCTCCATAGGGGCGATCAACGTTACAGGTAGTGCAGAATTTAGAGGGACGGCAGGTACGTCCTTGCTATACCTATCAGGATCCGGGCTAATCGGCGTAGGAACTACTGATCCACAGTCAGAATTACACGTTGTAAGCAGTGGAACACGTTTTGTTACACTAGATCGCAGTGGAACACGCAGTTATGACCTAGGAGTCAACAGTTCTGGTACGTTTTTACTGACAGACAACACAGAAGCCGCCGACAGAATAGCTATTTCCCTGTCTGGATCAGTGGGTATAGGTACAACACAGCCTGTAGAGCAGTTAAACGTTGTAGGTGACGTAAGATTTGGTAATAGCTCAGACTATGTAAGATTTAGCACAGAAAATAGCAATGCTAAGATTGAACTAGTAGATAATAAACAGTCAAATCCTCCTACGATCTACGGTAACGGTCCGTATATGGAGTTTCATAACGGAGGAGCTCAAAGAATAAGGTTAAATTCTAATGGAACGGTACAGTTTAATGCTTATGGATCTGGTACTAACACCGGATCGGCTGCTTACAGCTTAACAGTAGATTCATCTGGCAACATTATCGAGTCTACCTTAGCAACTGTTAACGGCTCAGGTACAGCCAACTACATCCCTAAATGGAGCGACAGCGACACGCTTACTAATTCTGTAATTTACGAGACAGGTGGTGTTATCGGTATCGGAATAACCACTCCGGCCACAAGACTTGCACTAGGCTCTACTCAAGGCTCTGGTATTGATTTCTTATACGATACTACAAACAACTATAAGAACCAAATAAAGAACTACTGGAATTCTAGTACAGATACTAGAATGGACTTTAATATCGGCAGAAACTCAGGAGTAACTCCGGTAACAGTTATGTCGGTAGGCTACGGAGGTAACGTAGGCATCGGTTCTACAGCACCCGAAGGTAAGCTTAACGTAGTCGGATCCGCCGACGTATTGATAGTAGAAGGGTCCGGGTCAACAGCCAATACAACCATCATGGCTGTCGATGGAAATAACGGACGTCTATTTGAGGTCTCTGATGATCTATCTGACTCTTTGTTCTCGGTTAATACTATAGCTGGTCTACCGGTTATGGAGGCGTTTGCCGATAATAGAGTAGTCTTAGGAGCTTACAATCAGTACGATTTATATATTACTGGCAGTAGAGTTGGCATTGGAACATCAGCTCCAGAAGCACCTTTACATATTTTAGGTAATTTTGATGCTAACAACCCTAAGCAGCTTGTTATCGCTAGCCGAGAAGATGCAGGATCAGTATACAGCGGTATTCAATTTGAAAGAGCAGGAGGAGGTACCTTCTTTGGGTTAGGAAACGATTCTAGAACTGATAGAGACGAAATCTTTGTTGGTGGAGGTTTTGGAAGCGTAACTAATGCTACAGCATTCAGAGTATTTACCGGAGCATACGGAAGCACAGTAGGCACAGAAAGACTATCTATTCTCTCAAACGGATACGTAGGTATTGGTACTACTAGTCCTGGATTTAAACTAGATGTAAGAACCGGAAATCAAGGAGATATAGCAAGCTTTAGAGGAACAGGTTATCCTATTACTTTTGCTACCACAGGTAGTGCCGGTAACTACTACGGCACCCAGATGATGATGGCAGCTGACTCAGGATCAACTCAGGCAGCATTTAGATTAAATACCCGCTATAACTCAGCAGTAGGCTCAGGAGTAGCATTTACTATTGAATCTTCAACTAACGATCAGAGCTACGGACAAAATCCATCAGCACTTACTTATTCTGAGAAATTTAGAATTACTCAAGATGGTAACGTAGGTATCGGCACAGCATCACCGGGATACAAACTACAAGTCAACGGCAACGCTAAATTTGACAGCGATGTTTACTTCTACAACACCGTACTAGATCCTGCATCTAACTTTGCCACTCAAAGAGGGGCAGGATTTAAAGCATCCACAGGTAAGTTCGAAGTAGCATCTTCAGAAACAGCCCTAGAACTAAGCAGATTTAGCACTACCGGACCTGTCTTATCCATCAGACATTCAGGCTCTCAGGTATCTCATTTAGACACAGACGGTGGAGCAACATTTACCGGGGATGTATCAATAGGAGGAGACTTAACTGTAGACGGTATTATAACCGCTAAAGAATTTCACACAACGTTTGTCTCTGCTTCTATTATCTATCAATCAGGCTCTACTCAATTTGGTGATAGCTTTGATGATACTCACACCTTCAGAGGAGGAGTAGAGATTATAGAAAGTAATACTGTACCTACTCTAACCCTTACTAGAGACGTAAGCGGCACTACCTACACATACGGGCAATTTACAAACGCTGGATCTGATTTTTATGTTAACAGTCTAGCAGCAATTTTTATTAACGCTGATTCAAACTCAGATTCAACTTCTACCGATAGAATAATTAAATTCGGTAATAGAGGTTCTGAGCTCATGCAATTAGATGCTAGCGGTAACTTAGGTATTGGTACTACTAGTCCAGCAGATTTACTGCACATTGACGAAGGTGATATTCGAATAAACGACGGTAATAACGGAACTGTAAGAGGTTTATATATAAGACATGCTGGTATAACCGGTAATGTTACATCATTAGTCCAAGATACATCAGGCTCTCCTAGAGCACATCTAAAATCTTCTGAAAGATCTTTATGGATCTCTGCACAGTCAGACGGAGGTGGTGTTTCTACTGAGACACTAAGACTCTATAACAACCAGAATCTAGGTCTCGCAGTAGATTATAGCGGTAGTGTCGGTATAGGTACCACAAACCCTAGTACCATACTTCATGTATATAGAGGAGGTACAGGTACAGTTTATGATTTAACTTTACAAAGCGGTGATGATTCAACAGGAGCAAGACACGGTATCTTATTTAGAGGCGGTGCTGCTAACTATGAAGCATTAATCAGAACAGGTAACTACGGATCCTACAGAAGTAATCTAGAGTTCTGGGTGAGTAATCAAACCTCAGGAGGTTCAACATTAGTGCAAGCTCTTTCTATATTAAGTGCCGGTGATGTAAGACTTAATGAATACGGCTCAGGTACTGTCACAGGCACAGCCGCCTACAACCTTTCGGTAGATTCTACAGGTAAGATTATCGAAACTGCCAATCCTTCCTTAACAGGAACAGGAACAGCAAACTATGTTACCAAATGGAGCGGTACTAACTCGCTCACTAACTCCGTTATATATGATACCGGAACTAACGTAGGTATTGGTAACACTTCTCCATATACTAAGTTTGAAGTAAGAGGAACTATACACTCAGAAGTTGGCGCTTCTACAATTCCTCAGATACTACTAGGATCCCCAGGTTTAAATTATGGTCAAATTCAGAACGACGGTACCGGTATATGGTCATTAGGATATGGAGCTACAAATGCAGCTCTCGGTACACCAGTCTTAGCTTGGAACTCCTCAGGTAACGTAGGTATAGGTATTACTACTCCAGGAGCTAAACTACATGTCGTCGGTGACATCTCAGGATCTAGCGAAATTAGAGCACAAAGAGGATTCTTTAATCCTCAATATGACGACATCTACGGATTAAGAGTAGAGCCGCCTAACTCAGGTGATAAAGCTGTTATATATGTAAATAGAGGATATGGATCTCACAAAGGATCCGGTATATACATTGTAGGTGCAAACTATACAAACAACAATAATCAAGCATTTGTAGAACTTAACGCAGGTTCCTACTCAGGTATTGATACTAGGTATATACACGCTTACGATTCAGCAGGAACAGACTTTGTAGTATACGGAGACGGTACAGTAGTAGCAGGTAAGTATCAGCTTACAGATAATGCTGCTAAGCACCCTTCTTCATCTTTCCAATCACCGCAAGAAATCATCGCAGCAGGACTAGATGAAGGCAACGGACTGTACTATATCAACCCAGGAGGAAAGCTAGCTGCTCCAATTCAGGTGTACGTAGACTTTACTACTCCTGATGCTCAAGGAGAGACAGGATGGATGCTTGTAGCATCGTTTACTACCGACTACACATGGGGTCTTGATTCTACTTCTACAGCAGCCGTATTAGGATCTACTGCAGTAAATGCATTCTCTGCTAACTTCGGTAACTACGTAGTAAACGACTTTAGAGTTCATGCCGCTCCAAGTGTAGATTCAGGCGGTACAAACTCATCAGGAGACTGGTACTACCACAGAAAAGAAGGAGTAGAGTGGAAAAAATGGTGGTCTGAAGCTAACTCAGGTCTTTACCCTAGGAGTACTGCTATTAACCCATCTGTTAGAGACGGTTTAATTGGATTTGATTATTCACATAACATCAAGTTTAATTACACCAATACCGCTCATAAATCGAACGGTTTAAGTGATGCACCAGGATCGGTAGCGTACTGGGATGTACTTACTACAGCCGGTAACACTATGTCCATTCAATCACTAGCATCAGACGGTACATTAGGATGGTCTCATAATTTAACAAACACCGGTCAAGATATAGTAAGTCAGCATTCTATTGTCGGTTACGATGATGGGAATATTGTAGCGCGTTACGGTGACGCATTTGATACTGCTGACGTAGGTAACGGATCAGGAGGTACAAGCGAGACTACCAAACTCTGGCTTTGGGTAAAAGGAAAGACGGTACGCGGAGGCTGGACCGACGGTGATGGATATGTTTATACAGAAGATACAGGAAGCAATGTTGGTATTGGTACTAGAGCTCCTGCAGATAAGCTTCATGTACAAGCAACATCGGGCAATGGTTTAACCATCATTACAAACGATGTATCCACAATAAAAATGAAGTCGTCTACCGGCGGTACTAAGAGCTGGGGATTTGCGACTACAAATTTAGCTGCCAGTGATTTTGGAATATACCAGAGTGATTCTAATGGCGGTGATCCAATCAGTGCAGGCACAGCAAAACTTTACTTCAAATCAGATGGTAATGTAGGTATTGGGACAACTTCTCCTGACGCTACAATACACGTATATTCTACTGCCGACACCTCAGGAATGGTCGGTAACTTTAGAAGAGGTATAAACGGACTAAACGAATACACTTACATTAAAGTAGGAAACAGTGCTCCGGCTTACTTCGGTAACATGCTACTATCGGACGATGTAGCATATATCTCTAGAGCAGCAGATCCAACCGGAGGAAACGGATTATTTGTACAAGGAAGCGGTAACGTAGGTATTGGTACTAAAAGCCCTTCTCAAAGACTTCATGTATACGGAGGCTACATTAAAGCTTCAGATGACGGAACTACTACTGCATTTATGCAAGGTGGAGGATCAAATGGATACGCTTACTTTGGAGCATTAGGCAATGGGCCAGCAGCGTTTGGTAACTCTGAAAACTGGACAACGCTTGTTGCTGATGGCGGTAATGTAGGTATTGGTTCTACAGCACCTAACAAGAAGTTTGTAGTAACAGGAGCTGCCAATGATGAATGGATAGCAACGTTTACAAACAGTGGAACTACTCCATACGGTGTTTACGTTGACACATCAGCAAATAGCGGCACAGCGTATTCATTTGCTGTCTACACAAACGCCGGTAATGGTTTATTTGTACGTAATAACGGTAACGTAGGTGTAGGAACTTCATCACCAGCTTCTGGAATTAAACTAGACGTAAGCGGATCAGTATCTGTAGCAGGAGATGAAGGCTTAAGATTAGGTTACGTAGGAGATCACGGAGCATACGACAACGTTAAAATAACATACTCAGGATACAATGGAGGATCACCAGAGGTAATATTTACTCCTAGAACAACACCAGGATCCGGTGAACTCACTACATTCTTCCGATTTAAGAATAGTAACGGAACTGCTTCAAACAACAACCTAGCAAGCGTTAGTGTTGATAACGATTTAGAAGTAGGAGGAGATCTTACCGTAGATGGAATCATTACAGCTAAAGAATTCCATACTACGTTTGTATCAGCTTCTATTATATACCAATCAGGCTCAACCAAGTTCGGTAATAGCTCAGACGATATACATTATTTTACAGGTAACATAGGAGTTAACGTTTCAGATCCTCAGGCACCTTTAGAAGTAAAAGGAGCAAGTAATACCCCAGCCGACGGTAATGAAGTTATTTCGGTAACAAATACAACCGGGAACACTAAACTTCTTTTAGGTGTAGCAGAAAACAGCTACGGATGGATTCAAGCAGCTGAAGGCTCTTCAGACAGAAACATCTTATTAAATCCAAACGGAGGACATACAATAGTTGGAGCTACATCAAAGCTCTCTGCCTACGGTGCAGACTTTACTACTCTTTCTGTACAGACACAGACCGGAGACAATGCTGCCATCATAGAATTAGGAGGTAACAGAACAGCCAATCCTGGTAATCAGAACGGTATGATTCAGTTCTTCAATAAGACTGGAACAGCTACTGAGGTAAACAGAATATCTTCTATACAAGGATCTGATGTAACATCAGGAAGTATCTCCTTCCATACCAACTACGGAGGAACCTTTAGCGAGAAAGTACGCATAAGTGACAACGGTGACGTAGGTATTGGAACTGATTCACCAAAAACAAAATTAGCAGTAGCAGATGATGCTCCAAACAGCACCCTAACAGCAGGTAATGCGGTATTAGATGTATACGGAACAGCTGCAACAGCTAGGACAGATAATAGTAGCTTAGATATCCTAAGACTACATAGAAATAATGATGCTACTCCATCAAAGGCATCTACCTTTGCAATAGGGTTATCTTTCCACGAAGATCCAGGAAACAACTACCCAAGAACTAGAGCAGACTTTAAAACTACAGGTAGAACAACAGATGATTCTGATGTAGCCTTAACAGTAATGTCTGTAGTGGATACTGGTAGAATTGGTGTTGGTACAACTGATCCTACTAACAGAATAACTGCATATCAAGGCGGTGGTGTTAGAGTATCGGGAATTGCTAGTGGTGGTTATATTGAGATGAGTGGTGATCTACCAGGATACTCAGCAAACCAATACCCAGTAATTAAATCGGGAGGTACTATTCATTTTGCAAATAATAATAAGTATTCTGCATACATTGAAGGTGCTAACACATACTTTGGACTTCTAGATAGCACTACTACAACTAAGGTATTACTTAGAACAAGTGGTAACTCTTACCTGAATGGTGGTAACGTAGGGATCGGTATAGCAGCCCCAGGCTACAAACTAGAAGTAGCAGGAGATGCAAGAGTACAGAGTAATACCTTCCTAGCAACTGATGCAAACAGCTATGTTAATATCGGTGCATCATATGTAAGTACAACTACAGCCTCTGATACAAAACTTATCTTACAGGGTAAGAACGTAACAGATGCCGGTACAAACTACTACGGAGACTTTGGTCAGATTTTATTATGGTCAAACTCAAACTATTCTGCTAGCTCTAGAAGATTCTTAATCACCAACGCACATAAGATTAATCAATTTGCGATAATTAGATCTGATGACGCAACTACAACACCTACCATCGGACAAGGAGGACTTGTGTCAAACGGTACTGCTGATTTTATAATTGATTACTATAGCGGTGCTGTGGGTATCGGACAAACTAACCCGGCCTACAAACTTCACGTAGAAGGAGATACCGGTATTGGAGCTAACTATGCATTTAAAGCTAGATATACCACCAGTGATAATTACCACGGTTCATTTAGATGGGCAGGGTTACAATTAGGTAATAACGGAACTAACAGAATCGTAGCCGGTAGAACAGGCGTAGGAGGATCTTTAGATTTCTGGGTAAACAACACAAACGATGCTTCTGACTACTCAGTAACACCAGACGGTACTAGAGTATTGACTTTATATTCTACCGGTACAGCAGGATTTACCGGAGGAGTATCTGCTGCTTCATTTACTGGATCTTTACAGGGTAATATCACCGGCACAGCAGCCAGTGAAACTCTAGCAACCGTTGTTGCAAGAGGTAACTCTACGTCAACTAATATACGTGTACAGAGACCTTCTAATAAAGTAGACAACAACGGAAACCCTACCGAATTTGGTAGCCGCGTAGAATTTAACAACGCGTTTGCTACCAACGAATCCGGGTATATGATATTCAGATTCCCTACCTATAATAACTTCCTAATCTCAGGAGATTACGATGGTAATATAGGTGGTGCTATACCAAACATTCAGTTTGGTAGACAGTCAACTGTTTACATGCACATCAATAGTAGCGATGGTAACGTAGGTATTGGCACTACAGCACCAGATAGTACACTACACGTACATTCTTCTTCACCGATCATCACCGTATCGAACTCAGATACAAGTATTATAGACGGACAGGTGATAGGTCAGGTTGACTTCAAGTCTTTTGACGGTAGTACAAATATGACAAACGTCTTCGGCTCTATTAGAACAGAAGCTCAAGGAACTCTTGACAACGGAGTTGACGATGGCGGTAAAATGGTGTTTAGCACCTTTAAGCAATCCACTACTCTTGTTGACCAAATGGTTATTGATAGAGAAGGTAACGTAGGTATTGGTAATACTACTCCTACTAGTACTTTAGAAGTTGGTGGTCAAGTTTTAATAAGTGCTACAGCTCCTCTTTTGGACTTTGTAGATACAAATAGCTTTACAGATACTAACGATAGATTTAGAGTAAGAGCTGGCGGTAATGAAGGATTGATTCAGTGGTATGATAATTCAGCAAGCAGTTTATTAAGTATAATGACATTCCAACCAAACGGGGATGTTATAGTACCTAATGGTAACGTAGGTATTGGAGTCACAGATCCTGAGAGAAAATTAGAAGTTAAAAGTGATACTACCTACGACGGTATACTAATCGATACCTTATCGGCACCTGAGATCGTACTTAGAGATAGAGGAAACTCAGACACATTAATAGGAACAGGTAGGCACGGTCTTGACGATTTTCACATTGATACCTACGCAGGTAATGCTTTCTTTATTAAGGGTAGTAGCAGAAATGTAGGAGTTGGAACTATTTCTCCTCAAGCTAGATTCCATGTATCCGGCAGCATACTTGCCGGTGATATTACAGGAGCACAGACTTCAAACAATATCACCATTTACCACGGCGGCGGTAACCTTACCGACGGAACAGTTCGTTCTTACTTTGAACTCACTAATCCTTCTGCTCCGTATACAAACACCGGCGATGCCTGGAACTGGAAACTAGCAACAGTTGCAAGACCGGGTAATAGCGGTAACTATAACAGCCAACTTGAAATTCTCAGATCTACTAGAGATACTGTTACTAACGACCCTACAGTAGTATTTAATAGAAACGGTAATGTAGGTATTGGAACTACTGATCCTAAACGGATGTTACACGTAGAAAGCGGATCTATGCTCTTCTCTAGAGCACTAGGAGATGCAGACTACGATGCTATTAATATCGCTTACAGAGGATCTTGGAGTAGTTATACAAACAAGTTAGCTGGTATTAACGTTACCGATAGCAATGCACTAAACCAGACAGTAGGTAGATTCGGTGTAACATACAACGGAAGCGTCGGAGTATTCACTGTTACGGACCTCTATAATGGAGGGTATGCAGCATCAGGAGACGTATTTAGAGCGGGAGGAAACGGAGTAATCAGCTTCCCTCAATACGGAGCAGGATATTTAAAAACAGATGCTAACGGAGCAATTTCAACAACAACCCAGTTTACTGGATCTTTCCTAGGAAACGTAGACGGTAACGTAACCGGAACAGCCGGAAGTGAAACTCTAGCAACAGTAACCGGCAGAGGTAATATCACTACCAGTAATATAGGCATCGGAGTAACTACTGCTCCGGTTAATCTCACTATTGGAAAGAATACAGCTGGTTCGACCGGATTCTTAGACTATATCAAAATTGGTTCGGATCTTCCTAGCTTTGGTGCTCAAGGAGGGTACCCGTCTTTACTAATCGGTACATTCGGTGTATATGATGCTTCAATAGCTACACAAGGTAATGATTTAAGAATTCTAGCAGGTCGCGGTGTTAATACTGAAGACCATAACATACGATTCTATACTAGCTTTAACGGTACTGGAGGAGCCGCCGAAGACAATGAGCGGATGCGCATTACCCATACTGGTAACATAGGTATTGGAGTCACTAGCCCAGCTGCTAAGCTGGATGTAAGAGCAGGATCAGGCTTTATAAGACTTGGTTCCTACAATGATAATTATCATGTAAAAATCGAAGGAGGAGATCAGCTAAACTTCCGTAATGGAGCTTCCGCTGCTGTAGCGTATATTCAATACGCCGGTCCTGCAGATACCCTACTGGGACGTAACCTTTATGTAGAAGGAAATTCAAGCGGCGGTACAACAGGTGCTGTAAGAGTACAATCAGATGGTAACGTAGGTATTGGTAATACTAGTCCGGGTTATAAATTAGATGTAAATGGAACAGGTAGGATTGTTAGTCAATTTATTCAAGGAGGTGGTACCGCTAGAGCTACAAGCGGAACAACAATCGCATTTACACATAATACGGCTTATTCGGCAAATACAGACCTTCTTGATGCAGGTAGGTTCTTGTCAATAGTAAATGAATCAACTGTAACAAACGCATATTCTGCTCTATCGTTTAGAGTTAACCCAAACAGCTCTGGCGGAGGAACCAATGCAATGCTTGATATGAAATTCGTGAATGCGAATAATGGTTCAAGCAACTTAATTTGGAGCTTCACATCAGGTGGTGGTTGGGCTGATAGAATGACTCTAACAAGTAATGGAAACTTAGGCATCGGTTCAACAGCTCCTGAAGGTAAACTCAACGTAGTTGGTGGAGCCGATGTTCTAATAGTAGAAGGATCAGGCTCTACAGCCAACACTACTATCATGGCCGTTGATGGAAATAACGGTAGATTATTTGAGGTAAGCGATGATCTAAGTGATTCCTTATTCAGTGTAAATACTATAGCCGGTCTACCGGTTATGGAAGCGTTTGCTGATAATACAGTAGTATTAGGAGCTTATAATCAATGTGATTTAGTAATCTCAGGAAGTAAAGTAGGTATCGGTACTTGCAGTCCAGCAACTAAGCTTCATGTTCAAGGAGGTGCTGCAATGACCGGCGGATGGAATAAAAATATTACTCTAGCAGCTACATACCCTGTAGCTATATTTAACAGTAATAATAGCAAATACGCAGGTATAGGCTACGATTACTCAGTAGACGGTATCCGCATCTGGACAAACGCTACAAGTAACGACGTTAACGGCACAGGATCTGAAAGATTATCAATAATAGCCGGTAATGTAGGTATCGGCTCAGGCACACCAGCCTACAAACTAGACGTAACCGGAACCATCCGTGCAACCGGTGATGTAATCGCCTATTCAGATGCTAGAGTAAAAGAAAACGTAGTAACGCTAGAAAATTCTCTAGAAAAAGTACAGAATCTACGAGGAGTTTCGTATAATAAGATAGGAGAGTCTGAGAAGAAGATCGGTGTTATAGCACAGGAAGTACTAGAAGTACTACCAGAAGTAGTATCTCAGGACTCTGAAGGAACTTATTCAGTTGCTTACGGTAACATTACAGCTATATTGATTGAAGCAATCAAAGAACAGCAAAAGCAGATCGATGAATTGAAAGAAGAAATTAAAAAACTCAAAGGTTAATGTCACTCCACCACAATCCTAGAATAGTAACAAGCGGATTACAGCTAGCCTTAGATGCTGCTGATACTAATTCATACCCAGGTACAGGTACTACGTGGTATGACTTAACTGAGAATGGATATCAAGCTACGATGTCTAATATGACAGCAGGTAACTGGGTGACTTATAACGGAGTTAAAGCTTTTGAAACTACCGATACAGGTAACCAGGGATTTAGAATAACAAGCTTTCCTTTCCCTCAGAATGGAAGAACATATGAGATATGGCTTAACTCTAAAAGCTTTGCTATAGGATGGCAGACATGGTTTGACGACGGAGGAGGAGAAAGAGTGTTATTTGGAACATATGCCAATGATATATTTGTATACCCGTCAGCTAACTTTACAGGAGGATTGGTCGCCGGAGAATGGTATCAGCTATCATATACAATGACAGGAGGTAACGGCTCTCTTATTACAGGATATAAAAACGGATCTTCTGTCGGTACAGGAACATACGGCGATACAATAGCAACATCCGGTACTTTATACCTTTTAGGAGACGCCGGTAGTGAGATTACCTCATGCTACTGTGCTATTGCTAGGGTATACAACAGAGTACTATCCGCAGATGAAATTGCTCAAAACTACGAAGCTACTAAAACACGATTTGGATTATGAGAACAGTAGTACATGAAACAGATAAGGATGGAAATGAATGCTGGACTATCTATTTAGATAATCATCAGTTAAGTATCTACTATACTGAAGAAGAAGCACAGGCTAACATTAATAATGTTCAGTTAAAAGACTAGTATCATGCCAACAGCAGTAGGACCAAATACAAAAGGAGAAGAGAATCTAGTCTTTGGCTATGATTTAGGAGATGCTAGGAATTCTTATAAAGGAGAGCCTACTACTAACTACATCACAACGATGGCAGCAAATTTAGGAGGTAATGTAAGTTTATCGTACCCCTTAAATGTCTATATCTGTACTGCACAAGAAACCAATGTAGCAGACCCAACTGCTCCTGGAGGACAGTACTCTAGATTTACAGGAAACACAGACAGCGACAATAACCAGCTCTTTACATCGTTTGTAGATGGTAGTGTAAACGCCCGCAACACAACTGTAGCATATAGCGTGTACCTTAAAGGAACTGGCACATGTCACCTTACAGTCTATTCTGATATAGCTGGGTATAGCACCACACCTACAATCACTCTTACCAGTAAATGGACTAGATACTCTATCGTTCAAGCAGTAGGTAATTACACAACACATGCTTGGGTAGCTGTTAGAGGTATACTGACTAGCACAAATGTCTACGTGGCTGCCCAGCAAATAGAGTTTAACTCACATATTACTCCTTTTGTAAACGGAACCCGATCAGCCACCCAAGGCTTAATAGATCTCACAGGCAATTCAACAATCGATCTAACAAACGTATCATTTGACAGTAATGCACAAATGACTTTTGATGGTTCAAATGATATTATTAATTTAGGAAGTAGTTTAAATAGTTACAATACGCCTACTATTGAAGCAGTATTTAAATCAAACTCTGCAAGCGGGACTGACTTTAAGGTAATTATAGGATGGGGAGCTTTCTCTTCAGGGAACTACTCAGGAATACATTTAGGAGCCGGCACTAGTGCATATCCTGATGAATCCTTAACAGTTTGGATAAACGGGCAGACTCTACAAATGGCTGTAAGAAAAGGACATGGATATTATCACGATAATAAATACCATCACGTGGTAGTTACACTTGCTCCCGGAGCTAACAAGATTTATATCGACGGGGTAGAAGAAACTGTTGATTTTGATTATGGATCGGTTAATACAAATAGTGGAGGATTTAGTCAAACAAACAACGTTACTTACATAGGAAGACGTTCATATAGTAGTGGTTACTTTTTCAATGGTCCAATACCTTTACTAAAAGTATATAACCGAGCACTCACAGCCTCAGAAGTCAAATCAAACTATAACGCCATCAAAGGCAGATTTAATATTTAGTAAGTTATGGCAGTAAGACACGGATACGGAAAGATAGCAGGTACTGATGCATTAGTATTTGCATACGATACTGGAGATACTAGAAATAGTTATAGGGGAGAGCCTACAACTAACCTGTATGGAAACTGGAATGCTTATACCGGAGGAAGTTACGAAGTACTAGACAACAATACGAACTACATAAAGTTACTAGCTTCAGCCGGAACTCCATGGGCAGGTCAGTTTACAGCTGCAGTATCTGCAGGAACTTACACAGTATCTTTCCAGCATAGAACTGATGATGGCGGAAGTAATAACTTTAATATTGACAATGACTCCCAGGATGATAACATCTGGAACGCCAATATAACCACAACAACTGAATGGCAAACCTACACCAGTACCAAAACCCATACTGGAAGTGGTAACCACCTATTATACTTCAGACGTAACGGTGGAGCTGGAAATATCTATATTAGAAATGTACAGATTGAATTAAAATCTCACGCTACGCCATTCATTAAGGGTACTCGCTCGGCAACACAAGGTTTATTGGACCTGACAGGCAATTATCCTATTGATTTAGCAAACGTATCATTTGACAGTAATGCACAAATATACTTTGACGGCTCAAACGACTATATTGATATACTAAATAGTACAACCCTACTCTCAGGTACTCAAGATCTAACAGTAGAAGCTGCTTATAATATGCAAGGACAAGGCGGAGGAGAGATCCTTGGAAATTATGGATCGGGCTATACTACAGACCATTTATGGTTTTCCGGTATGTACGGTATTTGGCTAAATGGCGGAGTTTATGCTCCAGGCTATCCGCTTGCCAACGGGAGATACCATATGGTAGGTACTAGAGAGAGCGGAGTAATGAAACTGTACCTTAATGGAGTACTTGTAAACTCCGGAACTAGAGCAGCTTCTATTGCAACAGATATTGATTATAGAATAGGAGCTGATGTTAATGGAGCAGCTGAAGATTTTACCGGAGAGATATACGTAGTAAAAGCTTATAGTAGAGCACTCTCAGCCGCTGAAGTACTTAATAACTACAACTTCTATAAATCCCGCTTTAACCTCTAATCTATTTATATAAAAAAGCTATGAGCAGATTTCCTAACAGACGCTGGTTAGTCATACCAGCTACCGAAGTAGAGAACGTAGACTTTAATCAGGTTCTAGAATCTTCAGCAGATACTTTAAGATATTCTGTAGACGGAAGTGAAACTTTCGTTAAATACGAAGTATCAGTATTAGAAGAGCCTTATTCATATACCTATACTGACCTTGAAACCGAAGAAGAAGTAACTACTACAGTAGAAGCCGGAGTGTACGGAAGACCTTCTATCTACTCAGAATCATTTACCGAGTATGATCATGAGGGTATCTTAGCATTGCTAGCAACCGAGGCTTGGACAGCACCAATTCAAGATCTAGTATAAGATTATGGCAGTACCGGGAACAGGAGAGATATCATTAGGTAAGATCAGACAGGAGTTACAGGCAGCTAATTATACTAGCGGCCCGTATACTGCTGCAGCTACTGGATTAGATCCGGCCGAGAATGGTACGTACGCTACTATCAATACATGTTCTCCTTATTATCCGCTATCAGCCAATCCGGCTAAGATGTCTGAATGGTACGGATACGATCATGATGCTCCGTGTCCGGCTTCTCTCTATGCACTAGATGATGGAGGAGATCCATCACAGCAGAATATGCTGTACGATGGAGGCGATTATTATGATGCTAACGTAAGTACAGCAGCCCCTAATGCTCTAGGTACATGGAGTATTAACGTATGGGTGAAAGTATATTCTTCATCTGCTACTCAAGGGTACTGGTTTGGATTAAGAGATACATTAAGCGGAGGCGATCAGTTAGTAATCTATCATACTGGAGATGTTGACTCTACTGGTAAACCAATGATCTTCTGTGCAATACAAGACGGAGCTGGAAATCAGGCAGCAATTGACGTAGTACTTAACGATACCGCTAATACAAGCATTACAGGTATAGGTCCAAGTAAAGCATGGACAAATACTACGTCTGGAAACCAAGGATATACTAATAGTAACGGCTATACTATGATTACTGTTGTATATGACTACAATGCATTTAATACCGATGACTTTATACAGATGTATTGGAATGGAGATAGATTAAATGCACCCTTTACAACCTCCCCAGGTACACACACATCTCAGTGTTACGGTGACGTGTATACAGACAATAGATGGGGAAATACAGAATGTATGGTAGGCGGATTTGTACCATCAGAACTATCCTCGGGTTTATACATAGATGAACTATCTCTCTTTTACAGCAAAGCCCTATCTAGTACAGAGGTGTCTCAATTATGGAACACCGGCACAGTACTTACATACGGTGAAGTAACCGGATCAGGAGGAGCTAATACATCTAACCTGCTTCATTATGCTTTTGAAGAGGACGGAAATAAGGGTAAAGACTCAGGACCAAATAGTTATAACTTACAGGAATATAATACTCCAGCCCTAACAAGCGATCACGCCTAATTATAATAAAAGGACTATGGAAGATAAGGGTTTAGGAGATACTATTGCTAGAGTCACTCATGCTACCGGCATAGATCGATTAGCACAAAAGATAGCAGAAGCAAGAGGAAAGTCTGACTGCGGATGCAAGAAAAGACAAGAATATATCAACCAATTGATTCCATATAAAAAGAAAGACTAATGGCAACAAAATACAGAGTTTACAAACAGCTCATCCCTGTACCTTTAAACACAGACGATCCTACATGGGCAAAACGCCAGATCTGGGTACAGAAACTTAACTCAGAAGATACTATTGATGAGTTTGATACCTTAGCAGAAGCTGAAGCTAAAAGAGATGAATTAACAGCTGCTGACGAGACTGGAAGAATCTACAAAGTAGAAGAGATTACAGAATAACATATTTATACTAAAACACCATGGCATTAGAGCAAGCTTACACTAGATTTGGCCACGAATTCGCCAACGCTTATCACAAAATTAACTCTCTTAGTTATAATATTAACGAGAGGATGGAAACTACTTACAGCGAAGAAGTAGCAGAAGACGGTACTATTACTAGAACCCCTACTACAGCTATCAAACAAGATGTAAGAGCCAACGTAAACGTTACTATCTATCCTTCTGCTGCTGAAAGAGAGAAACTAGGAGAAGTTCTAGGAGGAACTAGCTACAACTTTGAAATCGACTTAGATTCTGAGTTAAACTGGATCGAGCAAGCCTACGAACATTTAAAAACTTTAGATAATTACGCTACAGCGTTGGATATTTAAGGAAAAATACATATATTTATATATAACTAACCGGTTAAATTAAAATAACGTTACATGGAAAACCAAAAGTTGACTCAAGAAGAGTTACAGCAGATCGCTGACCTTCAAAACAAAAATCGTGCTGTCGTAAGCGAGTTCGGCGAAATCGAGCTTATCAAGCTTAGTATCGAAGCACGTGTTGAAAATGCTAAGAAATTCTTAGCTGAACTTCGCGAAGCCGAGCAGACGTTCGGTAAAGAGCTTTCTGAAAAGTACGGTGATGGAACTGTAGACTTACAATCTGGTGAGTTTGTTCCTGCTCCTGCTCAAGAGGAAGCTACTGAAGAGCCAGCTGCAGAATAAGCGCACAACGCACTCCAGGGAAGATTAAGAGGGTTTCGGCCCTCTTTTTCTATTTATATAAAAATCTCACATACACATGGCTTTAGAAGATAAAAAATCGTTATTACAGCCTAGCTCTGTACAATCCCAGCAGTATAGATTACAATACTCTGGTCTACAGGATAGAGCTAACGAAGCTGTTAAGTATACCGCTCCTGCTGCTAATACTCCTAGAGTATCTCAGTTTGTAGGCACAGTACCATCTGTAGCATTAGCAGCACCAACACCTCAACCTGTTGGATCCTCTACTATAGCTAAGAACTATCGAGCATCAGCTGCAGTATTAGACGGAGATACGTATCTTACTGCTTCTATTGGAAGTGATGTAGATCTTAATACGGTAACCAGCGGTTCATTAAGCCTAGTGTTTATGATTAAGCCGGATACAGTACCTACAGCACAGAAGCAGTACCTATTCCATGCTTATACCGGATCATTTGCCAGCCACTCTTTAGAAGTAACATTAAGTGGTTATAATCTAGAGATTAGAGGCACAAACGACGGTAAGTACTCAAGATACTACGCAACTATCCCTGCAACAGCCTGGGGTACTCAAGAAAACGGGTATACTATTATTGAGATCGGTAAAAATGCTCAAACAGCTGACAGACCATCAGTACCGTTAGGCTTTGCAAGATATTACGCTAAGGTAGGTAATACTTCTTATAGCTTAATCGCAAGAGGTAACGGAATAGTTACTTCTCATGACCTATCACTAATAGACCACCTAAGCATCGGCGGTACAGCTGCAGTTGCTAACTCTAACTTCTCAGGATCGATTGCATTTGCAATGATTAAAGGAGACACTCGCTTAACAGCCGACCAATACATTGATCTAAAAGACGGAAAGAAGTTAGTAGGTTCAATTATTCCACAAGTAAGAGCTTATACTTTCGATAGTAACGGAGCTGTAGAAGATCCAGGTACATTAGCTGATGTTAACGTAACTTTAGGAGTAACTGGAAGCTATTCCACAACTACAGGATACTATTAATTGTTTTTGCACTTCATTAACATATTTATATAAAGAATAATATAACCCTTCATAAAGATGGCAGAGAGAATTTTATCACCAGGTGTATTTTCAAGAGAAAATGACCTATCTTTCATCACCCCAGCTGCTGGCGAGATCTCTACGGCTTTAGTAGGACCTACAACTAAAGGTCCTGTTAATATTCCTACTGTAGTTAGATCTTTAGGCGAGTACCTAAATGTATTTGGCGGCACTTTCAAATCAGGTAGTGACTACTACAACCACTTTACTACAATCGCAGCTGAAAAGTACTTCGAACAAGGAGGTTCTTCTCTCTTAGTTACTAGAGTATCTGATGATACTTTCTCTAGTGCTACTGCTACAGTATATAGTGCTTCTGCTGCATGGTTTACCTTAAAGACTCTAAGTCAAGGTGAGATCATGAACAACAGCGGTAGCGGTACATTAGCAGGAGCTGACAATGCTCTTGTTTCTGGTTCAGCCGACAACGTAAGATGGGAAATTACTAACGTAGATGCAGCACAGGGTACTGTTTCTCTTGTTATCAGAAGAGGTGACGACAACGAAAAGAACAAAATCGTTCTAGAGTCTTATTCTAACCTTTCTTTAGATCCTAAATCTGCTAACTACATCGCCAAAGTAATCGGCGATCAATATAAGACAGTTAGCGGTGTTGATGGAGCTGTAACAGTAAACGGTGAGTATGCAAACTCTTCTAAATTCGTTTATGTAGATGCAGTAACATTCAAAACCCCGGACTACTTCGACAACACTGGAGCTGCTAAAGGAGCTTACTCTGCTTCATTTGAAGCGTTTGTAATCGGTAGCGGATCTGCTCACGGTACATTCGGTTCAGCAGAAGGAGTTTTATTCCAAGCCGGAGTTGCTGCAACATTTAATCAGAATATTGCTAGCGCAACAGACTCACAAGGTATCGATCCTTCTACTGCTTACGCTACAGCATTACTATCTCTTGCTAACAAAGACGAATATAAATTCAACGTACTGGTAACACCAGGTCTTACAAAAGATCTTAACTCTTCAGTAGTATCAAGCTTTATCAGCTTAGTAGAAGGAAGAGGAGATGCAATCTACGTTGTAGATGCTTATAAGTACGGAGGTTCAGTAGCCAATGCAGTATCTAGTGCTGCTGGTATGAATAGCTCTTATGCAGCTGCTTACTGGCCATGGGTTAAAGTATCTGACAACCAGTTAGGAAAGAATACATGGGCTCCAGCTTCTGCAGTAATCGGAGGTGTTTATGCCTTCACTGATAGAGTAGGTGCTGAATGGTTCGCTCCTGCAGGTCTATTAAGAGGCGGTATTCCAGGTGTAGTAACAGCTGAAAGAAAGCTTTCTCAATCAGACAGAGACACATTATACGGAGGTAAAGTTAACCCACTTGCTACCTTCCCAGGTTCAGGTGTTGTAGCTTACGGTCAGAAGACATTACAGACTAAAGCTTCTGCATTAGACAGAGTAAATGTTCGTAGACTTCTTATCAACCTTAAGAACTTCATCGGTGATCAAGCTAACAACTTAGTATTCGAGCAGAACACAATCGCTACTCGTAACAGATTCTTAGCCGCCACTAACCCATATCTTGAGACTGTAGTACAGCGTCAAGGACTTTACGCTTACAGAGTTGTAATGGATGACACCAACAACACTGCTGACGTTATCGATAGAAACCAATTAGTAGGTCAGATCTTTATCCAACCAACTAAGACTGCGGAATTCATCGTACTCGACTTCGTTGTTCAGCCAACAGGTGCAACATTTGGAGCGTAACTATTTATAATAAAGTAAACTAAAGTAACATGCCAGTACTAGATCCAAACGAAATCATGTTTACCGCCTTCGAACCGAAGGTATCAAACAGATTTATCATGTACATCGATGGAATTCCATCATATATGGTTAAGAGCGTAACTTCACCTTCTTTTACTGACGGTGTTATCAAGCTTGACCACATCAACACTTACAGAAAGATCCGCGGTAAGAGAGAATGGCAGAACATGACTCTCTCATTATACGATCCAATCACACCTTCTGGTGCACAGGCTGTAATGGAGTGGGCTCGTTTAGGATATGAATCAGTAACTGGTAGAGCTGGATACTCTGATTTCTATAAGAAAGACGTAACTTTAAATATGCTAGGTCCTGTTGGAGATATCGTAGGAGAATGGATCGTTAAAGGTGCATTCGTACAATCTTCTAACTTCGGTACTTACAACTGGTCTACAGATGAAGCCATCTCAGTTGAACTAGTATTATCAATGGACTACTGTGTATTAAACTTCTAATACCCCGCCTTGTCAACAAAGGAAAGCCCGGTCTTTATGGCCGGGTTTTTTATTTTCATATATTTATATATAAAGTAATACAGTTATATGGAATCAAAATTTAAGTTACCTACTGAAACGGTTGAGCTACCGTCAAAAGGCTTACTCTACCCAGAAGGGCACCCTTTATCCGCCGGTACAATTGAGATGAAATACATGACCGCACGGGAAGAAGACATCTTAACCAATCAGAACTATATTAGACAAGGCACTGTCATCGATAAGCTACTACAGTCTTTAATTGTAACGGAAGTACCTTATGACGAGATCTTGATTGGAGATAAGAATGCTATTATGGTAGCAGCTAGAATCTTATCTTACGGTAAAGACTATGATTTTGATCTAGGAAACGGTAAGCAGACTATTGACCTTACAACCTTCAATAATAAAGAGATTCAAGAAGACTTATATAAGAGAGGTCAAAATGAATTCGAGTTTACTCTACCTCATACAGACAATACTGTAACCTTTAAGCTTTTAACTCACGGTGATGAAACTAAGATCGAACAAGAGATTAAAGGCCTTCAGAAGATCAATAAAGATAATATTGCCGAAGCTACTACTCGATTAAAGTATATTATCACATCTATCAACGGATCAAGAGAGAAGAAGGATGTTAGAGAGTTTGTTGACTACGGACTATTAGCTCGTGATGCTAGAGCATTAAGAGAATACTACACTAAAGTATCTCCAGATCTAGATATGACTTATAACTACACAGACTTAGACGGTGCAGAGAGGGAGGCTGCCCTTCCAATTACTGTTAGCTTTTTTTGGCCTGACGCCTGAGTATAGAACTCTACTGTATCAACAGATACACGACATAGTCTTTCACGGTAAAGGAGGGTATGATTGGCAGACAGTCTACAATATGCCAATATGGCTACGTAGATTCACCTTTCAATCAATCAGAGACTTCTACGAGAAAGAAGCAGAAGCACAAAAAGAAGCTATGGATAAAGCAACCGGAGTACAGCAAGCAGCACCAAGCAATACTGTACAGATTCCGGATGCAGTAAAAAAAGCAACATACACTACTAAAAAACAGTAGTAATCTATTTATTAGTATAGCACTACTGTATGGCAGAAGATAATTTAAACTTAGAAGGTAATATTGAGAGAGCCGAGGAACTGAAAATGTCCTTTGGCTCTATTAATAATGCTGTTAATGAACTTAACAGAGCATTAAGACGTACCGGTGAAGATACTGCTGAAGTAGGTAGAGTGTTTGCTCAACTAAAAACCTCTGCAGATAACGTTGCTAAAGTACAACGAAGTATTCAAGAGAGTTCTGCCGGTACTGCTAATGCTATTAAGGAACAAAAAGCTAACCAGGATAAAGCTACTCAGTTAGCAAAACAAGCTGGTGAGTTTTATATTCAAGCTCAGACAGCAACCGGTAAAACAAAAGATAATCTTCTACAGCAATCAGAAAACCTTTATAGAGCTTCAGGAGAAGCTAGAGTACTTTCTGAATTATATAAAGAAATTGCAATACAGGCAGCTAAACTAGACTCCTCCACAAAGTTCTTTAGAGCAGCAAGCACATTTATATCCAGTATACCTGGATTTAAAGCATTCGCTGAACCTTTCCAGCAAGCAGAAAAAGCAGCCAGAGAAGCTGTAGCTAAGACAGGTAGTACTATATCAGGCTTTGGAGCAGGTTTAAAAGCTCTAGGTAAAGGTTTATTTGATATGCTATCTCTTCCTGCTTTAATTGCAGGTACATTACAGCTTTCAAAGAATACTAAGGACTTAAGTACTAACTTAGGTATTAGCATGAGTGCTGCAAGAGATATTGAAAGAAGTTTCGATAGGTTTGCACTAAGTACAGAAGATAGCAGAGTAACTACTCAGAAACTACTACAGGCACAGAATACATTATCCGGTCAATTAGGTTTAGCAGTACAGTTTAGTGGGGAGACTCTACAGAACTTTATCATGCTTACCGAGTATATGGGAGTAAGCACAGAAGCTGCTGCTAAACTCACCCTACTCACAGAAGGACTTGGAGATAACTCTAAGAAATTCACAGATAATATAGCTGAGTCTGTAACTCTAGCTGGACAGGCATTAGGAGTTAATATACCTCTAAAAGAAGCTTACGAGACTATCGGTAAGATGTCTTCAACTACGCTAGTTAATCTACAGAGAAACCCAGAAGCATTAGCCAGAGCAGTAGCAGAAGCAAAAGCATTAGGAGCTACCTTTGAACAGTTAAGCAGTGTTTCAAGTAGCTTACTTAATTTTGAGACCTCTATCGAGAATGAGCTTCAAGCTGAACTTCTAGTAGGACGTCAGCTTAATCTAGAAAAAGCTAGAGCAGCAGCACTGACTGGTGATCAAGCAAGCTTAGCAAAAGAACTGAGAACTCAGATCGGCTCGATTAACGAGTTCGAAAAGATGAACGTAATTCAAAGAGAATCTCTAGCACAGGCCTTTGGATTAAACGTTGAGCAGTTGAGTGAGATGCTTCTAAAGCAAGAAGCATTAAATGCTAATGCTAAATCTGCCAGAGACCTAACAACAGAGCAGATCAGTCAAGCTAGAGCGTTAGCTAAAGAGAAGAACATAGGATTTGGAGATGCACTATCTCAGATTCAAGAAGAAAGAGATGCTGCTAAAGCTTTTGAAGATGCATCTAAAAAACTACTAGGTACATTCCAGAGATTATTTATCGAGCTATCTCCTGTACTAGAAAAGATTGCTAATATTGCTGGTGATCTAGCTGCTAATCCATTCTTCAAAGGACTTACTCTTGTAGGAGCTGGAACAATGGCTTTATCCTCTATTGCTAAATCTCTAAACCTTATGCCTCAAAAGGTGTTTGTTGTTAACCAAGCAGGTGGAACAGGAGCAAGCGGAGGAGGTATGCTAGGTACATACGGAGCCGGAAGCAACGCTTCAGCACTATCGGCAGCTAGAGCAAAAGGACTTTCAAATAAGCAAATTGCTGCAGGCTTTGGAGGTAAAGGAGCTATGCAAGGACTAAAGAGCAGTAGAATGGTTACCAGAGGAGCAGGAATTGCTGCTATAGGAGGACTAGCTGGCGCTGCAATGATGCAATCTGAAAACGAAGGAATGCAGATCGGTGGAGCAGCTCTATCTGGAGCAAGTACCGGAGCGATGGTCGGTGGTATGTTCGGCCCAGCCGGTATGGCAGTAGGAGCAGGATTAGGAGCAGCTATTGGAGGTCTTACAGCCTACCTTAATAAGAAGGATAAGGATGATGAGAAAGCAAAAGACACTGGTGCTGAAAAATACGATAAGATGATTAAGCTGCTCGAAGAGCAAGCTAAGAAAGATACTAAGATATTCATGGATGCCAATCAGGTCGGTATCTCTATGGCTTTAGGTAACCCAAGATTGAATTAAGATGCCTTTACTAGACTTAAAAACTAAATTAAAAGATCTAAAGTTTGGTACTTTAGCACCTTATATCCAAAAAGATATAAACAATCCGGGTGTACCTTCCTCTAATCAGATTCAAGCCAGAGCCGAAGATCTAGAACGTCTTACTAAAATGCTAGCCGATAGACCGGGTGTAGAATTTGCTACTAAACAAGTAGTACTTGAGGCCAGTAAAGCAGATACTTTAATAGATATCTTTAATAAGAATACTGTCGTAAACCCGGCCTTAAGAATCGGTAACATACTTCTACAGATTCCTGTTAATAGAACAGGTACGCATTTCTCTGCATTAGGAGGAGGACCTCTCACTAACTACTATACTAGAAATAATAATGCTGCTAGTGAAGCGCTTGCCGGTAAGACAATACGTATTGAGAAACGCTCTCAATTACGTACTAAAATAAGTGAGTTAGGTAAGCCTGAGAGATTTAGCACAGTATTAACTAGAACTCAAGCTAGTGCTCAAGCTAAAAACAATAAAAAGGTTGTTCTTGGAGTTAAGCCCGACTTAGTAGACACACGGTCAACTGATTCTGTTAACCTACTAGACGTAGGAGGAACTCTTAAAGACGATTTACTGATGGGAGTAACCTTCAACGTATTTGGAAAAGCAACTACTACGATGAATACCTTCAGGGGCTTTGTTCAGAACATCTCAGATAACTATACAGGTAACTGGCAATCAGTTAACTACGTAGGTAGAATGGAACAATTCTTTACATATACAGGGTTTACTCGAACGTTTAACTTTCAATTAGTTATTCCAATATTTTCTGCTGCCGAGCAACCAAGAGTCTTTAATAAAATTAACTCTCTAGTATCCTATACTGCTCCTACTTATGTGGATAACTTACCTCAAGGTACTATTGTCTATATGACAATGGGTAACTACCTACGTACTGCCGGAATAATAAACTCAGTATCTATTACTGTCGCCAACGATGTACCATGGTCTTACAGTCAGAAGAGTGCATACGGAGATAATAAAGCAAGACTACTGCCTCAAGTTATTACCGCTAATATCCAATTTACTCCAATCCACAGCACAGTACCTCAGCTCTTTACATCCCCATTCAGCAAAGCTACACCAGACGGACAGTACATCAATCAAGGAAGTAAGGTAGTTGACAGAGATTTTGCAAGAGAAGAGACATTAGCTACTCTAGGAGATATGGAAGCTCTACAGTTAGATGAAATTGACCTTCTTCAAGGCGAATTAGTGCCGTTAATTGATAAATTAACTTCTGCTATTTCAACTGAAGCAGAAGATTTCGCTGCTCTATTTGCTAATAGGTCAAGCAGATTTGGTGGTTTAACGCCGTCAATTGAAGTAGGAGAAGGATTCTTTAGTGATATTGAAGATCAAGACACTTACTTATGAAAAGATACGAAGACATACCGGTACGTAATGTAGGAGCTAAACCTTACAGGGGAGCAACTATCTATCCAGAAGTACCAGCTTCAGAGCAAGACTACTATGTAGTTACTTCTGTAGGCGATAGGTTTGATATTTTATCTAAGCAATTCTACGGCGATCAACAGTACTGGTGGGTAATTGCTTCTGCTAATCCCAATGTTAGAAGAGATACTATGTACATTGAACCAGGGTTACAGTTGCGTATTCCACCTCTAAGAGCTATATTAAACAGTTACGAACAGTTAAATGCTTCTAGATGAATTATCTTGTAGGTACACCTATAGCAGGATCCGTTGCTAAAAGCATCGAAGATCGTCAAAACATCTTTGAAGCTAACGATGGTTCTTTACGTCAAGCTTATATACAGTACCAGTCCCTAGCACCTTGGGTAAGACTAAGCTCAGCCGTTAAAATTAAAGCAGGTACTAAGACAGCTGAAAAGTTTGGTACCGGTACTGAACTAGCTAAGAATAACGTACTCTTTACTCTCTTTAATAAAGAGACAGATGGACTTCCAGGCTATGAAAGAACACAGCTCGGATACAGACCTGCTCCCGGTATACAGGACATGCAGATTCATTCCCATAATAGATTTGGATCTTTAAGAACAGCTGTAGTAAAGTACCAATGCTGGAGTAGAGAGCAACTAGATGTATTAGAACTCCTTTATATGAGACCCGGGTTTAACGTGTTCTTAGAATGGGGATGGTCAGGCTACTTAGCTAACGATAACGGCAACTATAACGTTGATACGTTGGTAGAACCTATTGATTTTACAGCCTATAACACCAGAGAAGCTGCACAAGCAGCTATGGTTACCAAACGCAATAAGTATACGTACCATTATGATGGTATAGCAGGAGTAGTAAAAAACTTTACCTGGTCTCTAAGAAACGATGGCGGTTATGATTGCTCTACATATATTGTAACAGCAGGCGATGTAGCAGAGTCCTTAAAAATTAACTTCTATGTCTCTAATGCGGACATTAAAAAAGCAATAACAAAAGCAACCAATGCTGTAGATACCGCTGCCCTCGCAGTAACTTCTAAAACAGTTACAGTTCAAGGGATAGACAAACCTGTAACACTCACAGACATTCAAGCAAAAGCTAAGATTACCCCGCAATTCCCCGACGTTAACGAAATACGGTATAAAAGCGCTATCGCACCACCAGACTTTAATAGTGCAGCAGATCCTGAAGCCGGTCAAACATTATCTAAACTTTACGAAGAATATAAAGCAAGAGTGAATGACGCGTTAAAAGTTACTAGACAGACAAGTATTGTTAAAGACCCGAAAGACAAGGGCCTCTATATAAATCTAAAAGAAGGTACATTTGGCTTTGAAGGAAGCTACTACCAGCTTAACAATGTCAACGGTCTTATTGCTCAAGCAGAAAAGTTCGTACAGGATAATCCTGCAGTTGAAATCTTAGTCCGACCAACCCGAATAAATGAAATGGTAGTAATGCGATTTAAAGATTATACAATCTAATTAACTATGGCGTTTACTCAAGAATATAAGACAAAGATCCACGAAGCGCTGCTGGTAAAGGTATGGTCAGAAAATACTACAGCCCCAGGCACCGGCTATATAATTCTTCCTGATGATACGCTTGATGATATTATTTCATCTAAAGATAAGGAAACAGTAAAAAGCAAACTATACCACCAGACATTCGTATACAAAGCCAGTACTGTTGAGCAGACTCAAAACGGAAACTCTGCTCAAGATGCTACTCAGGTATTTGTAAAACTTGGATTATTTCTAGCTATACTTAATAAGCAGTTAAAAAAAGCTACCGCTCCTTACATATCTTTTGAAATAGACTCAGGTGATAACTTCTACAGAACTATTGATGGACACATCTCTATAGATCCTCAAGTATGTTTACTACCAAGCACACTACAGTCACTACTAGACGGACAGGAAGGTTTTGATCCTCCTCTTGTCTACGATGTATTACTTAACATTAATGCTATAACTCGTATACTTGATGAACATACCAGCAGAGATGCCTCAGTAGCCTTATTAGACTTCTTTGAAAGCTTATTTAGTGAGGTTGAAAGAGTAACTGGAGTAATAAACAAATATGAATTACAGTACTACGAAGAGTCTTCAACGTTTACAGTTGTAGATCGAAATCATTTAAGTACAGTACCTAAGTCAAAGCTCCCACAAATAAACATTTTTGGTCTAAACAGTATTGTTAAAAACGTAGGGCTTGTAAGCAAGATATCTCCAAAGATTTCGAGCATGATAGCCATCTCAGCTCAAGATTCACCGTTCACTACCAATATGGAAGGAACAGGTTTTAATGCCTTAAGTAAAGATTTAGAACAAAGTATTACTAACACTATAGAAGACGACAGCGGTACTATTGACTCTGTTAAAATTGAAGCTGCTACTACCACATATGAGCAGATGTTAGAAGCTTTTGAAAAAGATATGATTGTAATCTTCGCTCACGTAAACGCAATCTACGGAGTAGCAAAAGTACTAAACCTAACAGACGCTTATACAGTATCTAGTTTGTACCAAAACTACTGTAATATGGTTATAGGTAAGAAGCAGGATCCTGCATATTCTTTTATTATTCCTTTTGAGCTTAACTTAGCTCTCCATGGAATGTCAGGATTTAGAGTACTAGAGAGCTTTAGAATTGATAAAAGAGTGTTACCTAGTACATACGGCGGTACTCGAGGTACAGATATTGCTTTTGTAATCACAGGAGTAGAACATCAGGTAAACAGAGGTCAATGGGTAACAAATATAAAAACTCAGATCTATAATGTAAACGACGCAGGCACTATTAACGATGGTAAAAATTACCAAAAGTTCTGGAAGCTAGGAGTTGATATTGGAGCTACTGGAGCTTCCTCTAGCCCCGGTTCTGGTGCAGATGTTATTTCAGGAGCCTACTCTACATCAACCGATAATAACCCCTACAATATACGTCCGATAGGAACATCAGTTAATTTTAACGGAGTGACCGGACAAAAAGAGGGCTTTAGAGGAAATACTTCGATAGGGTACTTCTTAGTCTTTGATACCCTAGATAATGGAGTACGAGCAGGAATGAAGAACCTTCTCAACGGATACTTTAAAGCAAACATAAACACAGTCTCTAAAATTATTAATAAGTACGCTCCAGCATCAGACGGAAACGATACAGCAAACTATATTGCCAACGTTACATCTCGAATGAAGACAAATTTGAGTGGTACATTCTATTCTAATATTACCAAAGATACTGTACTAGCATTTGCAGGCGCTGCAGAAACTAAACCAGATAACATAAAGATGTTTAAAGAACTCAATAAAGCAATACTTATATCAGAAGGAGGAAGCTTTGCTACAGCAACAGTAGATTCTTTCCAAATATCTAATTTAGCTTAATATGTATCTGCCTAAGTTTAAACATACTGCTGCTCTGTATACTTTTGGAGAAGAATTTGCAATTGCTAGTACCGGAGAACTATATACAGGTTTCTACATTAGAACTTCAAAAGGAACATTCTACACAGGTACGGAGTTTAAAAAAAATCAAAGCCAGGAACTTATTAAAACCTCGGCACTCTCTACATCTACCTACCGAAATGTAGGAAGAGAGAAGTACGACGATGCTGCTAAAGTTACAATTAACCAACTACTGCTTAAAGAAACTCAACCAGTACCTTCCTACACTTATATACCAGACTACGAATTAAAAATTAATCGAAGATTCTTTGCTAAGAGTAAGATCACTGGAAGTATTATTGAGATAGACAGAGACACGTATAAAGAACTTTACAGTAAGTCTAATAAATACCACCACCCTTCCTATGAAGTTATTCTGATAGACTGGGATTTATCATCTCCAGTTGACGATTCGGTAAATGGTTCGTATATTGTAGAAGGAAGTAAGACTAAGAATAAAAAGCAGGTTTTGAAATTAGATAAGACCCTCCCTGGGTTACACGATTACCTAACTCAAACCAGCCAGTTATGATAAATGAGTTATGTTTTATATCGTTGAAAGCGACGAACAGTTAAATTATCTTTGTGCACTAGGACGAAATGAAGCGTACGTTGAAATTATTTCGGGTAATGACCGTTTCCATAGTCTACTTACTGGGACTGTTGCTGCTTATGTACGCCCTATCGGCCACCGTGAAGGATACATTATTCCAGTAAATCACTCGGAAGGACTTAATGTCTCAAAGGATCGCATACAAGACCTCTTAAAATGTTACGATACACTGTATACGTTTAATAAGAAGGCGTTCTTATATCATTTCTCTCACGGTAATATCAACGATATTAACCTGATGTACTCTATGAAAGAGTACGAAAGCTTACAGCTTCCTGACCCTCCTCATAGTATTCAATGGTTTTATAATAGGTTAAACGAGAAAGAAGATCTAAACACGATCATTCCTCTACCTAAGCTCTTCGAAAAATGTGAACGTAACTACAGAGCTCTAGTAGAGACTATTGAGGAATATAGGTTTATGACTGAAGATCCTAGCTGGAAGTTCTATAATAACTTAGCAGTAGGAGTTTTCTATTTATCTGAACAATCAGGAATAAGAGTAGTATATGATCAGTTTGTCGAAAAGTTTACCCCTACAAATCCTCGCTTTAGTATTGCGAATAATATTGCTTATACTAATTACAATCTTTATAATCCCACTAGTCGCCCTACTAGTGCCTTTAATGCTGTCAACTTCGCTGCAATCCCCAAGAAAGAAGAATATCGAAAGTGTTTCATCCCGCAAGGAGACAAATTTATAGAGTTTGACTTCGATGGCTACCATATTCGCTTGATTGGCGAGGTAGTTGGCTATGAGTTTACGCCTGAAAGCGTGCATACACAGCTAGGAAGGATGTATTTTAGCAAGAATGAACTTACAGAAGAAGAATATAAGCTATCTAAACAGACTACCTTCCAGATTATGTACGGAGGAGTGCCGGATAAGTACCGCCACATCGAATTCTTTGATAAAGTAGCAGGGTTTATCAATAAACTGTGGAAAGAGTTTGCTGAAACCGGTATTGTACGTGCTCCTATCTCAAATAAGCCGTTTTTCTCTAACTTAAGAGATATGAACCCACAGAAATTGTTTAATTATGTGATTCAGTCGTTGGAAACCTCAAGAAACGTTCTTATATTAAGAGAAGTACTGAGCTACCTCAGAGATAAGAAATCAAAGGTTACGTTATACACTTACGATGCTATCCTATTTGACTTCTATTTGGAGGACGGCAAAGATACCCTGGAAAATTTAGTAAAAATCCTTGATCAGGGAGGAAAATACCCTGTAAAATATAAACACAGTAATAATCTAGTTTTAGACTAATAAATTCTATTTATAATGGAAGTAATGGAACCACAATTTGGTTACGACTTTGTCACAGATACGGCAATTTGGAACGACGATATGAGTAATAAACTATTCTGTACATTCACCACAGAAGAGAATATAGATAACTTAGTAGAGACGATCAAAGGTAAGTACGACATCATGTACAATAAAATCTTTGTCCTCCATGCTAAAAGTAATGACGAGTACGTATGCACGTATAACGTTGACTTTGGCAATGTCGCTAACTTCCTAGATAATACTATTCTTGTACATCGCAAGAAAGAATCTAATACGCTTTATACAATTAATGCTCTTAATACACTCATCAAAGAGCTAAATGGCGGAGTAGCTGATTCAAGCTACCGGGTAGACTGGAATGACTACCGTAATTGTATTCTCCTCACTCGAGGAAACGAACTCAAGCGTATCAATACCCGCCTTCACAAAATTATCGAGCTCTAAGTTGGAGCAATGAAAACTTTTTCGTATATTGTATACGGAAACATATTCTATTAATCAGTTATTTAATCAGTTGTAGTATGGATTTATCCGCTATTAAGCAAAAGCTCGCCTCCATGCAGAGTAATGGACGTGAGGAACGAGAGAAGATCGACTATGAAGCGGTGTTCTGGAAGCCAAGTATTGGCAAACACCAAATTCGTATCGTACCTTCAGCACTCAACCCTGAATACCCTTTCAGTGAGTTGTATTTTCACTACGGTATTGGAAAATACCCTATGATCGCTCTAACCAATTTTGGTGAGCAAGATCCTGTTGTTGACTTTGTCAATGAGCTTCGTAAGACTTCCGATCGTGACAATTGGTCATTGTCTGGAAAGCTTGCACCTAAGATGCGAGTATTCGCACCTGTAGTAGTTCGTGGTGAGGAAGATAGAGGAGTACGTTTGTGGGGCTTTGGTAAGCAGGTTTACAACACCTTGCTTCAATTAGCCGCTGATGAGGATGTCGGTGATTTTACTGACGTAATGAATGGCTTCGATATCGTTGTCGAGATGGTACAGGGTAATCCTTATCCACAGACTTCGGTTCGTATCAAGCCTAAGCAGTCTACTTTGAGTGATAATAATACTCATGTAGATACTTGGTTGAAGACTCAACCAGATCCTTTGAAGTGCTTTACTAAGTACGACTTTAACTTCGTTAAGAAGCAATTAGAAGGTTGGCTTTCTGGTAATGAAGAAGGTGATGAAGCTCCTGCACCTGTTGCAGCTGCTCCTGCCGCTGTTCAAGCACCTAAGCAGTCGTTTACTTTGGAGACTCAAGCTCCTAAAGCAGCCGATACTGTTAGCCAATTCGACGATTTGTTTAAGGACGACGATCTACCCTTCTAAGTATGGCCAAAAGAAAAGGAGTTTCTGAGAGCGCTCAAGTAGCGATCAAGAAGAGTTTTAGCCTGGATAAGTTTAAGAAGAATAAAGGGCTTGCTAACACGAGCATTAAGTTCAAGGAGCAACGCTGGATTCCACTATCCAAAGCCTTCCAGGAGATTACTTCTATCCCAGGTATTCCCGAAGGTCATATTACACTACTACGAGGTCATAGTGACACTGGTAAGACCACCGCTCTATTAGAGGCAGCAGTCTCTGCACAGAAGATGGGAATCTTGCCGGTGTTCATTATCACCGAGATGAAATGGTCTTGGGAACACGCCCGTGAGATGGGTCTAGACTTCCAAGAGGTTGTAGACGAGAGTACAGGTGAGATTGTAGACTACGAAGGCTTCTTTATCTACACAGATAGAGGTCAGATGAATACCATCGAAGACGTAGCTGCATTTATCCTCGATCTTATCGACGATCAAAAGAAAGGCGATCTACCTTATAACCTTTGTTTCTTCTGGGATTCTATCGGTTCAGTACCATGCGACCTATCAGTACGTTCTAATAAGAACAACAACGAATGGAATGCAGGTGCTATGTCTACACAGTTTGGTAATAACGTGAATCAGAAGATTCTTCTTTCTCGTAAGGAAGGTTCTCCGTACACCAACACGTTAGTATGTATCAACAAGGTATGGACTATGAAGCCTGAATCACCAATGGGTATGGCTAAGTTGCAGAACAAAGGCGGTATGTCGATGTGGTATGATGCAACGTTAGTAGTAACGTTCGGTAATATTACTAACCCAGGTACCTCTAAGATCAAAGCGATCAAGAGCGGTCTGCAAGTAGAGTTTGCTAAACGTACTAATATTCAGATTGAGAAGAATCACATCAACGGTATTCAGTCACGAGGTCGTATCGTCATGACTCCTCACGGATTCATCTTCGACGATAAAAAGGCAATTGACAAGTATAAGGATGAGCATAAGGATCGCTGGTTAACCCTCTTAGGTACAGTAGACTTTGACCTTGTCGAAGAAGGAAGCATGGAAGAAGATATCCGAGACATCGGAGTAGACTTCGACCTTAATATGGATATGTAATGGGCAAATACGACGACTTACTAAATAAAGTACAGCCGTCGGCACCCCGCAAAGTTAACGATCACATTCTGGTTATAGATGCGCTGAATACGTTCATTCGCAGCTTTACCATGATTAATATGATGAACCCTCAAGGGGCTCACGTAGGCGGCATGGTCGGATTTTTAAAGTCATTAGGTTTCTTAACCCGTACTTTTAATCCAACCAGAGTAGTGATCGTCTTTGACGGACCAGGGTCGTCGGCAGCAAGAAAGAATATCAATTCGGATTACAAAGCTAACCGAGATATTACTAGAATCACCAACTGGGAGATCTTTGATAAGAAGGACGATGAGTACGCTTCTATGTCAGCACAGATTGAACGTCTGGTTGAATACCTTCAGATGCTACCGGTAGATATGATCTCTATGCCTAAAGTAGAGGCTGATGATGTTATTGCATATATCGGTCAACAGTTTGGAGATAACAACAAAGTAACTATAGTATCATCAGATAAGGACTTTCTTCAGATTGTCGATGAAAATGTAGAGGTATACTCTCCTATTAAGAAGAAAATATACGGACCTGCACAAGTAAAAGAAGAAGTAGGTGTTCTTGCAGAGAACTATTTAGTAATGAAGTCGCTTTTGGGAGATAATTCAGACAACCTCCCAGGTGTTAAGGGCCTCGGACCGAAAGGAATCTTCAAACACTTCCCGGACTTGATAGACAAGCCTGGTACTGATTTGGAGTATGTTTTTGAGATCTGTGAAGCAGGTGTTGAGAAGACTAAGATCTTTCAGAAGATACTTACAAACTACGACCGAGTGTGGCAGAACCATGATTTAATGAATTTAATGGAGCCAAGGTTGTCTGATACCCAAAAAGTTCTTATATTGGATTTAATGGATAACTGCCCATCACAGTTAAATGTAATGGCGTTCCTCTTAATGCTCAAGCAAGATAACATCGAGCACGGCATTACAAAGAACACAGAAAGTTGGCTAGAAAATTTTAGATATTTACTTACAGTTAAAAAATAGGTTATATGACGCTTACAAAGCTATCGCAGTACGGCAAGCCCTTCCAAGTTAAGGTACTAGGCTCTCTACTTACAGACAAGGCATTTCTACTTAACGTACGTGATACTATACAAGAAGATTACTTTGATGCTGATTCACATAAGTGGATCTTAAAGAACATCGTTCAATACTTTGATAAGTACCATACCGTCATTACGATGGACGTACTTAAGATCGAGCTTGTAAAGATCGAGAACGAGGTACTAAAGACTGCAATTAAAGAAGAGCTTCGTAACTCTTATCAAGCTTCCCAGCAAGATCTAGAGTACGTACAGGAAGAGTTTACTACCTTCTGTAAGAACCAAAAGCTTAAACAAGCTTTGATGGACTCTGCTGATCTGCTTAACGCCGGTGATTATGATTCTATTCGAGGTATGATCGAAGCAGCTCTAAAAGCCGGTATGGATAAGAATATCGGTCACGAGTATCTCAAGGATATTGAAAGTCGTTACCGAGAGAACTACCGCCCTACTATTCCTACACCCTGGCCAGTACTTAATGAAGGCTTCCAGGGAGGCTTTGGACCTGGTGATCTAGGAATTGTATTCGGTAATCCTGGAGGTGGCAAATCTTGGATGATGGTAGCTATTGCAGCTCATGCGGTACAGCAAGGCTTTAACGTTATCTACTATACTCTTGAATTAGGAGAGGATTATGTAGGAAAACGCTTTGACTGCTACTTTACAGGCTACTCTATCGACGAAGTTAATAAGCATCGTGCTAAGGTAGAAGATATTGTAACTAAGCTACCCGGTAAATTAATTGTAAAAGAGTATCCTCCTAAGGCAGCTACTGTAACGACTATTAAGTCTCATATTCAGAAGTGTGAAGATATGGAGTTTAAGGCTGATCTAGTTGTCATCGACTATGTTGATTACTTGCGAGGACCTTCAAGGAAATTCGCTGAGCGTAAGGACGAGATTGATGATGTATTCGTAGCTGTGAAAGGATTGGCTAAGGAGCTGAAAATTCCTATCCTAACACCTTCTCAGGTTAACCGAATGGGTGCTAAAGATCAAGTCATTGAAGGAGATAAAGCAGCAGGCTCGTATGATAAGTTGATGGTAGCAGACGTAGCAATCTCTCTGTCACGTCAGAAAGAAGACAAGGTAAATGGTACTGGACGTATTCACATCATGAAGAATCGATATGGAATGGACGGTATGACTTATAATGCTAAGGTAGATACCAATAACGGACACATCGAAGTCTCAAATGATATCATGCTCGAAGATATGTCACCAGTACAGCCTACTAATGTAGCTGGAGTTGATACGCATGATCGAGCACTTTTAGCAAAAAAATTCTTTGAATTACAGCAAGGAAGTTAACGCTGGCCGTATTTATAAAACACGGCCCGAGAGTACAAAACTCAAGGGCTGTTTTTGTCTAACATATTAAGGATTATATAAAGATATGAGTATATTACAAGAAAGAGTGGTTTACAAGCCATTTGAGTACCCTAAAGCTCACGAGTATTGGTTAAAGCAGCAGCAAGCACACTGGTTACATACCGAAGTGCCGATGGCAAATGACATCACGGACTGGAAATCAAACTTAAAAGATCACGAAAAGAACGTTATAGGGGGTATCTTAAAAGGCTTCGCTCAGACAGAAACAGTAGTAAATGATTACTGGACTGGTCTTGTAACAAAATGGTTCCGTAAGCCAGAAATTATTATGATGGCCACTACGTTTGGTGCCTTTGAAACTATTCACGCCGAAGCTTATTCTTTATTGAATGAGCAATTAGGTCTGGATAACTTCGCAGAGTTCTTAGAAGATGAAGCTACTCACGCTAAGATTGAATCTCTTATGAATGTAAGAGACGGTCACAACGGAGAACTCGATTACCAAGAAGTTGCTCGTAGCCTTGCGATCTTCTCTGCCTTTACAGAAGGTGTTAACCTATTCAGTTCCTTTGCTGTACTCCTTTCATTTAAAATGAGAAACAAGTTAAAGGGCGTAGGTCAGATCGTAGAATGGTCCGTTAGAGATGAATCTCTTCACTCTGAGGCAGGCTGCTGGTTATTCAAACAGTTAATGAAAGAACATCCAGAACTTAAGACAGATAAGCTTGTTGCTGATATTGAAGAGGCAGCTAGAATGGCTTTGAAGTTAGAGTTCGATTTCATCGATAAAATCTTTGAGATGGGTGATCTAGAGAACTTAGGTAAGGAAGAGCTTAAGAATTTTATTAAGCACCGTGTAAATACTAAGATGGGTGACCTAGGTCTTAAGCCTTTGATCCCTTCCTCAGAGATTGACAAGGGCGCAATCAAGACTATGAAGTGGTTTGATATGGTAATTGCAGGTAAGCAGCATACTGACTTCTTCGCAAACAGAGTAACTAACTATAGTAAAGGTCATATGGAGTGGGATTCCGCTTCAATCTTCTAAAATAAACTAAAATGAATAACAGTATCTATGTAGATACCTCCTTATGGGAGGCAGGAAAGGATTTTCCTGAATGGATGAACGAGTTATCCTTAGCAACTATCTCAAAAGGTTATTTGCTTCCAGGAGAAACTCCTAAGAAAGCTTACCAGCGAGTGTCCACTGCTGTTGCTAACAGGTTAAAGCGCCCTGAATTAGCTGCTAAATTTTATAAGTACATGTGGAAAGGCTGGTTAAACTTAGCTTCTCCTGTACTATCTAACACAGGTACTGATAGAGGTTTACCTATCTCATGCTTTGGCATCGATACACCTGATAGCATTAGAGGAATAGGTCTAACAAATGCAGAGCTGATGAGACTCTCTTCATTAGGTGGTGGTGTAGGTATTAGCTTATCCCGTGTTAGAGAAAGAGGAACAGCTATCACCGGTAACGGTAACTCAGAAGGTGTAGTGCCATGGGCTAAGATTTACGATTCAACTATTATTGCAACCAACCAGGGTGCTGTACGTAGAGGAGCAGCCTCTGTTAACTTAGATATCAATCATGGAGACATCAAAGAATTCCTCCAAATCAGACGTCCAAAAGGAGACCCAAATAGACAGTGTCTCAACCTACACCAATGCGTTGTGGTGGATGATGAGTTCATGCGCAAGCTTGAACGACGAGATCAAGAAGCGGTCGAACTCTGGGTTGAAATCCTCAAATCAAGAGTAGAGACTGGAGAGCCTTATCTTATGTTTAAGGACAACGTTAACAACGATAATCCTCAGGCATACGTTAAGAACAACCTAGACGTTAGTATGACTAACATCTGTACTGAGATTACTCTACATACAGACGAAGAGCATTCATTTATCTGCTGCTTAAGTTCAGTAAACTTAGCTAAGTATGATGAATGGAAAGACTCAGACTTGATTGAAACTGCTGTTTACTTCCTAGACGGAGTAATGGAAGAGTTTTTATATAAGACCGACGGTAAGGATTCACTTGCCCGCTCACATCGTTCAGCTAAAAAAGGTCGTGCAATCGGACTAGGAGTTCTAGGATGGCATACTTTCTTACAGCAAAAAGGATTGCCATTCGTATCTGTTGCTTCTACGGCATGGACAAACCGAATCTTCTCACAGATCAGAACACAAGCCGAAGCTGCTTCAAGAAAATTAGCTGAAGAATATGGAGAACCAGAATGGTGTAAAGGCACGGGAATGCGCAACACGCATTTGCTCGCGATTGCTCCGACTGTTAGCAATAGTTCTATTTCCGGAGGTGTATCTGCTGGTATCGAGCCGTTACCTGCTAACATCTATACGTTCAATAGCGGTAAGGGTACGTTCATTCGTAAGAACCCGGTGCTCGAACAATACTTAGAAGACAAAGGTCACAATACTGATGAGGTATGGGACATCATTATGAAGGATAGAGGTTCAGTTATCAACGTACCTGAAGCTGTTATGCCCGCAGCTGACAAAGAGATCTTCTACACCTTTACCGAGATCAATCAGCTAGCATTAGTAGAGCAGGCTGCCGTACGTCAGAAATATATCGACCAGACTCAGTCATTAAACTTAGCTTTTGATCCTACAGACAGTCCTAAGTTCATCAACTTAGTTCATCAGACAGCTTGGAAGTTAGGTATCAAGACCCTTTACTACCTACGTACCGACTCAGTAATTAACGGCGATATTGGCTCTAGAACTAACGAGGATTGCTTAAGCTGTGATGGGTAATATTTATAATAAATCTTTGAATATGAAATTATCTGATATTATCCTAGAAGGAACCTACGACGTTGAAGGAATTACAGCTGACAACGTAGAAAAAGTAGATATTACTTTTGTAGACGGCAAGACCATGTTATACGGAGTATACGTCTACCTAAAAGACGGAAGCGGTACAAACTGGGATAAGAAACTTCATAGTAAAGAAGCTCAAAGGATGCTAGACATCTTAGGAATTGACATTGACTTTCAGTCAGATCCTTATGAAGCTCACGGTGCAGTAATTAAAGCACTAAAAGAAAAAGGAATTAAAGCAGATACATCAGAGTTCGATGTAAGTTAAAAAAGAAAGGGCCTAACGGCCCTTTTTTTATTTGTTTAAGTCTCGATTGTTTCGAGTCTTTTCTAACATTAACGCATACTCCATTGGAGTCAGTGTGGTTCGAGTTACGATTACTACCTTATCTTCGTAGATAAGAGCCTGTCTTTCTCGATTTAGCTCTTTAGAGATGTGCTCTGTAGCTAAAGCCTGAGGGGCTGAACATGATGCCATCAAGATCAACCCTGAAATGAATAAGAGTGCTTTTTTCATGGGTCTTAATATTATATTAATACATAGTTAAACTTCTCTTAATATACGAAAAAGTTGTTTAAATGCAAACTAGTTCTTATATTTATAGAAACGAAAGAGGTTATGAAAAGAAAAGAGTTATTAGAACACAAACGAGCCGAACTGCTCAACGAACTATTTGATGTCGTTGACCAACTGCACTCTTCTATCTTTGAGACAGTAGAGCAGATGACCGGACTGGCCGAGCGCCAGGTATCTTTAGAGAGAAACCTCTCGAAGATTAACGAAAGTATTGCTAGACTTAATTCTGAAAAATAATATGCTTTATACTTACGACAAAAAGAACTTGCAGTTTAAGAAGTTAGATCGCAAGAAAGCTCTAATGCTTATAGGAGGAATCTTTGCGATACTAGCCTTTAGTACAAGCATTACCCCGGGTATACGTACATCCAAAGAAACTATCACAATAGTTGAACACGATACTGTATATACTCAGAAATTCTCAGAAGAGAACTTAATTCGTTATATGAAGGAACTAAACATTAAGTATCCTCATATTGTATTAGCTCAAGCACGAATTGAATCAGGAACGTATACTTCGAACATTTTCAAAGAGAATAACAACCTCTTTGGTATGAAGAAAGCTTATCAACGAGCTACTACAGCCATAGGACGTAATCGAGGTCATGCTCAATACGATCATTGGACTCATTCGGTAATCGATTATGCTTTGTGGCAGAATAAGTACCTAAGTAGAGCTAGAAACGAAACTGAATACTACCAGTACCTAGGTAAGCACTATGCAGAAGCAGGTCATTACATTGCTTCTTTAAAAGCAAAGATAAAGAAAGAAGGTTTGGAAGATTTAGTAGAATATACTCATTAATGAGATTCAGATCAGGTAAATATAAGGATTACACATACCAAGAGGTATGGGAGATTGATCCGGGTTATATGTATTGGGTGCAGGAGAACAGACCTGAGATGTTTCGCACTCCTAAACCTAAAGCAGTACCTCAAAAAGCTCCTCAAATGTCTGAGGAAGATCTAGAGAGCTACAACTACAATAAAAATATTCGTCCGGCAACTTTAGATGAAGCATTTTAAAGTTGTAGATCTGAAAGATAGTTCTTATATTTAGGTATAAAGTGATTAAGGTTATATGAAGTACACAAACAGATACGGAGACGTTTATACATTTACCAAACAGGAAGATGGTAATGTATTGTGGGAAGGTAGTTTTAAATGGTGCCGATATGGTTGGCCTAACGTCTATAAAGACGCTTATCAGCAATACCGCAAGGACGGAGGTGATATGCATATTCAGGACTTTGAGAAGGAAGTACACAGGTATGACGATGTCACATTTGAGTATTCTGAAATCTCTAAGAAGTACCAATCACTAGTATATTCAGATACAAAAAACATCAGTATGGTTGATCCATCTGGCGGTCCTTATTTGACCAGAGGTATTGATCTTGGAGAGTATTTAGGTAAAGAATTTGAAAACAGAATTGTAAGTTCATTTGAACCCGTAAAAACTGGTTATTTGATTAAGACTTATGGTAAGTTTGATCATTTACAAGACAGAGATATTATAGGAGGTATTATATGAGGACTAAATTTAAAATAAAAGAAAATAAAACATTTAGCCAAAAAGCTAAATCGTTCGGTCAATCTATGTTATTCTGGAAAGGTCGTAAGAAAGGTATGATTCATACTCGTGACTTAGAATGGGATGATTTACGTTACATTTTCTTTCCTAAAGGATATGAAAAATATGGCTACTTAGGTATGATACCTTACGATAAAGATAGTGATATTGGTAAAGCAATGTTCCCTCTAATACTAGCAATGGATTATGAAGCGAAACCGAAATGGTGTCCAAGATGGTTTCTACGTTTTTTAGAAGTGTTTGGAAATGATAAAAGTATTGTGAGGGTTCGTAATCGTAAATTATCAAACCTACATCGTAAACTAACTAAAGGTATACTGATGTGGGATTATAAAACTAAATGGTATCACTATGATTTAAGAATCTCAATATCAGCACCAAAACATTTACAAAATCTTGCGTCGGACATTGAGCACGGATTTTACAGACGAGGACAAAAACAAGAAGAGGAATGAATAAAGCAGAAATAGTTCAAAGATTATTGGAGAATAATCATATTACAGCAGAAGAAGCAGTAATACTCCTTGTAGAAAACCAAGTAACACAAGTAACGCTACCACCTTATTCTCCAAATAGTACCAAGAATCCATACGAACCACCATTTGAAATAACTTGTAACACCAAAGAGAAATGAGCAAGTTAAAACAAACCAAAATCCCAATGACATTAGAAGATAATGTCTTGAAGGTTGCTCTTGAACAAAATGTAATTGAAAACGAATTCAATTGGAAACTGGTTCGTGAACGAGACGGACTAACCAATGAATCTAAGGAAGTAATGTGGGTTGAATGGAATGAAGAAGGTAAGTTTAAATCCAAACACGATGAACCAGCAGTAGAACGTTCATTGATTATGTCTCCATTCAATCAGTTTTTTACTTGGCAAACAACTCCTATTACAGAGGTGTTGGAAAAACGAGAAAATTTTCTTAAATTTAAGACTAAGAACTCAGTATACGAATTATGGAAGCTATCTTAAAATTTAATCTGCCTGAAGACAATCAAGAGTTTGAACTTGCAACTAAAGCTCAAGATTGGTGGAATGTTTGTTGGGATATGGATCAATGGCTAAGAGCTCAGTATAAGTATATGCCTGATGAAGGATTTAGCAAAGATAAGTACGATGCTTATGTTCAAGCTAGAGAAAAGTTATTTGAGTTTATGAGTGAGCATGGTGTAAGTTTAGATGATGTATCGTAGTGTTATGACAGAAGAAATTTTTAAAGAGCTAGGCTTTCAGCGTAACGAAGTCACTCCAGAAGAATCAGGTTACGAATACACCTTTTACTACTACACCGCTGATATCGGGGATATCTGTATAATGTCTAACTCAGATGATGAAGCGGCAAAGAACGGCTGGGAAGCTATGATCTTTGACTCTAGAACCCTAAGTATCAAAGGAGAAGGAGATCTAAAAGATTTAGTTCGAATTCTAAAAAATAATACGTTATGAAAAAAGCTGAACGAATAATGAAGTCGGAAGCTGCTCGTAAGCGCCGTCGATCTATTAAAGAACTGCGTCAGGCAGTTCAAGAGCGGTTATTTAGTATATTACGTAAAAAACGCAAAAAGAAGTGAAGCGAGGACACCATATGTCAAGAGATAGAAAAGTAGAGATCGTTAGAACTGTACTGGGTAGAGCTAAAGGATTGACTATGCTTCATGGAGAGAAGCTAGTACAGCACGTAGCAAATTCAATTACACTATACGAAAAACACATACCAGAAAATGATTGAGCTTATTAAGCACTCGTTAGGTTTTTGTGGAGAGCACTGGCATCCAAATCTTTTTACAATTTCAGCATCAGGAGTTGGAATCCTGCCAGCTTTTTCATATATTAAGTATAAATTAAAAAGAACAAAGTAATGGACAGTTTTATGGCTATTGTGCCTTTTATTGCAATCGGAACTATGGCGTTCCTATTCTTGCAGTTTATTGTGGATGTAATCCGCGGTAAGTACCGTACCGAAAAATGAAAAAATTAATCTTAGGTCTATTTGTTACCTTAACCGCTCTTAGCGCTTACGGTCAAAAGCCTACTGAGGAACCGAGTGTACTAATCACTCGCAATACTTCCACCCAGCGTATGGTTTGGAGTGATGTAGAAGACGAATGGATGTTCTTCGATTTAGTCGATCGTCATTCAGATAATAATGTTTGGCTTTCGTACTTCAACGATAACGGAAGCGGTTACATGAAAATGGTCCGAGTATCAACCGGTGAAGAGTTTGCATTTACTATTTACGATTATGAGATGCGAGAAAATGACCAAGGCCAGTACCTCTGGATTGATGCTCTTCAAGTACACGATGGACAAAAGGTTACTATCCTGGTACAGGAATACGGTCAGGGAATAAAGATGGTTACTATCTTTATGCCTACTAGTAAAGTAGTTTTATATTTTGATACTGAAAAGCTTTAATTATGGCTAAATTAATTAGAGTAGAAACAGACTACCGTTACTACGCAGTAGAGCTAACTGAAGAACAGTTACAGCGGTATAACTCAGGCGACGATGATCTCGTAGATGAGGTAATGGATGAAGTTTACGATGAAATGGAAAATGTTCGTACTAAAGATGGTGGAACTGAATATTATATTGAAGAATAATGGCAAATACTTGTAGAACAGATGTAAAAATTGTTGCTTCAAAAGAAGCAGTTGACTTTTTGTATGGAAAGTTTGAAAATATGAATGATGGGAAGTATCCAAATGAAAAGGAAACTCCACATATTGTAGATGTATTTGGTGCTGATGCTGAATTATTTATTGATAAAGTAGGTTCAAAGTGGATTACAATTTACGATTATAGCACCTATGAGAATGAATTTGAAGTTAGCTTTGAATCAGCTTGGTATCCACCATCAGATCTATTGAAAGAAATGCATCGACAGTTGATGGCTATTGATCCGGATGCTACATTTACAGCACGTTATTGGGATGAAGCATACGATCCTATTGGAGTAATTAAGATTACAGATGCCGGCCAGTACCTAACTGTTGAGACCGAACCTGAGCCTGAAGACGAATTCGAAGGTGAGTACTACTGGGATGATGTAATCGATCCAGAGTTTGCTCGACTAGAAAGAAAATTAGGAATAGCGTAAGCCTATACGCTTAAAATACCTGGCAGTTATAAATTATATTTAAAATGGCAAAACACGTTGTTGTTAGTCTTTCAGGAGGGATGGACTCCTCTACGTTACTTCTAAAAGCTCTTAAAGAGTTTGATACAGTAACAGCAATGTCTTTTGATTACGGTCAAAAGCACAGAGTAGAGCTTGAAAGAGCTCAAGAGTTGGTAAAGTACTTGAGTGATAACGGTCACTCTGTTAATTACCGAGTAATCAAACTAGACGGCTTGGTTGACCTGCTCAACTCGGCTCTAGTAACAGGTGGTGCTGAAGTACCTGAAGGTCATTACGCAGAAGAGAATATGAAAGCTACTGTTGTACCGAACCGAAACAAAATCTTCAGTTCAATTTCTCAAGCTGTAGCACTTTCTATTGCAAATGAAACTCAGGAAGAAACTTCCATTGCGTTGGGCATTCATGCTGGTGATCATGCGATCTATCCGGACTGCCGACAGGAATTTCGGGATGCAGATGACGCTGCTTTCCGCACTGGTAACTGGGACGCTGAGCGCGTATCTTATTGGACTCCTTATCTTGAAGGCGATAAGTTTACTATTCTAGAAGACGGACTGGTATTATGTGAGAAGCTAGGAATAGACTTTGATGAAGTTTATAAGCGTACTAACACCTCTTATAAGCCAATCAAGTACTATCACCGTCCAGAGACTAATGCCTGGACTTGGTACTCAGACTACAAATCAGCTTCTTCAGTAGAGCGTATTGAAGCTTTTATTAAGCTAGGACGACCTGATCCTGTAGCGTACGCTGATGAGACCGGCCCAGTGAGCTGGGAGGTAGCACGTGAGCATGTTGAAAAAGTTTTAGCAGCACACGCAAATTAATTAGGGGGGAGCTTGTCTCCCTCCCTATTTATTCTTATATTAAGAGTGTCGGAGCACCACTATAAAAACACCGGATGAAAAAGTTACTACTATTATTACCTCTGCTCTGGGCTTGTGAAACGATTGAGCCCTATGTTCCTGAACCTTGTCAGGAATGTACTACTATTCATAGAGTAGATACTATTCAACATCCTGGAACTTATTATCAAGACGGATACTGGCATTTACAATATTCAGGTATAAATTACTTCCAGGTTATCGGTCAGTTAGATTCCCTACATCCTCAATATGTTATAAATGGAGTACCGCTACTTCAAGTAGTATATGATAGCGATACCTGGTATGTATTTGATACCATTGCTATGCAAATACCTCTGTACTCTCCATTTACTTCCCAATATACTTCCCCAAGCTTTAATTACCCTATCTCAACAGGAGATACTACAATCTATATTACAAATCCTAACTACATTATAAATGCAGTAGGTTATACGTTTGGAAGTACAAACTTTGTGAATGCTATGCACACATACCAGCCCCGGTGTGAAGTACTGGTGTTTGAAGAGATGGTGGGAGATACGATTAATGTCTTCACAAGAACGCGTTATAACTACGATCTAGGTACTCAGATAATAGTAAACGATACAATTAAAGTTATAGTAGAATGAAAAAACAGTTATTAGTAGAGCCTGTTCTTCCGAAAAGTAAGAACATTGAAAAGATGCCTGATCAGAAATGGCATCAAATTATCTCATTTATTAAATCCGGAGTCCGTATTCTTGGTTACGCACTGCTTATTGTTGATATCCCAACAGCAATGGTGGTACTGGTCTTGAGTGAGGCAGTCGGCATAATCGAAGAATTAGTATGAAGTATTTGTATTTCTCAGCACCTTGGTGCGGTCCTTGTAGAATGTTAGGTCCAACAATGGAAAAAGTAGCAGCAGAAGGAATTGCTGTAGAAAAAATTAACATCGATACGGAAGAGCTCCTAACGATGGAATACACAGTCCGCAGTGTACCTACTGTAGTACTGATTGATGATTCTGGAAAAGAATTTGCTCGTACAGTTGGCGCTAAGCCATTAAGTCACTATATTGAACAATATAATAATTTTACAAATGTATAAGTCAAGAAAGAAGTTTGATGGCTTTAGTACTTGCTTCCGTCAATGGAAAGCGAATACTACACACTGTCAGTACCTACACGGCTATGATGTAGAGTTTGAAGTAACGTTTGAAGGAGATCTCGATCACCGTAACTGGGTATGGGACTTCGGAGGTATGAAGCGAGCTAAGAACCTGATCGACGGTATGCAACCTAAAGAATGGATGGAGCATATGTTCGATCATACTGTAGTTGTAGCAGAAGACGATCCTGAACTAGATAACTTCAGAGATATGGCCGACAGAGGCGTTATTCAGTTACGAGTAGTAGAGGCAGTAGGTGCAGAGAAATTTGCTGAATTTCTTTACCACAAGCTAAATGACTTCGTACAGACAGAGACAGACGGCCGAGTTAAGGTCATTAAAGTTAAATTTATGGAGAACCACAAAAACTCAGCAATCTATGGCGCTTAAGAGAATTGAAGATTATAATAAGGTACTGCCGATTGTAGAGCTTTACCGATGTGTACAATCAGAGGGTAGTCGTTTTGGACGTCCTACTATCGCTGTACGTACTACAGGATGTACTCACCGCTGCTACTTCGGTGAAGGAGGTTGGTGTGATAGCTGGTATACCTCTATCCATCCAGAGAAAGGTGGTTATTCATTTAACGATATTATTAAGATTTACGATGAGAATCCTCACGTAAAGGAGATGATGCTAACAGGAGGTAGCCCAACAATGCACCCAGCCTTAGTAAATGAGATTACTCACTTTGCTAAAGAAAGAGGTATTATTGTTACTATTGAGACTGAAGGTTCTCACTTCCTTGAGACGGACTATCCTCTTGATCTTATCTCTCTATCTCCTAAGTTCTCTAATAGCGTACCCGTAGTAGGAGCTGTTACACCTCAAGGCGCTATTGCAGATGAGAAGATGATTAAGCAACATAACAAGTTCCGTATCAACAAAGATGCTATCCGTCAGACTTTGGACTATCATACTGATTACCACTTTAAGCCGGTATGGGACGGTAGCGCAGCGAATCTAGTAGAGATTGAAGCATTTAGGGTTGAGATGAATATTCCTAAAGACAAGACTTTTGTTATGCCTGCAGGTGATACTCGTGAGACTTTAATTGAAATGTACCCAATCGTATTTGAGATGTGTGCCGAGCACGGTTACAATATGACCGGACGTGATCACATCATTGCCTACGATACTAAGAGAGAAGTATAATGCCAAACGGATACTTAGGAGCTTTATGGTTGATGTGGAGTAATAGCGCTATCGAACCAGCACACGTTATTAAAGCCCTAAGTATCTACGGCTATAAATTAGATGCATTAACCAAACAGGGCTTAGTAGCCTCAAATGAAAATACACGTTTTGAATATAAAGAGTATACTTCTTGGAGCTAGTCTGTTCTTTCTAGGACAAGTAATAACCTTCTACCAGCTTAACGGACAGTTTATCTGGAGCTGGTTTAAAAAGTACGAATGGGCTGTTGCTCTATTTGGTATACCTATTTCGTTCATTTTTATCTGGGCTACCAGAACAGCAGTCGCTGGCTTTGACGGTTTACTATGGCCTGCTCGTTTTATAGGATTCGGTACAGGAATGATAGTTTATGCCTTCTGCGTATGGTACTATATGGGAGAGCCGATATCCACTAAGACTGCTATTAGTCTCCTTCTAGCTCTAGTATTAATCTGTGTTCAAGTACTCTGGAAATGAGTTATATTATAGGTTCTAAGTGTATAGATGTTAAAGACAGTGGATGTATGGATGTATGTCCTGTTGACTGTATATACGAGGACCTACAGCAAATGTTCATTAACCCAGATGAATGTATTGATTGCGGAGCTTGCATTCCAGCTTGCCCAGTAGAAGCTATTTGGGACAGTGAAGAATGGGCTATTAGGATGGGTGATCAAGCATCTGTACATGCTAACTATAAGCATTTCGGATTAGAATATAAATGAGAAGAAAAGATATAATAACATTAAATGATGACTGGTATGAAGTTCAGAGAGTACTTAGAGAGGATCGTCAATGGGATGTTGAAATTCTTAAACAGTACTGGTCTTGTACACATACCTTCCGTAAAGACGGTCTACTCTATTTTTGTAGAGAGATCCCAAAAATTGAATATCAACAAATATGAAAGTAACCCTAAATCATGTAACTCCGGACGCGGAGAATGCAATTGTAAAAATTGCTAGAGTATCCTCTAAACGTACCGACAAGGTAGAGAAGCCTGAAAGGCTACTACACTACCTTATCAAGCATAAGCATTGGTCTCCATTCGAGCACGGATATATGTCTGTAGAGATTGAGACTTCTAAAGCTATTGGTATTCAGTTAATTCGTCACCGCTCTTTTACCTACCAAGAGTTCTCACAACGTTACCAGGATGTAAGCTTAATTGACGGTATGTTTGAGAGTGTAGAGCTAAGAAAACAAGCTGAAGATAATAGACAAAGCTCCACTGAAGTATTTAACCCAGACGTATTCTATGCCGGATACAGTACTGCAGCTTCAGCTCAGATCGGTAAACACTTTAGAGCTTCCCAAGATCTTTATAAGCGACTCCTTGATGAAGGTGTAGCAAGAGAAGTAGCTCGAATGGTATTGCCACTATCTACTAAAACTAAGATTCACATGACCGGTTCTATTCGTTCATGGATCCACTTCTTAGATCTCAGAGATGATGCTCATGCTCAGAAAGAGATTCAAGATGTAGCAAAAGAGATCAAGAAGATCTTTATCGAACAATTCCCAGTAATCTCAAAATCACTAAACTATTAATTATGAAAAAATGGCAGCACTTTACTTTCTTGTTATGGGTGGCATTCTCGGTTTACTCCTTTACAGCCTCTGGTCAGAAATCTTTAAGAGACAGCGTTGAATGGAACACTCCTTACTTTAGAATCTGGTATTCAGAACCTCTAGAGAATCCTTTATCAGTACGTTACGGTGTAGCTTGTCCTACAGGTACTGCTTCTAGATCAGGAATGGACTTCCACAAAGAAAAAGGAATTCATACTTCCGATAACGATGACTATGTAGCCAACGAATGGGACAAAGGTCATATGGCTCCTGCCGCAGACTTTAACTGTACCCGTGAAATGCTATTGGAGACATTTACATACGTTAACTCTTCCTTGCAGCACCAATCTCTCAATAGAGGTGTATGGAAGAAGCTAGAGACTCGAGAAAGAGAATTAGCATTAGGACACGAAGTACAAGTCTTTATCCGAGTAGAATTCTCAACTAATCCTGAAAGAGTACCTGGCGGTGCTGCTATCCCTTCCGGATACTATAAGGAACTAAAAGTTGCAAATCGCCGAGAATGTTACTATTTTAAGAACGAGAAACCTGTAACATCAGAGCTCTCAGATTATAAATGTCCTTGCAGAAATGCAATTAATTAGTACGCATCCTATTAAGAAATCTGACCTCGGCTTTCATGCTAACCTCTTTGGAGGTAAGCTGTTAGCCTGGTTGGATGCTGCTGGAGCAGCTATGGCAATGGAGGTAGCTGATACTCCTAGAATGGTTACTATCAAGATAGACGAATGTCTTTTTAAGAAACCAGCCAAAGAAGGTCAGTTGTTAAAAATTTATGGAAAGGTAGCAGAAGTTGGAAATACGTCTTTAACTCTCTATCTTGAAGCTAGAGCACATAACGTATACTCAGGAAGTCAGTCGGTAATACTCTCCACTAAGATTAAGTTTGTACGTATTGATGAAAATAATGAACCAATTCCAATCTCAGATAGAATTAGATTAAAGTATGCAACAGTTAATTGACGCAAAGGATATTGATATCCAAACTAAGATCATCGCTAAGAAGATCTCAGCAGAGCACAATGGAGATAAAACTCCAATCGTTATGGTAGGGTTATTGAATGGAGCATTTATGTTCTATGCAGACCTAGTACGCAACATTACAGTAGACGTAGAATGTGATTTTATGAGAATAAGATCATACGTCAGTAAAAAGAAACAAGGTGATATTCAGATCACCAAAGACTTAGAGACGCCTGTTAAAGGAAAGCACGTCTATATCGTAGACGACATTTACGATTCGGGTAATACAATGGATGCTGTGATTGAATACCTTCAGGTCAAACACCCAGCCTCGATTAATATTGTTACTCTACTGACTAGAGAAACTTCTAGGATACCCCCAGTACCTTCCTATCATGCATTCACTATCAAGGATGAATGGGTAGTAGGCTTTGGAATGGATAACGATAAAGGTTATGCAAGAAATTACAGAAGTGTGTTTGCACTCTGAAATAGTTTTCGTATATTAATAAGAGGTGTCGAAGCACCACCTAAAAAAACAAATTATATGGCAGATAAAAAACGTTATGATGTAGAACTCGCTCAAGCCGGGTTCGCTAATGGTGTCTCTTCTCAACTGGCTGAGAAGTTTAAAGTTCATTCTATGAACTCTATGCACTTAACAGATCAAGAGAAGCATACTATTATTGAGAATGCTGCAAAGGCATTCGGAGAATTCCTAGATGCTCTAGGATGTGACTGGCGTGATGACCCTAACTCATCTGATACTCCTCGTCGAGTAGCTAAGGCTTATGTAAACGACTTATGGGCAGGACGATTCAATCCTATGCCTGAGATCACAGCCTTCCCTGCTGATGGTTATGATGGTATTGTATTTGAGGGTAATATTCCTTTGACCTCGATGTGTTCGCATCACCACCAGACTATTCAAGGTCGAGTTCATATTGCTTACATTCCAGGTCCTGGAGGTAAGGTAATCGGTCTATCTAAGCTCAATCGTATTGTAGAGCATTTCGGACGTAGAGGTGCTATTCAAGAGCAGCTTACTGTTGCTATTCATAATGCAGTTCATACTGTTTGTGAAGGTAATGTAGGTGTAGCAGTTATGGTAGAAGCTACTCACAATTGTGTATCATGCCGCGGTACTAAACACGCTGGTGCGTCAATGAAGACTTCTAAGCTATCAGGTAGCTTTATGTACGAAGACTCAGCACGAGCAGAATTTTATGAATTTGTTAAAGGTTACGCATGCAAATGAAACGAGCAAAAAGTGTCCCATTTATCGACGAAGTAGAGATCTTCAACGATACGTTCGGTAAGCCGAACAATTACACTCCTATTATTCCTAATGATAAGAAACTTACTAACTTCGTAGTAGATTTTATTAAAGAAGAGACTGACGAACTAGCACACGCTATTGAAGAGAAAGATATTGTAGAAGTACTAGATGCTATCTGCGATCTACTTTACGTAGCTATTGGAAATGCTACCATGGTGTTTGGATTGAAGAATAAGATCGTACCAGCTTACCGAGAGGTACAGGCATCGAATATGTCTAAGAGCTGTGCGACTGTAGAAGAAGCAGAAGAGACTATTGCTCTCCGTTCTCAACAGCACGGCGAGTGTTACTTCCGTAAGGTGGGAAACCGTTATGTTGTTTATCGCAAAGCGGACGATAAGGTTATGAAATCTATTAACTACTTCGCTCCTAATCTTGAGCAGTTCTTTACTCCAGAAGAAATCGAAAACGCTAAGCAATGAGTCCAAAAGAACTGGTAGAACAAAATAGTATCTTCTTAGAAGACCTACAACGCTGGGTTGTACCTTTAGAAGTAGTAGAGGAAGCCTTGCAGATCAAGAGCGCTAAAGAGCTTGAAGATAATTTAGGTAAACTTCAAGATAGTATGTTAGAATTAAACAAGTTATTTAACGATTTAGGAAACGCCAATGGTTAAGATTGCACACGAGAGTCCTATTGCTAGCTTTGACACTATTCAGCAGTATACGGATTATGATTACGCTTTAGTACATCTCTTTGAAGAGAACGAAACTTATTTAGATAAGTTTGTAGAAGCACGAGATAAAGGACGAGAGATTATTCTCGATAACTCTATCTTTGAATTAGGAAAAGCTTTTGATTCAGAACGCTTTGCTTTCTGGATTGATTATTTAAAGCCTACCTGGTACATCGTACCTGATGCATTAGAGAATGTAAAGCGTACTTGTGCTAATATGGCTGAGTGGAACTTTAAGTATGCAGATCATCTAGCAGCACCTAGTAAAAAGATTGGAGTACTACAGGGAAAGACTTACTCTGAGCTTATCAATTGCTATGACTACATGATTAATATAGCAAAGGTAGATATGGTGGCTATCTCTTTCGATTACAGTTATTACGAACAGCTCGTACCACACCCTAACAAGTATGTTAGCTGGATGCTAGGCAGAGTTGTGCTCTTAGGTAAGATGTTACGTGATGGAGTAATCAACCCAGATATCCCTCACCACCTACTAGGCTGTGGACTTCCTCAAGAGTTTGCTTTCTATAAAGACTACGATTGGATCTACTCACTAGATACTTCTAACCCAGTAGTACACGGTTTGTTGGGAATCGAGTATAAAGATCAAGGGTTGTGGGATAAGGCATCAATCAAGTTATTTGAGATGATTAATATGACTCCTACCTCTGAGCAGGTTACTTCAGCAGTTTATAATGTTCAACGCTTTAGATGGTTCGCACATGGTAGCAACTCGTCCGTGGATAGCATTCTTTAGTCAGACTGGATCTGAGATTGTTCAGGTTAGTAAGCAGTTAGGTCGCTGGCCTGACCTTATTATTACTAATATCAGGCCTTCTCATTTACGTACTATACATCCTGAGATTCCTACAGACCTATTAAAGTATACTCAGAATAGACCTGAGGAGCATGAGCTTGTATGGCTGATGAGTGCAATAAGTGATAACCCTGTTGTAACTTTACACGGATGGTTAAGAGTAATGCCTGCTTCTATCTGTAATCGCTATGAAATCTATAACGGACATCCAGGATTGATTACTAAATATCCAGACCTAAAAGGAAAAGATCCTCAATATAGAGCCTGGGAAGGTAACTATAAGACTGCTGGCTGTGTTATTCACAAAGTAACTGCCGGAGTAGATGAAGGAGAAGTTCTAGTGGAGCGAGAAAGTATACATAAGATGTTGCCTAAGAACGATATTTTTCGTATCTTACATGACACATCAGTAGAGATGTGGATAGAATTTTTACATAATAAACTATGGTTAGACGAATTGCATTAGTAGGAGCTAGTAGTACTGGTAAGACTACTGTGTATGAGTTATTGAAAGCTAAACTACCTAAGTATGAGTTTATTAACGAAAGTACTCGTACGGTAGCTAAGTTTGGCTTTCCTATTAACGAAGCAGGTACTACTGAGACTCAGTTAGCTATTTCTTCTTTTCACTTAGAGGCTTTGCTTAAGCCTCATAGTTTGATTCTAGATCGTTGTTATCTAGACTTAGTTGTATACTCTAAGCATATGCCTGCTTTATCTTCTCAAGGCTTAGACTTTATTGAAGATACTTGGACTAGAGTGCAGGATGAGTATACGCACTATATTTATTTCCCTATTGAATTCGATGCTGTGGATGATGGTCAGCGCAGTGTAGATGAAGCTTGGAGAAAGATTATTGATGAAGAGTTTAAGTATCAACTCGATTTAACTGACCGTCATTATTTAACTGTTACTGGCTCACCATTGCAGCGAGTAGATCAAATTTTAAAATACATAAAGTAAATGGAAGAAGTAAAGAACTACAATGCAGTCGTTGAGATTGCTGGTAAACACCTCGGTAAGGTAGGTGGAGAAGGTTACTCAGATCAGTACAATGCTGAGTTGCTAGTAGCAGTACCTCGTTATTTAAACCGAGAAGCTTACGGAATTGAGGAGAGTAATCTTCCATTCGTAGGAGTAGATGCTTGGAACGCTTATGAAGTTTCAGCTATTACTAAAAAAGGTCAGCCTGTAGCAGGTATGTTAAAGATTGTATGCCCAGCTAATACAGAGTTTCACGTTGAGTCAAAGTCTATCAAATTATACTTGAACTCTTTGAATATGACTCCGATGGGTCAGACAGCTAAGGAGTGTATCAAGGAGATTGAAACAACAGTAGCTAAAGACCTAACTGACCTACTAGGAGGAAATGTAACCTGTACCTTCTTCGGCAATACATACACTCCAGAGTTTGAGTTTGATGGCTTTACAGACTTAGGTGCAACAGTAAACCTTGACAACATTGAGTTTACAGCCTTTAAGTCTGATGCAGGTCAGCTTGAGATTGGCGGCAATCTTCCAATGTCTGTTACAACTAAAGTAAGTTCTAACTTGCTACGTAGTAACTGCCGAGTAACTAACCAGCCTGACTGGGGTGATATCTACATCCATATGCAAGGTCATAACTCAATTAAGCTTGAGTCACTAGCCAAGTATATCGTTAGTCACCGTACAGTATCTCACTTCCATGAAGAGATCTGTGAGATGGTATTTACTCACCTTCAGCAAGCCTATCAACCTGAGAAGCTTATGGTAGCATGTTTATATACACGTCGTGGTGGATTGGATATTAATCCTATTCGAGCTACACATAAAGATATGATCCCAGGATGGTTTACTGATTCGGGTAAACGAATGAGAAAAACTTTACGTCAATAAGTTGGAGCCTACGGGCTCCTTTCTTATCTTTATAGAGTATTAAAAAGTAACGGTTATGAGTAAGACTGAAGTAGTAGAGCTGATTGAGACGCTTAATAAATGTAGAGAGCTAGCATCAAAGCTTAAACTTGACCCTGATCAGCTAAGTGGCCTGTACGGTGAAGCAGTAGCCTTGTTAGTTATAAAAGAAATTATTGGAGATAAAGAATACACACCAGCACCACCTCGTGAAAATAATATCGACGGTACAGGTAAGCTTGGAAGGTATTCTACAAAGTATCTTAGCCCTAAGATGCACGTACCTAAATCTTCAGAACGAAATCTTGTAACTCTACATTCAGACTTAGATTTTGATTTTCTACTTATCGTCTGTGATACAGGAGAAGTATTTAACGTACCTCGTCAGGTAATAGTTAACCAAAGCGCATTTAATCTACACGAACGCCGTGAGCGTAAAATGATTAATTGGATGACGATGGGTAGTCGCAAGAAGCGTGCAATTCGTCCGACTAATGATAACTGGAATACTCTGGTAGAAAACTACCTAGTTTGTAATCTAAATGAAATTTCTTATCTTTAATATATGTCGATAGAAAAAAAGTATTATACGGTTACAGATAAGGAAACTGTTAACCTACTCATCCAGCACATTAACGAATCAAACGTTATTGCGTACGATACCGAGACCGACTCCCTTAACATGCGTAAGGGTAAAGTAGTCGGCTTCTCCGTCTCAGGTGATATTGGTATTGGTTTCTATATGCCAACTATGGCTTGGAATCACGCTACTGAGACTCTAGATGAACTTCAGATCGAAGGCATCGGTTGTCATACCTTAGCTAAGAAGATCTTAAGTATGCTAGTCGGTAAGAAGCTTGTGATGCACAACGCATCGTTTGACTGCCGATTTACTAAGAACTTCTACGGTGTTAACTTACTAGATAGTCTCTGGGTTGATACTGCTCTGCTAGTACATACCGTCCAAGAAGAAGGAGCAGGTATGGGAGTATTCGGTCTTAAGCCTCTAGCTATTTCTATTCAAGAGCACATCGGTCTAGATGTAGAGAAGGCTGCTAACGAAGAGCAGATCGAACTGAAAGAGTCTATCAAACGTAACGGAGGCTCAGTAACTAAGGAAAGCTTTGAGATCTACAAAGCAGACATGGACGTACTATCAAAGTATGCCGCTGCCGATACTGACTTAACTCTCCGAGTATGTACTTACTTTATTCAGAAACTTAAAGAAGAGAACTTAGAGCAGTTCTTCTTTGAAGAGGAAGTTATGCCTCTGTACCGTGAAGTAACTATTCCTATGGAAGAGATGGGAGTAGATTTAGACTTAGAGCTACTAGAAGAGACTAAGAAAGAGATTATTGAAGATCTTCAGAAGAATAAAAAGATTGTACTTGACTCTATTCTAGCTCTACCAGCCGGTAAAGAATGGGTTGTAGATACTGCTCTAAAAGAGTTCCCACCTTCTCATAAAGGAACATGGGCACAATACTTAGCTATGCGTTACTCTTTACCTCTGCCTAAATCTGAGAAGACCGGTAAGTACTCTATTACTCAAAAGACTGTAGGAGAGCTAGAAGATTCTCCTGCTAAAGAGTACCTCTTAACTGGAAACTTAGATGTGCTGAATGAAATGGAGGTACTTAAAATCTCTATGGCATTATGGAAAGAGAAGAATGATGGGGAGTATATCAACATTCAATCTAAGAAACACTTAGGTGAACTTGTATTTGACTATATGGGTATTAAACCTCTTGTATCAGGAGCTAATACTAAGTCCGGTCGTGATAAGTTTGACATGGATATGATTGAAGAGCTCTCTAAAGACTACGAATGGGCTGAGAATCTTCGTATCTATAACAAGCTACTTAAGATTAAGTCTACTTATATCGATCGCTTTGTAGATAATCACGAAGACGGACGTTACTACTTCTACTTTAAACAGAACGGTACTGTATCAGGCCGTTATGGTTCAGATGCTCAGCAACTACCTAAGCCTAAAGAGGAAGGAGAAGATGCTCCTATCATCGTCAAGTATACTAATATCGTCCGTGCTTTCTTAACCTCAGGACCAGGACGTAAAATTATCGATGCTGACTACGAGTCATTGGAACCTCACTGCTTTGCTTCTGTATCAGGAGACATTAACCTTCAGGAGATCTTTAACAACGGATGGGACTTCTACTCTACTGTTGCTATCAGAACTGAGAAGCTAGATGAGCAGCGAGATAAGTACCCTGACGGAGTATCAGCTGATAAGAGAGCTCCTAACTACCTTAAGAAGTTAGACCCTGTTAAGCGTAACCAAGCTAAGGCTTACTCCCTCGGTATTGCATATGGTATGGAAGCTTACGCTCTAGGAATGACACTAGGCATCTCTCAGAAAGAAGCCGAAGTACTTGTAGATGGTTACCTAAATGGATTTCCTCAACTTAAGCAGTGGCGTATTAACTCTCGTAAGCAGGTTAAAGAGCATGGCTTTATTAAGAATAAGGTAGGCCGTATCCGTCACCTACCTAAAGTTAAAAAGATGTACGATACTTTCGGAGACCAGATCATGGACTGGAAGTTCCGGAAAGACCTTTCAGAACGTTATGGCAAGGATCAAGTACTACAATGGTACCGTGACTACCGAAACGGACTGAATAACTGTTTGAACTACCAACTGCAGAGCCTTGCAGCGGCTGTCGTAAACCGAGCGGCAGTACAGATCAATCGCAAGCTGAAAGAGCTTGGGATCGACGGCCGTGTTCAAGCACAGGTACATGACCAGTTGATCATTAACGTACCAGAAGACCAGGCAGAGTTTGTAGCTCCTATCGTAAAAGAGATTATGGAGAGTACTACCAAGCTTGAAGGAGTAACTCTAAAAGCACCTCCTGAGATTTCTTATAACTGGAGAGACGGCCACTAAAAATAAATCGTATATATTTATATGAAAGAGCAGGGAGCCGCTCATAAGATGACTCACCGAATGGGAGTCGGGTTACATAAATTACTAACTAAATAGATCTAAGGACTATGACACAAATCAACTACAAGTTGTGGGATAATAACGTATCCTCAACATTTGATATCCTTTTCAAGGATTTCTTCAATCAGAACTCTACCTTTAATTCTCCGGTAGACAACAAGATCGGACACCCGGTCGACATTTACGAAACACAACACGGACTATTTTTCGAGATTGCCTGCACAGGTCTTAGCAAATCAGATGTTGAGATTAATGTGGAAGGTGACGTACTCCGTATTGTACATAACTCAGAGGACAGGCTTAAAAAAGATCCTGAGAACCTCAGAGTGTATCACAAAGGAATTGCCAAACGTTCCTTCAATTTAGGTTATAAGATTGCTCGTAGATTTGACATGGAAGCTATCGATGCTAAGATGCAGGATGGTCTCTTAACAATTAATATCCCTCACACTGAGGAAAATAAACCTACGAAAGTTAAAATTAAATAAGTTATAGAGTTGGCTCCCTGTACTCTTTTTCGTATATTAAGAGTATAATCAAAACAAGTTATGGCAAGAGGAAAAAAGGCTGGGCATGTAAAGCCCCAAGTAACAATCAAAGACGATATGTTAACACCGTACTATATTAGTATGGATGAAACTCAGTACACTTTAATGATCGAAGGTTCTACTTTACCTTTAGGTTATTATAGCAGTCTAGAAGGAGCAATCAAAAGAGCAGCTCGATACCTTACAGTTGAAAGTCTTAATCAACAGACAGTAGATCTTACAGACTTTCTGAAGGCCTATGATAATGTAATCACACAATTAAATAATCGCATCCCAGTATGAAAAGATTAGTACCTATGAATGACCGCTTGGTCGTTAAACCTATAGAAGAGACTGAGCAGATGTACGGTAACATCATCATCGCTGATATGGGTAAAGAACGTCCTGAGATGGGCGAAGTTATTGCTGTAGGACCTGGACGTATGTCCGAATACGGTAAATTTATCCCAGTTAACTTTAATGTAGGTGATATTGTATTGCTACCTAAGATTGGAACCCTCCGAGTAGAGTTTGAAGGCGAAGAGTTCTACATTGCTCAATCTCGAGAAGTTCTCTGTAAAGTACAAGAAACATATAATCCAGAATCAGATCACGAATTACTATGAGTAAACGTATAGAATTTTCAAATGATGCCCGTAAAGGTCTTCTTAACGGTGTAGAGAAACTTTCAAATGCTGTAACAGCTACGCTAGGTCCTAACGGACGTAACGTTATTATCGAACAGCAGCAAGGTAACCCTATCTCTACTAAAGACGGTGTTACAGTAGCTAAGGCTGTTGAATTAGAAGATACAGTTGAGAATATGGGTGCACAGCTTGTTAAGCAGGCATCTATTAAAACAGCAGACGGTGCCGGTGACGGTACTACTACATCAACTCTGCTAGCAGCTGAGATTTACAAACACGGTTTAGGTTCTTTAGACTTCCATAATGCTACTGATGTCAGTCGCGGTATTGCTAAAGCTACTACAGCCGTTGTAGATTACTTAGAGAAGAATGCTAGAGAGATTACAGATGAGAATCAGTTGCGTCAAGTAGCAACTATCTCAGCTAACAACGACCCAGAAGTGGGAGAGCTTATCGCTTCATCGATGGACAAGGTGGGACGAGAAGGCGTAGTGACGATTGAGGAGTCTCGCACAGGTGAGACTTACCTCGAGGTTGTTGAGGGTATGCAGTTTAATCGAGGATACAAGTCTATATACTTTGTCACGGATAACAATTCCATGACTGCCGTTTTGAGCAACCCTCTCGTTTTGATTACAGATAAGAAAGTCACTGCCGCAAAAGAGCTACTGCCAATCCTTGAGGCTTGCTCTTCACAGAACAAACCATTGCTCATCATCGCTGATGACATCGATGGCGAGGCTCTCTCCACTTTGGTCGTTAATAAGATGCGAGGCATCCTTCAAGTAGTAGCAGTTAAAGCTCCAGACTTTGGAGATCGTAAGAAAGCTATGCTAGAAGACATTGCTGTGTTAACAGGAGGTCAAGTAGTAAGTACTGAGAAAGGTATGCGACTTGATAAATTCAACCCAGACTGGTTAGGTTCTTCTCGTAAGATCACTATCGGTAAAGACGATACTACGATTGTAGACGGTAAAGGAGACACGGAAGCTATCAGTGCTCGCATTGAGGAGATTAAAGCTCTTATCGATAATAGTAAATCACCTTTTGAAAAGGAGACCCTACAGGACCGCTTAGGACGATTGATCGGAGGCGTGGCTATCGTACACGTAGGAGGTCAGTCTGAACTTGAGATGAAAGAGAAGAAAGACCGAGTAGAGGATGCCCTTCACGCTACTAAAGCAGCTCTAGAAGAAGGTATTCTACCCGGAGGAGGTATTGCACTCCTTAATGCAGCACAGGTACTAACGATACCAGAAGGCTTAAACTCCTCAGAAGTAGAAGGTTATAGAATTCTAATGAGCGCTATTGGAATGCCTTTTGATACTATTTTAAGCAATGCAGGCTTTACAAAAGATAGAATCGAGAGTATTCTAGAAAAGATTGTTGAATCGGATAACTTCTGGCAAGGATTTAATCTCCGTACTGAAGACTATGTAAATATGTTCGACGAAGGGATTATCGATCCTGCTAAGGTAACACGCCTAGCATTAGAGAATGCTTCTTCTATCGCACGTACTATGTTGACTACCGAGTGTATTATCAGCAACGTTAAAGAAGAGAACAAACAAGAGATGGACTTTAATCAATTTATGTAATGAGTAAGATCACAGGACGTCAACGCTACTTAGCTTTTACCGAATGGTATAACTGGGCACAGACTAAGTACCCTATCCTAAAGAAGAAAAAGAAACCACAACCTCAAAACTCTAACAATAATGAGCTTTAAATCAGGAGATGTTGTTCGTAGTATCGATCCTCGATGTGTGGGTAAGAACTTGAAGGTCTTAGAAGACAAAGGAGAGTTTCTAATCCTAGAAGATACTCAAGGAGAGATGTACAACGTATTTAAGAAGGACTGCCACAAGCAGATGTTGTTTGGTTAAGCCGAAGGGGCGGGCGAGGGGGCGTGTCTCTCTCCCCGCACCGAAGGTGCCACGCGCATTTTCTCTCAAAGTCCCTACCGGGCCTTGCTCCCGGGCTATTTATTAAAGTATTACTTGTCGTTTAACTGTCTATTACTTCCCAAGCATGAGTGAGAAGAGAATTGAGGAGTTGGGTCACCTCGCTTTCAATGAAGGTTTTTTTACACAATGGCACGATACTGCCTCCCTTTATATGAAGGAAAATCCCAAAGTAGAGAGAGTCGAAGCGTACGAACAAGCATACAAAAAGTATTCCCGAACAGTTGTAAATAAGTAATAAAGTTCTTATCTTTAAGTTATGAGCGAATTTAGATTTTTGTATTGGGACGACTATGGAACGCCGGAGGGAGACAAAACAGGAGAGACACCTAGCACAGCTAATACGCCGGAAGATGATTCAAAAGGATCACGGAAGTCAAAAGGAGTATAAGCGAGTAAACAAGAGAGTGTGGGATGACGAAGATTGATTGGACAGACGAATACGATAATTGGTCTCCCGACCTCCCGTTAAGTTGGCACTCGGTAGAAAAAAATAAAGAAAGTTTTCCCGAAGAGTTGTCCGAACAGTAAAACGTTCGTATCTTTATAGAGTTAATAAGAGGTTATGAGTAAAGAAGAAGAGTTGAGTTACGTAAGCGAAATACTGGCACAGGCGATGTATCACGGATTAGAAGCCGAGATAGTCTTAGACGCCTTAGAATTAATCAAAGAAAATCCGAATACCGATCCAATCCTTGCGCTGCAGCTTGCAGCTGCGGACTGGGATGTGTATGTCGAAACAAAGCAGCACGACTAGTGCTAAACTTGCTACTGTGGTGAAATAGGTAGACACGAGGGACTTAAAATCCCTTGGCCAGTGATGGTCGTGCCGGTTCGATTCCGGCCAGTAGTACACGGAAACCCATATACGGTTCTTTGACATGTTGGATAGATAGAATGCGGATGTGGTGTAATTGGTAGCCACGCCAGACTTAGGATCTGGTGCTTAATCGCGTGGGGGTTCGAGTCCCTTCATCCGCACATAATGAGAGGAGGAAAAGGTAAAATCCAAAGGTACGGTCGACGGGTCGTTTAAAACCTGAGGTACGGACTCTGATGCTGTAAGCGCGCTAAAGGAGTGAAGCCTCTCTATAATATGGTCCGATAGCTCAGCTGGATAGAGCAACAGCCTTCTAAGCTGTCGGTCGAAGGTTCGAATCCTTCTCGGATCACTACGCAGTCAGATGCATCTGGTTTCTCTATTCCATTTAAAGATAGAGTGGAGCTACAGTGGCAGGTTATGGTTGTCCTCTAACAACCAGCTCGGGATGTGGCGCAAGTGGTAGCGCACCTGGTTTGGGACCAGGGGGTTGGAGGTTCGAGTCCTGTCATCCCGACTAATTATTAAATGTTTTAAACATGAAAACAATCATTAAGTACTTCTTTCCGGTAATGTACCTGCTTTACATTGTAGGTATTGGTTTAAACGTATCAGTTGGCGACTATTCAGATGCTGGCTGGATCTTCAGCGCACTACTCTGGATGTTTAACTACCATATGCTTTACCTAAAGATTACTAAATAAAGAACCCAGACGTGTGCAAAGAGACTGAGTCTAGCCTCTAAATCCACTTCGGTGGTTGACTTTCGGGAAAAGATAGTGAGTGGGGAGTACGCCTACCGGACGGCGTCTCATTGATAACCTCCCCTATAAGCCTCCTTAGCTCAGTTGGTAGAGCCACTGATTTGTAATCAGTAGGTCGTTGGTTCGAGTCCGACAGGAGGCTCAGAGAGTAGGACTAATAGTTCAGCATACCGCTGCAGCGGTAAAAGTAAGTTGCTGTTAATAGGACGCCGAATCCTAACGCCTATTCTTTTTTACTGGAAGGTGGGTGAGTGGTTAAAACCGGCAGACTGTAAATCTGCTCCCTTACGGGTACGGCAGTTCGAATCTGTCCCTTCCAACAAATTGCGCTTATAGCTCAGTTGGTTAGAGCATCCGACTCATAATCGGCAGGTCCTAGGTTCAAACCCTAGTAGGCGCACTAATTATTATAAATGAAGTTATTTGTACCTTTAATCTGTTATAATCATACTGCCAATACAGAGTGGATGATGTCCACTATGAAGTTATTAAACTTTGTCAAGGATCAAAGTATACCTTGCACCTTCTATCCAATATTCTTTGAGAGTTTAGTTTCACGAGCACGCAATGCAGCAGTAGCACACTTCCTTCAAGATGAGGAAGCAACTCATTTATTGTTTATAGATTCCGATATCATCTTCGAACCTGAGGATGTTGTTAAGCTTATTCAAGCTAAGAAAGAAGTAGTAGGGGGTATGTACCCTAAGAAGTATATTAAGTGGGATCATATTAAAAAGTATCCTGAAGCTCAAAGAGTAGACTTTCCAGTTGGTACTTCTACAATCAACTCAGAAGGTTTTATTGAGACTAAATACGCTCCTACAGGCTTCTTGATGATAGCTAAGACAGCAATCAATAGACTAATTAAAAGCAATCCCCACCTCAAATATAGAAACGATATCGATGGATATGGAACAGGAGATACCTTCTATGATCTATTCCATGTAGGTATTAAAGGCGGTATCTATGAGAGTGAAGACTGGGGATTTAGTTCTCTATGGAGAGAAGAAGGTGAAGCAGTTTATATCCATCCTGAAGTAAACTTAAAGCACGTCGGATGGCATGAGTACGAAGGCAATTTAAAGAAATATATTTTAGAAAATCGATGAAGAAAGTTATATTTGCTCTCCCAGGTAGAGAGTTTTCCGGAAAGTTCTTACAGTCCTGGACTGAGTTAGTGTATGCCTGCCTACAGAATGGCATCCAACCTATTATGTCTCAGCACTACTCACCTCTATTGTACTACGTACGCAATATGTGCTTAGGAGGAGATAACTTAAGAGGAGTAGATCAAAAGCCTTTTGGCGGTCAATTTGACTACGATTACATTATGTGGATTGATTCCGATATCGTCTTTACTCCTGAGCACTTCTTTAAGCTTTTAAATCACGATAAAGATATCGTATCAGGTCTTTACATGATGAACGATAATGTTCACTATGCAACAGTTGAGGATTGGGATGATGAGTTCTTTTTGAAGAACGGACACTTTCAGTTTCTTAATCGAGAGATGGTCCAAGCTAAAGAAGGAAAGCTCTTTACAGCCGACTACACAGGCTTTGGATGGGTGCTTACTAAGAAGGGAGTATTTGAATCTCTAGAGTATCCTTGGTTCCAACCTATGTGGACTGAATATAATATTGACGGTAAACTCGTTAGAGACTTTACAATGGAAGATGTTGCCTTCTGTAAAATGATTAAGGAGAAAGGTTTTGATGTATGGATTGATCCGACTATCATTGTAGGTCACGAAAAGATGATGGTACTCTAATATTAAATTTGTATTAAGAGCTTGTATGTTTAAATTAAGTTCGTATCTTTATTACCAACGGTTGTATTATAATTTTGTTTAATTAAATTTTATCTTATGAAAAAAGGTAAGTTCTGGATGTTACTTGGAGCAATTGTGTTGTCTTCCAACGTAGCGTTCGCACAAGAGACCCCTGACTATACAGCTCTCGACTCGCTCTATCAGCTAGACGAAGTAACTGTAACCTCAGGGGTTATTGATATCGCTAAGGTTCGAGAGACACCTGTAGCAGTATCGACTCTGTCTTTAGCAGAGATCCAACTAAAGGTGGGTAACTTAGAGTTCCCAGAAGTAATGAACCGCACTCCAGGTGTATACGCTACCAAGCAAGGTGGTGGTTACGGCGACTCACGAATCAACCTTCGTGGCTTTGACCAGCGTAATACATCTATTCTTATCAACGGCCAGCCGGTCAACGATATGGAGAGTGGATGGGTTTATTGGTCCAACTGGCAAGGCCTTACTGATGTTGCATCTGGTATTCAGATCCAACGCGGCTTAGGTGCTTCCCGCTTAGCTGTTCCTTCTGTAGGTGGTACTATCTCCATCTTCACTAAGGCTGCAGAGAAGCAAGAAGGTGGATCTATCTCCCAGACTTCTGGTAACAATGGTTACTCAAAAACATCTGTTGTCTATAACACAGGTAAGGATGCTAACGGATGGGCTACATCTGTACTTCTTTCCAAGTGGCAAGGTGACGGATATGCGTACGGTACAGCCGGTGAAGGTTGGACCTACTTCACAGCATTAGGTTATGCTCCTGAAGGTTCCGATCACGCCCTTAACTTCTCCTTCTTAGGAGCTGGTCAATGGCACCACCAAAGAAGTGCATGGGTATCTATCCGTGACTATCAGAACTTTGGTGAAGAGGGGATTGACCGTCGTTGGAATACCGATGCTGGTTTCTTGAATGGTGAAGAGTTTAATATGCGTAGAAACTTCTACAATAAGCCTCTTGCTACTATTAACTGGGACTGGAACATCAACTCCAACTGGAAACTAAACACTTCATTGTACGGTTCAGCCGGACGTGGTGGTGGCACAGGACCACGAGGCGGTAACTTCCGTAATGGAGATATCGACTTCTATCCTTACAACAAGGACCTTACTGAGCATTACTTAGATAATGGTAGAGGTACTCGTGACTCAAATGGCTTTATTGATTTCAATGCTGCTATTGCTGTTAACCAAGGTACTACTAATGGTTACGGTACAACTGACTCACTTACTTCATCTCCGTTCTACGGCTTGTTAGTCGGTTCTAACGGTTACAGAAGTAACGATGTTAACAGAGCTGTATTAGTACGTCGTGCTTCTATGAACTCACACGACTGGTATGGAGCTATCTCTAACTTAGAAGGTCAGTTCGGTAAGTTAAGAACTTCTATCGGTGTTGATCTTCGTACATACAAAGGTTACCACTACCGTGTTATGAATGACTTGATGGGTCTTGACGCTTACTACTCAACTGGTAACAAGAACTCAGAAGGTCAGTTCATCACTACAACTGTTGCTGCTACTCCATTTACAGGTACTGGCTTGAACGGTCCTAAGATTGACTACTACAACAATGGTATCGTAGGATGGCAAGGCGTTAATGGTTTACTGGAGTGGGCTGATACTAAGCTTACTGCTGTAGTGCAAGGTGGATTATCTAACCAATCTTTCCAGAGAGAAGACTTCTTCGACCAGCCGACACTTCCTATCTCAGAAGTTGCTAACCTAGGAGGCGGATACTTAAAGGGCGGTGCTAACTATAACATTAACGAGTACTCTAACGTATTCTTTAATACTGGTTACATCTCTCGTCAGCCTCAGTTTGATGCTGTATTCCCTAACTATGCTAACCTTATTAACGAAGACCTACAGAACGAAGAGATTACCTCTCTAGAATTAGGTTACGGTTATAACAGCAGCAAACTTACCTTAAATGTAAATGCTTACTCTACAACGTGGGGTAATCGTTTTATCACTCGTGCATTGTTTAATGCTCAAGGTGATCAGGGTTACGGTCAGTTCCGTAATATCGACGTACGTCACAACGGTATTGAAGTTGAAGGTGTATACAACGCAACTCCTAAGTTGAAGTTGACTGCTATGACTTCTATCGGTGATTGGAGATACACTAAAGACTTTGATGCAGAGTTGTTCGACGATCAACAGCAATCAATCGGTACAGGTACTCTTTACTTAAAGGGTGCTAAGGTTGGTGATGCTGCTCAGTTCACTACTTACTTAGCTGCTGACTACCGCGCTAATAAGTGGATTGCTCTTGATTTAGGTTACCGCTTTGTAGATGGTCTTTATGCTGACTACTCTATTGTAGATGCTGTCTTTACTCAACCAGACAATGCTGGAGCTCTTAAGCTTCCTTCATACGGTTTAGTAGATGCCGGCCTTACTACTCGCTTAGGTGAGAAGTGGTCTTTGAGAGTAAACGTCAACAACTTATTTGATGCTACTTACATCGCTGAGTCTGAAACAAACATCCACGCTGATGAGAACTCTGTTACCTGGAATGGTATCGACGTTCGTAACTCAGTATGGTTTGGTTTCGGCCGTACTTGGAACGCTAGCTTGAAGTACAACTTCTAAGTTTCGGGAAATATATTTGAAGAGAGGGTGGCTTCGGTCACCCTTTTTTCGTATATTAAGGTCATGGAAAGTGTTATGAAGTACGACGAAAAGGATCAGTGTCCTTATCAACCTATCCACACCGAAGAGTGGTTAGAGGCTTTTTTTAAGAAAAACTATTTTAAGATGCCCTATAACCGCTTTATGTGGTGGAAGAGCTATACTCCTAAGACTCGTCCATTGACCGGTAAGGCTTCTCCTCTAGAGCGAGTTAAGAATGGAGACTTTGATCCTGCTCCTTATAAGTTTGAAGCTCAGTTGGTAGAGCATCGTCTACGCCGTAAGTGGTTTGAGCTTCAAGGAGACTGGCAGAAGTTCTTAGAGGTGTGTGCTGTAGATCTAGCTCGACGTAAACGTCTCTTAGAAGATCATGAGAAGGAAGAGAATCGCCGGTTAGAAGGCTTCTTTAAGTACGTAGGACGTATCTTCGGGATGAACCGGGATGAGATTATGCTTCACTTAGAGAGCTTTGCCGGTGAGACTGTACTTGAATTTTATAACTTTCTCCATGAGAAATACGATGATAAACCGTATTAAAACATAATCAGTATATATTTATATAAAAGAACACTAAATTAAATTATCATGTTAAAACGTTTTTGGAATTGGTTACTAGGTAAAACTACCATTGATGAAAAAGTAATCGAAGTTGTTGAAGAAGTAAAAGAAGACATCCAAGTTATTCGCGAAAGAGCTAAAAGAGTAGCTGAAGAGACTAGAGATGTACTTGAAGCTGCTAAAGAGGTTGCTAAGCAATCTAAAGATGTTGTTAGTGCTGCTAAAGGCGCTCCTAGAAAAGGACGTAAGCCTGCTAATAGAAAGCCAGCTAACAAACCAGCTACCGCTCCTGCTCCTAAAGTAGAAGCTCCTAAAGTTGAAGTAGTAGAAGCTGCTAAGAAACCTACCCCACGTCGTAGAAACAATCGTAAGCCAGCAGCTAAGAAATGAACCAACCTAACGTAAACGTAAGTTTAGATCAAACATCACCAGTATCGTGTGATGAATGCGGACACTTGTATTTTGAGCAAGCGCTCCATATCCGCAAAGTATCAGGCCTACTCACAGGTACAGGACAAACTTCGTACCTTCCTATCCCAGTCTTTGCATGTACCGCTTGCGGTCATATCAATACAGAATTTTTACCTAAAGAAGTTAAAGACCTGGGAAATGAACAAACCGCTGATTAGTATTCACTTCAACGAGCCTGTTTGGATGTATGATGGTATTCAAGAATCCATCTACAACGAGCACTCGGAAGAAGAGGAGTAAGTTTAAAGAAAGAATAAATTAGGGAAAGGGACTACGGTCCCTATTCCTGTTTCTATTTATTAAAGAATTGTTACAGGTAATTGTTTTCGTTAGTTCTATTAAACTATGACGACTTATGAAAAAATTATTTGTAGCATTAGCTGCATTAATCAGCCTAACTGCCTTTGGACAGAATGGTAAGCTTGAAGTACTCACAGCTCCAAATTCCAACAGTCCTTACATCTTAGTAGATACCCTCTTCACATTAGAGGATACTTCTGTAACGACAGACATCTACATCCACTTTGCTAACCCTACAGCAAATGATGTCAAAGCTGTTCAGTTCAGATTGTTCTACGATGCTGTTAGATTCTCCAACGCTCAGATTTACTGGGGACCAACAGCCACTCCTGTAGCAGACAAATACGGCTCTTACTTTAAGAGCGGAGATTACATTAACGTAATCGCTTCTTACACAGGAACATCCTCTAACTTTAACTGGGCTGACGGAGCAATGTTTAAATTAAGATTGACTCACTCTTCAGCTTATGCTGGTATTGCTGACTCAATTGCTATTGCAGGCTCTACTTCCTATAACAACTTAGCTACAACTGGCAACGGTACAGACGTTGCTTTAGGAATGTATAACTACGGAGGTAACTTCCAGATGCAGCCTCAATCATTCCCAATCAAAGTTAGAAACGCTGATGGATCAAATGCATTAGGAGTTTGGTTTACAGCTTCTAAGAGATTAAAAACAGATACTCAAGGTTCATGGACAACTATCGTATCTGATTCTACAGATGCAACTGGCCTTATGGTTGTTACTCACCCAATCGATACTGCTTACTGGCATTTAAGATTAGTAACTCAGACTGACACAATGTCTGACGGCTCTGCTATCTCTATTGTAGATGCTTATAAATTAGCTAATGCTGCTTCAATGCAAGATACTTTAACAGGTATTGAATTATATGAAGGTGATATCAACGAGAGTGGTGATGCTACTATCTCTGATGCATTCGCAGTCTTTAACAGATTAGCTCTAGGAACTACTAACTGGAACTCTTTATTCACAGGCGTTAATAACGTAGCTGTACTATGGCCTTCAGAATGGCAATCAGCAGTAGCTGCTACTTCTTTCCCTGCTTGGACTAGTGCTCCTAGGAGATATGCAATCGATACGTTAGTAAACGGAATGGATAGCTTAAAGCCTTACATCTATGTAATTGGTGACGCTACTACAACTGGCTATAACAACCCAGCTGTACTAGTAGGTAAGATGGCTAACCCAGGTACAGGTACTGAGTACATCTTAGACCCAGCTGTCTATATGCAGAACATCGACGATACAGTTCAGTTTAGAATTCCTAAGCTAGTAATGACTCAGGATTATGAGATGCAAGTTCCTGTTGTAATGTTTACTTACGGCAACAGTATCGGAGCAGCTCAAATGGCTATCGAGTATGATACTAATATCTTTAGATTTACTTCTATCGATATGGGTGATGCACCTTCTAAGTGGACTTCAATCCTATCAGTAGAGAAAGGAAAAGTATTCTGGGCCGGTCACGAAGACAAGCTTAACCCATCTGTGATTACAGACATGACTACAACCTTTACTTTCAACTTCGAAGTTATTCAACCTCTAGGTTGGCAGACATCTCCTCTAAAGATCAGCCAGAAGTTTGCTGGTGATGAGAATGCTTATGACTTAAACATCAAGCCTTCACCTAACGATGGTTCAGTTGTTAATAAGATGTCAATCGAGCCAGGCTTGTTAGAGCTTATTGAAGGCTTTAAAGTATATCCTAATCCAACATCAGCTGATTATGATAACTGGGTCTTCATTGAGCACCACAACGATTACGAAGGTAGCACTTTACGCGCTGCAGTTTACAATATGTACGGCCAGCAGGTTATGTACTGGGAAGATCAAATTCAACAGAAAGGTTTCCAATTCCAAGGCTTCCAATTAAGTAACCTTCCAAAAGGTACATACTTAATCAAGCTAGTTGCTCATGATAGAGAAAAAGTTTATAGAATAATTAAATACTAAATTATGTCAGAAGAACAAGAAGGAGGAATGTCAACTCTTAAGAAGACTATCCTCGGTATCGGTACAACAATCATCACAGGCGCCGGCGCTTATGTAACAACTCACATCGACGCTTTGTTCGGTATAGAGGAAGAAGCTGCTACAGAAGTAGCTGCACCTGTACAGAACAACCAACAGAGTGTTAATGTGACTGGTCCAGAGATTATTATTAATATGCCAGAACAGAAAGCTGCGCCATCTCAGACAACTATCATCAGAGAGACTGTTAAGGAAGTTCCTGCAGCACCAGTTGAGGTAGTTGAAGAGAAGCCGGAGACAAATGCTGAAAGAATGGCTCGTCTAAAGAAAGCAAAAGAAGAACGTAACGCAGGTAAGTAATCATGAGAACAAGAAGAGATGAAGTTTTAGAGCTTATATTTGCTCCACTAGGTTTAGTATTAGTTGTATTTAGTTTGCTCTTTGTAGGAGGAATGGCTACGTCTTGTAGCTCTTCTATTGGAGTAGTTCAATATCAAGCTGAGTTTGAGAAGGCAGAAGAGTTAAATACTCTACCAATCTACACAGGTGAAAGACAAGTAGTACAGTTATCTAAACTAAACGTTAATAAAGAGCTGTGGGATATGTTTCCTGAGCTTAGAGACAAGAGAGTTGGTTTAGGAGTATCAAATAGAATTATTGAGAACTTTGAGATGACAGGCCGCTTTAGCTATGCTGAAGAGAAAGATGCTATTGTATCTCAGATGTTAGATGCATGGGAGACAGAGTTAGAAGGTATGTCCAACGGTCAAACAGAACTTACCATGGAAGGTATAGCTGTACCAAAATACATTGTCTATGCTGAAATTTACGACTTCGCTGTATCATACGGAGAAGATTATAACAAAGGTAAAGTCCAAAAGACTAACACTACCATCATCGGTATTCAAATCAGAATGGTTAATGTAGACAACTCACAGTACATTGTAGCATCAGGACAAGGAACAGCTACTCAGATTGGTGAGGGTATGTTTAAAGATCCTAAAATGGGATTCGATCAGTCTACAGTCGGTATTGCTACACAACGTGCTCTTGAGGTCGCTACAGTGAACCTTGTCAAGCGCATGGAGGCTTATGGATGGTAAATGGTGGAAAGTATTAATTTTACTGGTACTCGGATTCAGTAGCTACGGACAGTACGTTTACACCTACACCGATCCTTGTACCGGAATACTTAATGCTGTCACTATTACCCAGCCATCAGGCAGTGTAACCTTATTCTATGCAGGACAATACAACACCTTTACTCAGGCCCAGCTTCAAGCCGGAGCATTCGAGCTTTGGGTACAAAGTGTTAACGCAACTGCTCCTCCAGGAAGTAACCCCTGCGCTGGAGCAGGAGGAACTCTCTCTACAGGATCAAATGCAACTACTGGTACTAATACAGCCACTAATATCTCAGGCATAGTAGGTGTAGCAGCTAATATAGGAGGGAGTTTAGGAAGTGGAGCAGCATCATCAACAGGAGGAGCAACAGGAGGGTCGACCAGTAACAATGACAACAACGGAAGCGGTTCGAACAATTCTACTGGTGGAAGTACTTCTACTGGCGGTAGCGGTTCTGGATCCGGCTCATCAGGGTCCTCTGGTAGCTCTGGCGGTAATGCTGGGACTGGTGGCGGTTCCGGTGGCTCTACTGGCTCGGGCGGAGGCTCAGGCTCGACTGGAGGATCTGGAGGCTCAGGTTCAGGAGGCGGTGCTACAGGAGGATCTGGAGGAGGTCAAGGAGGAGACAATTCAGGAAACGGAATAGGTGGCGGAGGTGATGCCGGAGGAGTAGATACAGGAACTAATACTGGAGGTACTTCTGATGGTGGAACTGATGCTGGTGCTGTAGGAGGTACAGAGAATACTTCAACAGCCTCAGGAGGAGACTCTGAATCATCTTCCTCAGAAGGAGATGGAGGAGGAGGATCTGGTGGAGGTAAGAAGCAGAAATCTAAACAAGAGAAGATTGGTAGAGGTGCTTTAATTGGTGCCGGTGACTTTGTTATTGTTAGAAACTCTTCTGATATTAAACAGAGTGGAATGGACAACTTTAAGTTCAATATGTCTCTTACTCACGTTAATACTAAACAGACTTTCATCAAAGGTATTAACTTTAACTTTACCACAGGAGAGAATGTATTGAATAGTACTTTGTACGGTTCATATAAGAAAGAAGGCTTCATGGGAGTATTCTCTAACTCTACTATGACTAACTTTAAGACTGATATCTTCAATACAACTACAGCGTTAGTAGCTCAAAAGGTTTGGATAGTAACTCCTATGTTAGGAACTAACTTTACGTTAGGTAAGATAGGTGATAGCGACTTCCAGAACTGGTCTATTGTAGCAGGAGGCTATACAAACTTTAAAGGTATTCAAGCTCTATCAGGTAACGTAATGTTACTTGGTATCTATTCTCCGTACATATTTTATTATGAAGGACAGTGGTATAAGTCTGGACTCCTATTTGTTCCTCTAGCGAACGTTGATTTTAAAATCACAAGTACGTTTAAGTGGAGTATTTCTTTTGGAGGAGCTTACCAGTACAATGCAGATATATTAAACTACCAGCTATCAACTGGAACAAAAATTATGTTATGAAAAAGCTACTGCTGTTATTTCTTCCCTTATCCACTCTAGCACAGACTATAACCTTTGCTACTGTTGGTGTACAGGACATGACCGGCATTAGTGTTGAAGTAGAACATTATGTACCAGGAGGTACTTCAGGAACTATTACAGCTTTAGGTACAACTGTACCTACGGATAGAGGACAAGCCTCTAATGTAGTTTTCTCAACAGCTAACTCAGACCAAGGAAGCGTTTTAATTAACTTCCCTACAGGGTATAGCTATACAATTGGAGCTACTACTCACACAACAGGTACCCTTCATGCTAATGCCTGGATGGCATTCCCTTCTACTACATATAATAGTTACAATAGCTCTGCTACAGCTCCTAACGTACCAACACTTCACTTCACTTCAGTCGACAACGGCTCTACAGATAATAATATGTCTCATGTATCTTGGGAGACGTACACTGATGTTACATACGGAGATGTATTTAGGATAAGGTACGAAGGAAGCTATAAATACAATGTGAGTGGCATTAATACTAAAATAGATTTATACTTCTTTAAAAACGATCCTGCTAAATGCTTTGTAGTACTTAGAACATTCCTAGCTGATGGATCTAATCAAGAACAAATCGGACTATCAAACGGAAGTACTTGGTTAGCTTCTAACTTAATCAGTAACGCAACATACTCTTCAGGAGTAGGCTTTCAAATAACGAACGCAGTATCTAATTCAATCTGGTCTTCACAAGGAGTACAGACAACTACATCAACAGGTTCAGTAACATTCTCTAACCCAAACAGCTATCAATATAGAGTAATTGTAAACGTAAGCGGAATAGACAATACATTTACAGAGTCAGAGATGAACTACTTAATGTATCTAAGAATGTTTCCTACTGAGATAGCATCATGGGATTACCATACAATGAACTTCTACGCACCAGACAGTTCTGATATTGTAACTTACTCAGATGTATTCTCTGCTTACCAAATATACAAATGGGGACAGAACTTTGGGTACACTTACAATAACAACTGGGTGTACTCTCAAGCAGAGAAGGATGATATAGAAGTAAATGCTAATAGTTTAACATACCATCTGAAGTATCCTCAAGCAGCAGTACGAACATTTAACAATCTTAACAGGTTTTATATTGTATCACTTGGTAAACATCGCCAAACTAAACCAGTAAATAAAATCCAATGAACCCAATCGTATGTTACTTCGTCGCTAGTGTAATGTCTCTAGCATCAATCAATGGAATCGAACAAGAGAAATTTACGTTCGGTGTAAGACAAATCACAGAAGAGATCGTAGGACAGCAGGCTCCTTTATGTCCTGATGGCAGTCCTATCTATGTTGTAGTAGAAGAGATTAAAGCTCCTACTCAAGGTATTCGTGTAGGTCCTTTTGAGTTTAAACAAAAGAAAACCTATGTTACTGTTAAGGTAACTAAGGATGGTAAAGAGTCTGTAGGAGTAGGAACAGCTAAGATGAATGTAGCAGCTACTCTACTTCAACTTCAGGATGAAAATCTTCCATTCGAACAAACAGAATTTTCTATTGCAATCAAGAAAGCTATTGTGGATGCGTTAGACTGAGCCTATTTATCTGAAAGAAGTTTCACTTAATTTGTTGTGCTATGTTAAATTATATTAAAAAGAAATTTATGGCGTTTTCAGACATTTTTAAGGATGATAACTCATACAATGAAAAGAACATTGTAGGGTTTGCTTCTTTTGCAGTAATGAGTATCTTTGCTGCTGCCGATATCGTAACAGGTATCTTAGGTATGGACTTAGTAATCTCTGATACTATCTTCAACTCATTCGTAATTATCGTATTGGGTTCATTTGGTATCGATGGTGCTACTAAGATCTTCAGCAAAGAGAATAAAGAAGAAGAACAAGGTTAAAATAGTTTACAATGGTATTAAGAAAAGGTGACAATAACGAAACCGTAAAGAAGATCCAAAAGGTCTTAGGTGTCGAGCAAGTAGGTAACTTTGGTCCTAAGACTGAAGCTGCTGTTAAGGAATGGCAGAAGAAGAACGGACTAGCTGCCGACGGTATTGTTGGCCCTGCTACTCTAGCTAAGATGGGCATTGTAGTAGAGGCAGCACCAGTTAAAGCTCCTAACAACACTCCTACAGCTGATGCAAAGTATAGCAAAGAGAAGATCGAAGCTACTATCAAAGCAAAAGACTATCAATGGTTCGAAGGTGACTACGTACTTAACATTGTAGGTGTTCGTAATTCAGACACAGGTACAGCCGTAACAAATGCTTTCGATGATAAGATTACTTTATCTTATATGGCTGAAGGCAAATGGGTATACAAGGAGTGGATGAATACAACTGACCCTGGTACAAAAGGAGTTAAGGAGTATCACAACGCTGCCGGAGTAGCTAGATTAGTTCCTGGTCAATACATCAACTCACACTTCTTAGGTAAGCACCAAGGTAAGTATGAAGCTCTTAAGCAAGGCGGTAAAGTAAAAGTATACCGTGATGCTAACAGAGATATGAATTATGATGAGAAAGTTATCCAAGAGGGTGTATTCGGAATCAATATTCACAAGGCCGGAGCCAATTCTACTTATGTAGAGAACTGGTCTGAAGGATGTCAAGTTTTCAAAAGAGCAGCTGACTTCGAAGAGTTCATGACTATCGTGAGAGCTTCAGTAGCAAAGGGTCACACTAAGTTTACTTATACTCTAATTGAATCTAAAGACATCGCATAAGCTATGAAATCGACGTCCGTGTTCCTATCGATAACTGCAACCTTAACATTCATGTGCACCTACTTTATGGAGCTCACAATGAGTAATGCAGAGCAATACTTAGCATTAATAGCGGTTGTATTTATCGATGGGTTCTTCGGCATCGCCGCAGGCATCAAAAGAGAAGGTTTTCAAACACGAAAGGCTGTAAGAGTATTACAGAGAGCAATAACGTGGGTAGCTTTCTTAACAGTTATATTAATGGTTGAAAAAGGTTTTGAAGGAACAGGATGGTTATCAGAAACAATCATCGTACCATTTATCATCCTCCAACTACTCAGTGCATTAAAGAACGCCTCAATGGTAGGCATCATCAAGAGCACAGACCTTAACAAGATCCTAGACAAGATCGATCTACACAAAGGAGATAGAAGTTAAGTTGCTCGTTTAAATTATATTTCGTATCTTATAGTAAATATAATAGATACGGTATATGATACACATCCTACAGACCCTTACTGCTTTATTTGTTTTTACTATTCTAGTAGCACCTATCGTGATGCTAACCATCTTGCTATTACGAGGTACAAAAACTAAGACAGATACTCCTAAAGTATCAATCGATCAAATTGCTCAACTAGAACAGAACGATAGTATCATTGTAGAAGATATCAATGAAGCTTTATCTGCTATTGCCGGACGCTTAGAGGCGATTGAAGAGCGTTTAGATCGAGAAGAGAACACAGTAAAAGGTTTTGCTAATAAAAAGAATCAATCAAACGATTAATAGTTATATGTCAGAAGAAATAGTTAAGTACGGCCCAAGTGCTACTGAGATCCTCAAGAAAGAATATCCTACCATTTATAATGGCTATATGGCTGTCATGGAAGAGCAGCTGGAGCTATTTAGTAAGAAACATCTTGACTACGGTATGCATAATATTACTGCTGGTACTCAGCTTAGTAATGAAGAAGAAAGGTCTTTTGCTCTTACAGGGCTTTGGTATCGAATGAGCGATAAGATCAATCGTTGGAAGAATTTAATTATTAAGAATAGAGGAACACAAAATGAATCTCTATCAGATACCTTTCAGGACATCTGTAACTATGCAATCATCTGCCAGCTGGTAGAGAAAGGATTGTGGAAAAAATAAGTTATGGCTAAAAAACTCCCAAAGGAGGTTAAAGTAGTACAAGAGTATAAAGCTAGAAAAGTTGACTATAGTGTAGAGAAGAATATCTCTTTCAGTCAGATTCTACTCTATGATAGCTGTCAATACAAATGGTACCTAACTTACCCTAAGAAGTTAGCACCTTATACACCTTCCATACATACAGTCTTTGGTACTGCTCTTCACGAGACAGCACAAGAGTGGTTAGATGTATTATACAATCAAAGTGTTAAGGCTGCTACTGAGATGGACTTATCTGAGTTACTCTTAGATAGAATGAAGAAGACTTATAAGAAAGAGCGTTACAATAATGCTCATCAAGACTTCACTACTCCTGAACAGCTTCAAGAGTTTCATACTGATGGGGTACAGATATTAAACTACCTCAAGAAGAAACGAGCTATATACTTCAGTACAAAGAATACTTACCTAGCAGGTATCGAAGTACCTATCCTTCAGGAGGTAAAGCCTGGTGTACTATTCAAAGGTTTTATTGACTTAGTATTCTATAACAGCTTCACTAATAAGTATTTGATTATCGATATCAAAACTTCTACTAGAGGCTGGAGCGATTACGAGAAGAAGGACGAAACTAAAATAGCTCAGATACTTCTATACAAAGAGTACTTCGCCCAGCAATTCAATACCGATGTAGATAATATAGACGTTGAGTACTTTATTGTTCGTAGAAAGATCTTCGAAGGAGGAGAGTTTGTACCCAAGCGAGTGCAAGAGTTTAAACCGGCCTCCGGAAAGGTTAAGCGAAAGAAGGCAATGGAGAAGGTTAATAGCTTTGTAGCAGATGCTTTTGACGATAATGGAAACTATCTTGAAAGAGAGTATCCTAAACAGCCTTCAAAGAGTAGCTGTATGTTTTGTCCTTTTAAAAATAATCCTTTGTGTAATGTAGCCATAAAGTAGTCTAGGGTATATTTATATATAGATATATAATACTAAAGGCTATGAGTGATAAAAAGCTAACCAGTGTAAGGGTGGAGCAAGAGTTATTTGAACAGTTTAAGATACAATGTGTACGCCACAAATTTTCTTTTCAAAAGCTTGCCGACCGAGCAATTTTTCTCTATCTTACAGATGATAGATTCCGAGAGAAGGTACACAATCAAAATGATATAAGTATCAAATAAATGAACAGTAAATTAAGTTACGTTAAAAAAGAAGATCGAAAGAAGATCCTTCTGTTATCAGATGATATGAGACTACACTCCGGCATCGCTACGATGTCCAGAGAGATAGTAATACAAACCTCACATCACTTCAACTGGGTTAACCTAGGAGGAGCAATGAACCATCCAGATGATAAGAAAGCATTTGACCTATCGGCAGATGTTAACAAACAAGTAGGTATCGAAGACTCGTACGTTAAGCTATATGCTACGTCAGGCTACGGTACTGCTGATATTGTTAGGGAACTTATTAGAGTAGAGAAGCCAGATGCTATTCTACACTTTACTGATCCTAGATACTGGACTTGGTTGTACGATATTGAAAGAGAGATTAGACAGACTATTCCTCTTCTCTATCTAAACATTTGGGATGATTATCCTACTCCTCTTTACAATAAGAGCTTCTACGAGTGTTGTGATCTACTGATGGGAATCTCTAAGCAGACTGTTAACATTAACAGAATGGTATTAGATGAGAAAGGGAAAGGTAAAGTTATTAAGTATGTACCTCACGGCATCAACACAGACTTCTTCTCACCAGTCACAAAAGACTCTGACCAGTATGCTAAGTACTTAGAGTTTAGAAATAGTATCTTTGAAGGAAGAGATATTGAATTCGTTGTCTTCTGGAACTCTAGAAACATCCGACGTAAGTCACCAGGTGATGTAATTCTATCCTACAGACAGTTCTGTGATCAGATCGGACCAGAGAAAGCTAAGAAGTGTGCACTAGTAATGCATACACAAGCAGTAGATCAGAATGGTACAGACCTATATGCTGTTAGGGAAGCTATCTGTGACCCAAGCTATGTAAATGTATTCTTCTCTCAGAACAAGCTAGGAGCAGAGCAGATGAACTGGCTCTACAATATGGCTGATGTTACGATGTTGATCTCTTCTAATGAAGGATGGGGCTTATCTCTAACTGAATCAATGACTGCCGGTACTATGATCATCGGTAACGTTACCGGAGGTATGCAAGACCAAATGAGGTTTGTAGATGAAGCAGGAGAATGGTATACACCAAACCCATCAGTACCTTCTAATCATATGGGCACTTATAAAGAGCATGGTGAGTGGGCAGTACCTGTATTCCCTTCTAACATCTCATTAGTAGGCTCAGTACCTACTCCATACATTCACGATGACAGATGTGACTTCAGAGATGTAGCTAATGCTATTCAAGAAGTATACGAGTTACCTAAAGAAGAAAGAGATCGTAGAGGTATGCTAGGTCATGACTGGGTACGTTCAGATGAAGCTAAGATGACAGCTGACGCTATGGGAGCTAATATCGCTCAATGTATCGAAGAGACGTTTGAAAGCTTTGTACCACGTACTACGTACGACCTTATTAAGGTAGAGACTCTACCAGCAAGATATGTTAAACACGCAATGGTATACTAATGAGTAAGATAAATGTTACAATAAGCTGTCCGATTGATACGTACAGCGGTTATGGAGCAAGAAGCAGAGACTTAGTTAAAGCTCTTTTAAAGACAGGTAAGTACGATGTAAAGATTCTAAGCCAGCGCTGGGGTAATACTCGCTTCGGTTACTTAAAGGATCATAACGAAGTAGAGCTACTATCACTCGTTATACCTAACCTTACATCAAAGCCTCAAGTATGGATACAGGTAACTGTACCTAATGAATTCCAGCCTGTAGGTGAATATAACATCGGAGTTACTGCTGGCATTGAGACTACGATCTGTGACCCTAGCTGGATTGAAGGACTGAATAGAATGAATCTTAATCTAGTCTCTTCTAATCATGCTAAGGAGACCTTTCAACGCTCTAAGTTTAATGTAGAAGAAGCTGGCAAAGTAAAAGGTACAGTAGAGTTGCAGAAGCCTATTGAGGTACTGCTTGAAGGAGCAGACTTAGAAAAGTACTTTGTTACTCCTTCTAACTTTAACCTATCTGGTGTCGAAGAAGACTTTGCTTTCTTATTTGTAGGACATTGGTTGCAAGGAGACTTTGCACAAGACAGAAAGAATGTTGGCTATATGATCAAAGCCTTCTTAGAAGTATTTAAGAATAAAAAGAAACAACCAGCTCTTATTCTAAAGACTCAATCAGCTAACGCTTCCATCTTAGACAGAGATCAGATCTTAAAAAAGATAGATGAGATTAGAAGTACTGTTAGCGGTACTCTACCAAACATCTACGTACTTCATGGAGAGATGTCTGATCAAGAAGTTAACGAACTATACAACCACAAGAAGGTAAAAGCTATGGTTAGCTTTACTAAGGGTGAAGGCTTTGGACGTCCTCTATTAGAGTTCAGTCTGGTTAACAAACCTATCATTGCCACAGGATGGTCAGGACATATTGACTTCTTAGATGGAGAATTTACTACTCTAGTAGGAGGTTCATTAACGAATGTACACCCAAGTGCCGTAGTTAAGAATATGATCTTGGCAGAGTCACAATGGTTTACTCCTGCAGATAGTGAAGCAGGATTAGCTCTACGTAACGTATTCGAAGACTATAAGAAGTATTCAGAGCTAGCTAAACGTCAAGGGTATAAGTCACGTAATAACTTTAGCTTTGATAATATGGTAGAGCAATTAGATTCAATTCTATCAAAGAGTCTCCCGGCATTTGCTCAACAGGTAGAGTTAAAACTACCAACACTTTCACTTCCTAAACTACAAAAGATTTAAAATGGAACAGTTAACTATTTGTAAGCGCTGTGGATCGAATGCCTGCTACGAACAGCAGGTAAGTGAAGAGGTTAAAACTTGGCTCTGTATGGGCTGTGGCTTTACTACCTCAACAGTAATGACTGAAGGCTCGGAGCCTATTAAAGCTATCTTAGAATCATCTCCTGAATTGTATAAAGATCTTATGCATACAGATGCCGATGGGTGTATCTGGGTACCTTCTACAATTACTTTACCTAATAGGGGCATGGTATTTCTAGATGGAACATCAGCAACAGATTGGAAATGGGCAGCAGTTAAAGCAGTACCGCTTCAAGAAGGCGATAAGAAGTTAAGTGAGAACCAAACTCATAGAATGGATATGCAGAACGTACAGCATTTTGCTGAACGAGACTTTATGGATGCTCTAGAGGTAATTGGCTTTTTCGAATTGTTATGAAACTAAGCTACGCCATTACTGTCTGTAATGAACTAGAAGAAATTAAAAGGCTAGTACCTTTCCTGAAGGAACATAAACGTCCTGAGGATGAAGTCGTTGTACTCTTTGATCAGAAGAACGGCGATAAAGAAGTTATCGACTACCTAGTAGAGTTTAACAAGTACCCTAACATTCAAACCTGGCGAGGGTTCTTTGATAATGATTTTGCTGCTTGGAAGAATAGACTTAACGGCTACTGTACAGGTGACTTTATCTTCCAGATTGATGCTGATGAGATGCCTACAGAGTATATGATGAAGATACTTCCTCAGATTATTGAAGCTAATGATGTAGATCTAATTAGAGTACCTCGAATCAATACTGTAGAAGGACTAACAGAAGCTCATATTCAGAAATGGGGCTGGCAGGTTAACGAACAAGGCTGGGTTAATTATCCTGACTATCAATGGCGTATCTATAGAAACGATCCTAGAATTAGATGGTGGGGTACTGTGCATGAGAAGATTCATGGACATGCTAACTTTGCTCACCTGCCAATGGAAGAGACAGAACTAGCACTAAGACATGCAAAGGCAATTGAGAGACAAGAGAAACAAAATAACTACTACGATACTTTATAATGGAAAAGATTTATTCAAAAGTAGATCCTAATAAGCTTCTACACATCATTGTACGTAAAGAAGATCTAACACCAGGACGTGTAGAGGTTGTACCAGAAGATCATTTTATCCAATGTGCACTTCTTAATATGGAAGAAGGTAAGACCTTTAGGCCACATAGGCATATCTGGAAAGAGCGTACCCGTAATGTGATTGCTCAAGAGAGCTGGATAGTAGTACAGGGGAGTGTACGTTGTACCTTCTTTGATATAGATGATGAAGTAATTGCTGAACCTATCTTATACCCAGGTGATGCTTCCTTTACTTTAGAAGGAGGACATACCTATACAATCCTAGAAGACAATACTCTAGTATACGAATACAAGACAGGTCCTTACGAAGGTCAGGCATTAGATAAAACATTCTTAGATGGACAATAGGTTTGTTATCATCACTACATGTTACAATGTAGAGCCGTACATTAGGATGAATATTCATATGAATAGATTCCAATCGTATAAAAATGCTCTCTTTATTTACGTTGATGATAATTCAAAAGATACTACTTATAGTACCTTAACTCATTTAGGCTTTGCTGATGATCGCTTCCTGGTCATTAAAAATAAAGATAACGGAAGTCAAGGTAAGGCATTTATGTATGCATTGAACTACTTAGAGAGTAATAACCTGATACAGGATGAAGACATTATTGTCGAAGTAGATGGAGATGATTGGCTCTCAAGTAGCTTTGTACTTCAATACCTAAATGAAGTATACCAGAACGAACACATTTGGATGACCTTTGGACAATACCAGATGTGGCCTACAGCTCAGTTAGGAGGTCACTTCCAGGCAGATATACATCCAGAAGTAGATAAGCAGAACCTACATCGTCAATATGATTTTCCTTACTCACACCTAAAGACTTATAAGTACTGGCTACTTAATAAGATAGAGAGGGAAGACCTAATTGATCCTGCTACAGGAGAGATCTTTGCAGCAGCATGGGATCATGCTCTATGCTTACCGATGGTAGAGATGGCTGGCAAGGACCATATCTTTAGATGTCCAGAAGTACTCTATGTACTTAATCGAGACCAAGAGCTACAAAATGAAGGAAAGCTTAGGACAGCTGAGCAGAAGCAAACAGAACAGAGAATTAGAGAAGGAAAAGTATACCAGAGGTTATGATAGTATTTGTTGTTGGTTTATATAAATCAGGTACATCTTTAATAGCTTCTATGCTAGAGGAGATAGGCTGTGAGAGTATTGTCGATAGGGTAGCTACAACTAAAGGACTTACCAGAGAGTATGACATTAAAGAGTCTTACTTTGTTAATCAACTAAACAATAAGATACTAGCCACCTACTCTAATGCAGAGATCTATTTTAAGAATGAAGACCTTCCGGAAGTTATTGATGAGGCTTTCACTACACTCATTAGGGATTTCTTAGCACAGCTTAAAGGCAGAACAGTCTTTATCAAAGACCCTCGCTTTATTGGCACATTAAAGTATTGGATAGATAATATACCAGAAGGAGAGCAGTATAAGATTGTCTATGTAGATAGGGAAGATGGATTAGAAAGCTCCTTTAGAATCGATAAATGGTTCAACAATAAGATAGTAGATGGCGATTACAGAAGAGCAATAGACTCTCTAAAGAGCAACTACTATCAAACCAGAAGCCAATTTAAAGGAATAGAGATTGACTTTGATACTCAGAAAAAGGATCAAGTAAAACTAGGTCACCTACTGTATAATTTTATCACTCAGGACTTTGATACAACTTACAAAGTTTACTTTCATAACTACTTCCTACCTTCCAAAGAACTAACTGAACTGTTTAGTAAACAGACACCAGGTAGTAGTGGAGTATGGAAGAACCTTATTGCTGTAGATGATATCAATCAAGCTGACTATGAAGTAGCTCAAGATAGAACAGACGGAAAGTATCATGCAAGTAAATTAATCTTCTTTGGAAGAGAGCCAAGACATATATACTTCCATGATATACCTCAAGCAGCATATAACTTTCATCACGAGAAAGGAAACAGCCATATGCCTCAGACCTGGTGGGTGAATCGAACCTATGATGAGATACTCTCTAATACGTCTACAGATAAGCCTCACCTACTAAGCATTATTGACTCCGGTAAGTTAGGAGTAAGCGGACATAATAAGAGAGTTGAAGTAGTTGATAAGCTTCACACTTCCAGTATTGATTTACATATCTACGGAAAGACTACTCGCTATACAGATGAGAAGTATTTAGGAGAGCTTCCAGCTAGAGATAAGACAGATGGATTAATTCCTTATCGATTTAATTTAGCTATTGAGAACGGACAAACAGACTTATACTTCTCAGAGAAGTTCTGCGACCCTGTACTATGTAATACGTTTCCTATCTATGTAGGATGTAAACAGATCGATAGATTCTTTCCTAAAGGAAGTTACTTCACAATTGATCTAGACAAAGATGTAATCGCTCAAGTAAGAGACATTACAAGCATCCCAGTAGAGCAGTTAGACTACTCAGCTTTATTTGAAGCAAAGGATTTGATACTAAACAAATATAACATCTGGGATACTATCCACAGAGTCATTCATACAGGTAAGACATTATGAAGTATATTCAGTCAGCACCTATACACTTCACAGACCCAGACGCAGGTCGAAGTAGCTCAGGACATAAGTTCCATAATTGGATTACAGGACTATACCTCAGTAAGTTATTTGACTTAGAGTACGTGTACAGTCCTTTTACAGAAGATGCAGAGAGGTATGAAGCATTCCTAAACCTACATACTGCTTATCGTTCAACTGATCAGATTAGTAACACATCAGTTGTTGAGTTAGGTACTCCTGAGCTATGCCATAACGATGAACTAGATCACATACACTACTATCAAAGTATAGAACGTATAAGAGAAGTAATAGAGAGTAGTTCAGATGAAACATTATTTAAGTTAGGGCATAATCCATTTCCTGGATTACTTACTCAGTACTACTCTAAGGTAGTAGAAGAGCTTCAGCAAGCATACTGGAGCTTGGATAGAGGTATTGACTTGAAGTACGATAGCAGTAAAGTATCTATCGCTATTCATATTCGTAGAGGAGATATTAATGCAAGTAAGAACCCAGACCGATGGTTGGATCTAGATTACTACGCCGGCATTATCGATAAGTTTAACTCAGAGCTAGGATTGGAACTATTAGACATTCATATCTTCTCTGAAGGACAGCCTGAAGATTTTAAAGTACTTGTAAGAGAGAATGTAACACTACAGCTTGGAGGCTCTGATCTAGAAGCATTTCACCATATGTGTGCTGCAGATATACTCATCACAGGTCAGAGTAGCTTCTCTATAATGGCAAGCTATTTTAACAGAGGTACAATCATCTGTACGCCTTTGAAGAACCTCATGTACAAGTGGGAAGATGCTCAACGGATGCATATTGATAGAATAGATTTTAATTCTTTAAGAAGAAGTTTCAATGTTAGATAAGAGTTTTGTATTAGATTACTTCCCTCCACAAAGCAGAGGAGTAGAGATTGGAGTATGGAAAGGAGAGTTCTCTAAAACTATTAACAGTAAAATCTCTCCAGCAGTACTCTACTTATGTGACCCTTGGCTGTTTACACCTCAGCATCCAGATAGATGGTACGGAGGAACTCAAGCTACCTCACAGGAAGATATGGATGGCATCTACAACGATGTAGTAGGAATGTTTAGGAGCAGTCCAAATGTACAGGTGATAAGAGACCTTAGCACAAACTTACTAAGTCATATTGAACCTAATAGCTTAGATTGGACATACATAGATGGTGACCATAGTTACGAAGCTGTGCTAGAAGATCTTAATATGAGCTACCAGTTAGTTAAATCAGGAGGGTACATAACCGGAGATGATTTTGATAACGGTAACGATATTCATCGAGCGTTAGATCAGTTCGTGAATGAACATAAAGACCAAATTAAATCAGGTTTAGTACAAAATAGACAATTCATTTTAAAAATAGAGAAATAATGTTAAAGTTAAATTTAGGTTGCGGCTGGAGAGACTTTGGACCTGATTGGGTTCATATTGATGGAGGAGATTATCCTCATCTTAATTCTAAAGACATTGTTAACCTCCCGTATGAAGACAACTCCGTAGACCTTATCTACGCTAGTCACGTTCTTGAGTACTTTGATAGAGAAGAAGCTAAAGAGCTTCTAACCAAATGGCATAGTAAACTAAAACCAGGAGGTGTAATTAGATTAGCTGTACCTAACTTTGAGGCAATGGTTAAGCTATACCTTGAAAAAGGATATCCACTATCCAAGTTCTTAGGACCTCTGTACGGAAAGATGCCTATGGGTGAACAAACAATCTACCATAAGACAACTTATGACTTCCAGGAGTTGGAATCCTTATTAAAAGTTCTTACATTTAGTAATATAGAAACGTACGACTGGGAAGATACAGAGCATGCTCTATTCGATGATCACTCTCAGGCATACATTCCTCATATGGATAAAGTAAACGGAACACTAATCAGTTTAAACATACAAGCTACAAAATGAGCTTTGAAGTAGTAACACAGTTTGAGAATAAGGTAGCAGAGTTCTTCGGTGCACCTTATGCTATCGCTGTTGATAGCTGTACCCATGGTATTGAATTAGCTCTCCGTTATACAGAGGTTGATCATATTAGAGTACCTCAGCGTACTTACCTCTCTATTCCATTCTTAGCCAACAAACTCAACATAGACCTTTTCTGGAAAGATGAGCAATGGCAGGACTATTACTACGTAACCGATAGGGTAATCGACGCCGCAGTACTATGGAAGCTAGGAAGTTATATACCAGGAACGTTTATGGGAGTAAGCTTCCAATACCAGAAGCATTTGTCTTTAGGTAGAGGAGGTATACTTTTAACAGACGACAAAGAAGCTGCTACAACGATTAAGAAGATGTCCTATGATGGACGTATACCAAACACTCCTTGGAGAGATCAGAACATTGATACAGTTGGTTACCATTACTACATGACACCTGAAGTAGCTCAGAAAGGATTAGATAAATTACCGGAAGCAACTACTACCGCTCCTCGTCAATGGGTAGTAACAGATTGGCCGGACTTAACACAAATGGATATATTTAAAAAGTAATTATGAAGAAAGCTTTCATTACAGGTATTGCCGGACAAGATGGCTCATACCTTGCAGAGTATTTAGTAAGCTTAGGTTATGAAGTTCACGGTATTGTTCGTCGTAACTCTACTCCTGAACATCAAGAGTCTAGAATTAATCACTTAGAAGGAAAGGTTACTACCTACTACGGAGACCTTTTAGATCAAAGTAGCCTGGAGAAGCTCTTAAGAGATATTCAACCTGATGAAGTATATAACATTGCAGCACAGTCGCATGTACGTATTTCATATGAGATTCCTCAGTTCACAGTAATGACAAATGCTTTAGGTGTAGTTAATATCCTTGAAGCAGTTCGTAACAATTGTCCTAATGCTAAGTTCTATCAAGCATCCTCTTCAGAGATGTTCGGTAGCTCAGTCGATGAAGATGGATACCAGAGAGAGACTACTAAGATGACTCCTGTATCACCTTACGGCTGTACTAAAGTGTTTGGTTATAATATCGTACGTAACTATCGCAATGCATACAACATGCATGCCTCAAATGGTATCCTATTCAATCACGAATCACCTCGTAGAGGTTCTAATTTTGTAACTAACAAAGTAGTTAAGGCAACCGTTCGTATTAAGTTAGGCTTGCAGGATAAGCTTGAGCTAGGTAATATGGACGCATATCGTGATTGGGGACACTCTAAGGATTATGTCCGTGCAATGCATCTAATCGTTCAGCAAGAAGAGCCAGGTGACTGGGTAGTTGCTACAGGAGTTACTCATTCAGTAAGAGAGATGTGCGAGTATGTATTTGGTAAGCTAGGACTAGACTACAACCAGTATGTAGTACAGAATCAAAAGTTCTTACGTCCGGAAGAGCTAAAGTATCTGAAAGGAGACTCTAGTCAGATCCGTTCACTAGGATGGGAGCCTGAGTATACATTTGAAACGTTGATGGACGAAATGATCGAGCATTGGTTCGATATCTATAGCAAATGAGAATAGCGTTCTTTACTGAGATGAACTTTAACGGGAAGATTCCTCGTACGCATACAAACATGCGTACAGAGTTTGCCTGGATGGTAGCAATGAATGCAGACCATTATAACTTCACTCAAGTACCTGAACAGGAGTATGATCTAGGAATTGTTATTAATTCTAAGAACCATCCAGATAAAGTAAACGTACCTGCTTTAAAGACTAAATGTAAGAAGGTAGGCATCATGCAGGAGGGTCCCTTCTGGTACTTTCAAGACTATCCTCTAGCCAATCAGGTGCACTACTTTAATAACTTAATGGCTGCCGATATCATTTACGTACACAATCAACAGGATAGTAAATATTATCAAGGGCTAACTAACCATCCTGATGTAAGAGTTTTACAATCGTTAATGATTGAAGACCCAATCGGAGCTATTACTCCTCCGGAAGAAAGAACAGGAGTGATGATAGGAGGCAACTTCAAGAGCTGGTACGGAGGCTTTGATTCATTTATGTTAGCTAAAAGCATTACAGATGAAATATACTCTCCTCAGATGGGTAGACGTCAAGAAGGAGAAGAGCAGTTAGGAATTACTCAACTGCCTTATCTAGAATGGAACCAATGGATATCAGAATTGAGTAAGAGAAAGATAGGTATTCATATGATGAGGACTCATGCTGCAGGAACCTTTGCTCTTAACTGTGCCTACTTAGGCATTCCTTGTATAGGGTATGGAGGACTAGACACTCAATACACTCTGCATCCTGAGCTAACTGTTGAGGATGGAGATCTAGCTACAGCCCGAAAGCTAGTAGGACTACTTCATAACGATGAGAGCTTTTATAATCAATGCAGTCAACGCGCTAGAACTCTCTATGAAACATATTATACAGAACAATCATTTAAACATATGTACCTGTCATGAACGGAGCATGGATGCACGATAGAGAAAGAGAGCTAATAGAGAAGCACCTAACAATCGACTCAGTAATGTTTGAGTGGGGATCAGGAGGAAGCACTCAATACTTCTCTCAACTCGTTAAAAGAATTTATTCAGTAGAGAATAATCAGCAATGGTACAATAAGGTATCTGAGATGCTATCACAGCAGAAGGTAGACAATGCTACACTCTACTTCATTGCCGGAGAGCCAAGCAGTAACTTCTACCATCAATCTACATACGAAGACTATGCAGAGTATATTAATGCAATTGAGTTGCCAAAGGAACAGTTTGATTTAATACTGGTCGATGGTAGAGCAAGAAGACTGTGTACATACAAAGCTCTGAGCTTCTTAAAAGAAGACGGAGTGTTAGTCATTCACGATTGGTGTGAGCGTTCTCCTTACTGGTGTGTATTAGATTACTACGATGTAATTGAGAAGATTGATGATACTCCTCAGACGATTGCAATATTTAAACCTAAACCAAACTGGAAAGAGATCAAAGGTTATGATCTGAATCTAGGAACATTTGAAAGAATAGAAGGATGAAAATAAGTTTCATACAACCCTCAAGAAATAATCTCAAGTACCTAAAATGGTCCTATGAAGCTATTAGAAAGAATCAAGGTAACCATGAAGTAGAGGTCTGTGTAGCAGATGACTTTAGTAGCGACGGTACCTGGGAGTGGTGTCAGGAGAGAATGGAGAAGGATCCTCACTTCAAGGCCATCCGTAATGAAGGTCCTACTCGTCTAGGTCATACAATACTTTACGACCGATTGGTTAATGAAGTAGCTACAGCAGACGTTGCTATGATCTATCATGCCGATATGTATCTTTGTCCTCAAGCCATCGATGCTATCGAAAAGTATATTGAGCCTAGAAAGATTGTATCACTGACTCGTATCGAACCTCCTCTACATCCGGACGGACCTGAGAAGGTCTTGCGTAACTTTGGAACAGAGCCAGAAGACTTTCCTGAGGATGAATTCCTAGTCTGGGTTAGTAAACATATTGATTCAGTTAGGGACCAAACAACGGAAGGTATCTTTGCACCTTGGGCATTCTACAGAGAGGACTTCCAGAAGATTGGAGGACATGATCCTCTATACGCTCCTCAGTCAAAAGAAGACTCAGACATCTTCAACCGATTCCTCTTAGACGGAATAGAATTTATTCAAACCTGGGAGGGATGTGTCTACCATATGACCTGTAGAGGTTCTAGATACAATCCTACCATCACAACAGTAGGTAAAGAGTCTGATGAATGGTTGAAGCAGAATGAGAGAAGCACTCGTAACTTTATTCGTAAGTGGGGACACTTTGTAAAGCATGATACTTTAATGAAGCCAATTGTTTCGCCAAAGTACGATATCAATCTTAGAATAAGTAACTGTACTGAAGCATTGCTAAGAGTATTAGAGCCCTGGTGTAATACAATCTACACTGACCTGTTACAGGAAAAGGTTGATAGTTATATTCAACAAGAGCAACCAAACACTGCTTACGATTTGACAAAGAGAATTGTAAATAGCCATACATCCGACATCGTTGTACGTTTAGACGGTAAGACGTTTAACTCTGAAGACTTTCAGTACATTCAGATGCTTCCAGACATTTTAAAAGAAAACCAAGCTATTGGTAAGTTCCAGTTAGGTAATATGGAACTCACTGTTGAACGTTTGGTTGAGTATCAAGATCAATTAATTAATTTATAGACATGGGTAAAGTTCATCTCCAGGATTTGGACAAGTACGCAGAGGAAGCTGAGACATATCAGCCAATCAAGACTAACAAGAAGAAAAAACCAACTCCTATTTATAATAAAGATTTTCCGGAGCAGTTGGAGAATTAGGATTACGTTCGTATATTTAGATCAATATGAAAAGAGAAGAACTACTTAATGAGATCACTAACGTCATCTCTGAAGCTACCAAAGTAAACTATCAAGGACATAAGTTCGTCCTTCGAGTAGATGTTAACGAAGATCCTAACAAGAAAGGTATCAAGGTTCAATTCCTACCTACTACCTTCGGAGCATTATCACCAACCGAGCAGAATGATATCGCTATGGCTCTGGGAGATAAATTAGATGCTGGATTAGGACAGTATGGTATGCGAGTAGAGAGAGATCGTAACTTAAAAGATAAGAGCATCATTGGCTTCTTTATCTATATTGAGTACCTCGATAAGATTATCAGACAAGCATTGCAATCCTAAAAATCACTTACATATGAAAAGGTTCTCGTTTTACAGCCGGGTTGATAAGAGCCAGGAGGCTATTTCTACGGTCATTGCTAGCAGCCGACTTAGTGCTGCTAAGAAGTTTGCACAAACAAAACAGTTGCCTCTGAAAGCTTTTCTTCGTATATTTGGCATCAGTAAATGAATGAGAAAGATTTAATACGAGCACAGATTAAGAAGTTCCTACGCCTTCGGTATAGGATCAGAGAACGACCTGTGTCAAAAGAGCAGATGGATAAACAACTATTCATAGAGTCTATCGGTATACTCAAAGAAATAAATGACCGTAATGACTTCCTAGCAACTGAGATAGGAATTGATACTACTTCATTTGAGGATAAGTTCTTCAGGGTGATTGAAAACCTAATGAGGATTGCTTTTAATAAGCAGCAAATCTTCTTAGTGCAGATGTACCTTAATGATATTCCGGAAGTGGATGATGACTGGGACGGAACGATAACTGTCCAGGTAGGAAAGAAAGAAGAGAAAGTCAATTTTAAAACTCCAGAAGATGTCTGGAACGCTATTCAAAAATTCAACTAATATGGAAAAAAGGTTTTGTAAAGTATGCGGGGAGGTAATCAATCCGTTACGAGTTAAGGCGCTGCCTAATGCAGTGACTTGTGTTGAGCATTCTAATACTGCTCCTAAGCGTGGACGTATTCTAACTCTAGGAGAAGGAGATCATACCTACAACGAGATTGAAATCTTAGAAGAGGATGTCTACAAGTATGTTACTGCTATCGAATTTGGTGAGCGTTCTCCTCTAGATGAGATGCCTGAACTTCAGGACTATAGTGCAACATCTTTAGCCGACCATACAGGCAGCTTAAAAGAACGAGCAGTGCGCTACGTTGATCATGATGAAGAAGAAGGCTTTGTACTTCCAGATGACTACGATGAGCGAGAAGACTAACCTGATTGAAGACGAGCATTGGGATTACTATTCCGGCTTACCTAATCCTAAATGGTACGAAAAAGATAATGAGCAAGAAACAGAGAGGACGTCCTAGAAAGATTCTCACCAGAGAGGATATCGAACGAGCAATCCGGATGACTAAATCCAATAAGGCTGCTGCTAGATACCTTCATGTTTCTTTTCCTCATTACAAGACTTATGCTAGACTGTTTACAACCGAAGACGGAGTAACTCTTTACGATACCCATCTCAATCAGGCAGGCAAAGGCATTCCTAAGTTCCTTTCCAGCACAGGCAAAGAACCGCCTCTGGAAGGGCTCATCAACGGTACAGTTCCGGTTGAGCATTTCAAGCCTGAGAAGATCAAACAGAAACTCTTTGCGGAGGGTTACTTGAAGGAAGAATGTAAGCAATGTGGCTTTAATGAAGCTAGGCTCTTTGACAACAAAGTACCTTTGATATTAAATTTCAAAGATAAGAACCGTCACAATTATAATCTGGACAACATTGAGATGTTATGCTACAATTGTTCTTTCTTATATGGAGCCGCTCCTATGACTGATGAGCAGGTAGCACAGATGGAAAGTTACATTGAGAAGAATGGAGTACAGGAGCATGATTGGGAATTAGATCAAGCGCACATCGACCATTTAAAAGAGCTAGGGTTGTGGGAAGATACTAACCAACGTCCAGGAGACGAATTCATTTCTAGAATATGAAAAAGGTACCACGTAAGCGTCAACGTCCTCAATTAGATCAGGAAAAAAATAAGCAATACCTTCTAAAGAAGCATGCTGATAAACTTCTTGAGCAAGATAGACATAATAATAAACTTCGGGAAAAGTTGCTTGACAAAGATATTTTCACTATCTTTAACGACGAAGAAGAATAAGAAAGGAATAAAGGTTATGGTAGATTGTAGTTTATGTGGAGCGCCTCTTGATGACTTTGGTCACAATCCTTGGCCTCTAGCTCTAAATGAGAAAGAGCGCTGCTGTAATAAATGTAACATGAGTAAGGTAGTACCTGCTCGACTTGAAATGCTTTATAACAATGGCTGAGAAAAGAGGACATTTAGAGAAATTACTATTCCCATTCAACACCTCAGGAGTGTTGGAAGTTAGCTCCGATGGAGAAAAATGGTACCGGGTTACGTCTGGACGTTTCCGGAGTTGGGATGGACCTAGACGCATTACCGAACCTACTCGTACGGAGAAGGGCAACCCTTGGGTACCCATGCGAACCTATTTATATGAAGGCCCTCTCTACATCTACGGAACTAATAAGAGAGCTAAGAAGACTAACTCATTAACATTTATTGAAATATGAAACAGTTTAACTTTGACTCCGCAGAACAATTCGAACAATTCTTTACAGGACGTAACCTGGAAGTAGCTGATGCAATCACAGGCGGCATCCGAGTAGCTGTAACAGCCAAGAAGCGCAATGCAGATCTCTTTGAGGTAGCCTTTGACGGAGATGATAATTACTTTGAGATTGGGTTACCCATCTCAGAATGGCCTGTAGCGTTAAGCAATTGTATGAACCATTACGAAGAAGCAGAACGCTTTGATGATGCAATTGATACCTTCCAGCTGTTGAAGGAAGTAACCGACCTACTATGAGAGAACTATTCAGTCGTACAGACAAAGAAGGAGTTACGATTACATACTACACCAATCAAAACAATTCTGTAATCTGGACTGACTCATCTTATCCTCGAAACTTTAAGAGTTTAGAAGAGCAGTTAGAGGAAGAAAATGAAAAGCTTCCAAAGCATAAGAGAAAGTATCTAGATGATTCGGGAAAAATAATTAGTTACTTAACTGCTAAAAAGCAAGGAATAGTTGCCTAACTGAAATTTAGTTCCTATATTTAAGTATCATTAAAAGTTAAAAGTGTTATGAGTGATATGATGATTTCAAACAGCAAAGCTGATCAAGTAATGACTATCGATCAGTTGAAGAAGGAAGTACCATTTGCTTTCTTAGATGCACCAACCCGTCCAGTATCTGATAAGTACGTCCACGTTCCTACGAGTCGTGTGATTGAAGACTTAATGTCGATGGGCTGGGAACCCGTCCAGGCAGCGCAGCGTCGAGGACGTGCCGGAAAGACTTCTATGTTTTCTAAGCATATGATTAAGTTTCAGAATCCTAATCTGATTATTAAAGGTAACGAAGGTGATGATGTCTTCCCGCAAATCATCTTGACTAACTCTCACGACGGTACTCAATCGTTTAAGTTCATGATGGGCTTGTATCGTTTGGTATGTAGTAATGGATTGGTAATTGCTGATGAGGAGTTTGCTAGCTTCAAGATCCGTCACATGGGTTACTCGTTTGAAGATCTCCAGCAATTGATTACTAATGCTGTTGAGGAGCTGCCTAAAAAGGTAGAGGTTATCAATACTATGAAGAGTGTTGAGTTGACTGAGAAGCAGCAGAAGGATTTGGCGTTCAAAGCTTTCTTGCTACGTCAAGGCATCGCTCTAGAGTCTGAGCAGGCTAAGGAGGTTAAGATTGCCGATGAGGTTCTTGAGAACATTCTTGAGACTCAACGAGCAGAAGATGCCGGAAATGATCTCTGGGTTACCTTCAATCGAGTTCAAGAAGCTATCACTCAAGGAGGCTTCCAGGGTGCACTTCAAGGTGCTAAGATTCGTAAGGTGCGTAAGATTAAATCCTTCGAGAAAGATCTCAAGCTTAATCAGCAACTCTTTGACCTAGCCCTCCAATATGTCTAGGAAGAAATCTCTCAAAAGGCCTCCCGTTCGATTTAGTATCGACGGGCAGGTCTGGGAAGAGGTTTGTAAAGTCGGAACAACTTCCTACGCAGTTAAGATCTGTAAGAAGGGTAATGCCTTCGGAGCAGTAGAGAGATTTTATTAGAAAACTTTTCCGGAAGAGTTGGAGGTACGTGCTTTTGTTCGTATCTTTAACTTGTTAAAAAAGATAAAGGTTATGAAGAGTTTGTTAGTACAGATGGATGATTTGCAGTTCAATGGTGATCTGTTTCGTCCTATGAAGACCCGTCGAATGGTTGATCGCTTATTCTCAAGCGAAGGAGGCATCATGCCTGGAACCAATCTAGTTGTTACCGGTGACCCTGGTGTGGGTAAGTCTACTGTCTTGCTTGACATTCTCTCTGATCTCCAGAAGGAAGGTAAGAAGGTTTTGTTTATCTCCGGAGAGATGAATGCCATCGACATGTACGGTTACGTTAAGCGCTTCCCTAAGTTTGGAAAGTTACCTATCTTGTTCTTGGGCGACCACGTTGACAATAAGCCACAGCAAGTTATCGAGAATGTCCTTCAGGAAGGCTTTGATGTTGTGTTGATTGACTCATGGGCTGAAGTAACTGAGGTAGTTGCTGATGGTGCTCCAGGCTACGCTTCTAAGAAGAAGATTGATAACTGGATGCTAAACCTCATGGAGACTCACAACAAAGGTCTTAACAAAGGAGAGAACAATACTTCATTCCTGGTTATCCAGCAAGTGAATAAGGACGGAAGCTTTGCCGGTAGCAATCGTATCAAGCATATGACTACTGGAATGTTTCACATCCGCTTCAACAAAGAAGGAGGACGTTACATGTACTTCTCTAAGAATCGCCGCGGAGGAGAATCTAATAAGTTCTTCTTCAGCTTGGCTGGACAGAATCAGGTAATGTGGACTCATACTGAATCTCTAAACTCAACTGAAGAATAATGACTCGAAAGGAATTTGATGCGATATGGAGTGATGAAGAGCTCCAGCAGATGGGAGTAACTCGAGAGGAGTGGTACAAGGTTCATCTGGAAGAAGAAGCTTATACAAATGCTTGGGCGGATAGAGTGCGTCACACATTCGAATAATCTTTCCGGAAGAGTTGTCTCCTAAGAGATTAGTTCGTATCTTTAACAAGTTAAAGAAATAAAGGTTATGAATAAAACAGATCGATACCCTCAGGGTTACCTTCCAAAAGTTGCCTACCACTTGGCACGTCGTGATTACCAAAAGGCAGAGTACTTTGCTCAACGCCAGAAAGAGACCTACGGGTCAATTGAACCTCAGGATATGATTAAGATCATGGCAGAGGTTAATCGCATTCAAGATCAATACCAGCAGGAAGAGCGAGAGTTTAATTTGCATCTAGGTCGATTCTGATATGCTTTGGAAGTTTACAAATCTAAACAAACATGGACAGCTTAGAAGTAGGATAGTATACTCTGAGGGTGCTCTGACTATAGGTCAAGGCTTTGGTCCTTTTATAGGTGTTAGTCGCTTTCGATATCAATCCAGAAGTCCTTATCATGGAGTGTTTATCTCTCCTGTAGACGGAAAGAAGTATCTGACTCCTGACTGGGTAGAAGTACTTCCGGAAACAACTATAAAGGACTGCTACTATGAAGCTCCAGAAGAGCCGAAAGAGAAACCTCAGAAGTGGAACTTCAAGAGCGATAGTTCTGATAAGGAATATGTAGTTCGTAGGAATGCTATGGGCAACCTAAGTTGTAACTGTTGGGGATTTATCGCTCATAAAAAATGTAAACATGTTAAAAAAGTTTCCGGAGAAGTTGGAGACAAAGGATAAAGTTCGTATATTTAACTTGTTAATAAGAAAGAAATAAAGGTTATGAGTATGACAGCTATCGCACAATTGGAACTGGTTCGCAACGAGAAAGAAGAGGCTTTGAAGTTATTGACTGACAAGCGAGATATGGAAATGGAGGCAGCTCTTAAGAGCCTCTTTGAAGGACCTGCTAAGGAGATCGGTCTTATCCAGGAAGGAGTAGAGTTAGAAGTTACTGAGTCCCGAGTATCTTTGAAAGTAAACAAAGAAGATTACTTCCGTAATCCAGCTGATATTCGCTTCCAGAAGTGGTACGACGAGCCTATGAAGGCTGAGTTCTCAAGCTACTCTACCAGCGATGTAGTGAGCGCTATCTTGATTGGTAAATTTGCTCAAGTAGCAGAGAAGGTTAAGGATCAGGCTATTGTGGCTGTAGAGTCTATCAAAGATGCTCACAAAGAGATTCTAGTAGCTGCTAACGAAGAGGTTCGTGAATTGAATCGCGCTATCCAAGAGTTGTCGCAGGCAGCTGTAGCTAAAGAGAAAGAGCAGGCATTAGAGAAGCTTAAGAGTGCAGAAGGTGTTAGCTTTGATCTTCCGGAAGAGTACTGGAAGCAGCCTAAGTTGACTATTCGCTTTGACGGTGAGGTTAATAATGTAACCAACCTAAAGGTAGTAGGACAGACTGCTAGCGGTAAGAGCTTGAAAGTAGAGATCACTCAGAAGTGGAAAGACTTCAACGGAAACGAGCGATTAAATGTACGTGAAGAGACAGTACGTGCAGTGAATGTAGAGAACTTCCTTAAAGAAGCTAACAAGTATGTCGCAGCATAAAGAAGAGAAAAGGCCGAGGGGCGAGCAGGGGGGCGTTTCCTCCTCTCGCACCGAAGGTGCCACGCGCATATCTCCGGACCTTTCCTACCGAAAGGATAAAGGAGAGCCAACAAAGGCCTCCGGCCTTGAGAAAGAATCTAGATTTAGAAGAGACAAATCACGTAACTACTCATAAACATGACAAAGACAATAAGCAGCTTAAACGAGGATCCTTTCTTCCGGAACTACGGAAGCTATGAAGGGAGTGAGAGTAGGAATGGGGGTAATGGGAATGGGTATCATTATGATGACTATGAAGATTTCTCAGATGAAGACTAATAATATGTCAATAGGACCGATAGGTGCATTATACGCTCTATTAGAAGAGAATGTAGACAATCTAATGAATCCGGATATGAAAGATAAGGGGTTAAATGAGCCGGGGTTTAAAGCCAAGAGAGCCAAAGCCTATAGCAAGATTACTAAATCCATAGTATCATGTACCTCGGAGGAACAGCTGGAGGTATGTCTGAGGATGATAGAAAATTATGAGAGACTTATGTTAAACTTCTACCTTACCTCCCATCTAACTAAGCAGGAAACTAAGCAGTCTGCTATTGATCTCCTTTCTCTCATTAAGCTAAAACGTAAGCAGATAAGACGGAAGTGAAGATTGTAAGAAAACCGTTGCGTATATAATCATATATGGATAGATGGATATAGAGATATAGAAAGCGGTATGGTGTGGGGACTTAAAGGAATGATTGAAGTTAAAGTAAAGATTGAAGTACAGGCATGTGCCTCTCCCTTCCGGAAACTTTCCTATATAGAGAAAACCGTCCATAGCAAACCGTCCGAAAACCGTCCGTGAATAGAAAACCGTTAGCAAACCGTCAGAGCCAACCGTCCAGGCAACCGTCAGGCCAGTCGTCCGTTGGTATGTTAAAGCAAAGATTTAAGTTAAAGTAAAGCTTTAAGTATATGAAGTATGTAGTCTATTGTATTATTCTGGAGCATTATAGGGGTACTAATATCTCTCATAGCAAACTTATTAAGGTTGGTTATTCCAGAGAGAGTGCAAAGTATAGATTGGATGTGAATGAGAGGCTAGAGGGTGATCTTTCCTACCGGGCTCTCTTTGGCAAGATTACTATTGCAGCAGAGAAGGAGTTTGATACCCAGCAGGAGGCTTTGGCATATGAAGAGAAGCTATTAACGGCATTGGGGAAGAAGGACTGTAGTATATACGAGAAGGTATCAGGGGTCAAGGAGCTTAGACAATGGAGCCAGGGCAGAGAGGATTTCATACTAGAAGCTCTATCTTAGTTAAAGTAACACTTTAAGTGGAGTATATAGTTAAAGTAAAGCTTTAAGTTAAAGTGATGCTTTAAGTCTAGACTATCGCGTACCGGCCCGTCTACTCTTCCGAAGGTATCTCAACTTCAGGCCCGTCATCCTTATCAACACCCTTAATATAGGAACAAAGTTTCGGAAAAAAAACTTTTTTTTTAGTTGGAGCTTAAAAAAGTTCTTCCTATATTTAGTTATCAATAAAAAGAAAAGGTTATGTACTCACTCGATTGCTCTTACTACAAAAAGGAATTCTCTACAGCTCAAGAATTAATGGAGGATGTTTTGGCTTCCGGAATGGATCCGAATTATGATTTGTTAAAGAATGGAAAGAAGACTGGAGTTACTTTGGCAGATTTATTTTGGGAAGGTCATTAAAAAAGTTGCTCAATTGAGATTTAGTTCTTATATTTAGATATCAATAAAGAAATAAAGGTTATGAACAAGACAGAACAACGCCGATTGAAAGTTAAGACAGCTCTTAACACTCTAGTAGAAAAGTTCAATGCTTACAGCATCTCAAACGATGATGGTGCTCGATTTGACTTCCATGTTGATTACAAGGACTTTACCTTCCAGGGTCAGATGGATCGCCGAGACCTTCTGGTTATGCTCTGGGATACGATTGCACTTTCTGGACCTGGCTTTACAGAAGAAGAAATTTTAAAGCAAGAGTTGGCTGTAGAGTTGGAAGACATTATCAACGAAGAGTTGGAAGATGCAGTAACAGCGCTGGTCTTCTAGCTCAAAACTTTTTTAACTTTTTCCGGAAAGTAGTTGGTACTTTGAAAAATAGTTCCTATATTTAGATATCAATAAAAATAAAGGTTATGACAAATTTTGAAATGATGGAAGGTTTGGTCTTCCGCATCCACGGGGAGCAACTAGCAGAAGGAGTTGAAGGAATTACTCTAGAACTGCTTAACGAAGGATTCGATGAAGATGATATTCTAGAATTTCTGGAAAGTAAAGTTCGAACTGCTTTTGAAAATACTTTGAAATTAGTTAAAAAATAGTTGCCTATTCGAAATTTAGTTCTTATATTTAGTTATCAATAAAAAATAAAGGTTATGACTCCACAGCAACTCTCAACTCAAGTTTACGAAAAACTCGTTTCACTGAATTACGCACGCAAAGCGAATTACTTTTCAGAAGCAAACAATACTTGGTTCAATGAATTGGATCAGGAAGTAAAAGATGCAATTCGCACTTTCCCGATTCTTTACGTTGATGGTCGAAATGACTTGATGGAAATCGATAACTTGGATGGAAATCAGCAATTCTTTATCTTCAAAAACGACGATGGATTTTTCTTGGTTGATACCCAGGGTTACAATTACCCGCGTTACATCACTGAGTTGATTTCATTTGATGAAGAAGATGAATCTCAGGCATTTGAATACATGGATGGGATGATCCGAATCGCTAATGACCAAATCTTCAATTCTGTTGTCCGGAATTTGGTTAGCGATTTGAATGAAGAAGGATTATTCGATAAGTCAGATATCTTGTCTTTCCTTCAGTTCAAATTGGATATGGCGTTTGAAGCTGCAACAAAAAAACTTTAACTAGTAGTTGTCTAATCGAGATTTAGTTCTTATATTTATCAAGTTAAATAAAAATAAAGGTTATGAAAGTTAATGTTGGTTTCTTGTTAGCAAGTTTAGGTTGTATTGGTTTGGGTGTAGCTACGATGTTTGGATTTGCTACTTCTATTATGGCTGATTCTCTAAACGAAATGCTAGTTTGTTTTATGCTCTTGTTCGGAGGCTTTGTAGGTATCTTTGCTTCCTTTGAGAAGAAGAAGGTTAAGGTAGTACGTTACGGTGACGAGGTTGTAGTCATCGATGGTGATAAGATCCGGAACGTATAAGGATGATCAAATACTATGTTAAGGTGAAGGGCCAGGTGGTTGGTCACTTTACCGACTACGAGATAGCTAGGAACTATGCTGACTGGTTACCTTGTAACGATACAGTCTATGTTGAGTCAGAAGAATTCGGATGTGAGTTCATGAAGTGGAACGACTAAAAATATACAGCCTGCCGGTAGGGCCGTCAATACACCGGTACCTTTATTTATTGATCGAAGGGACAGCTGGCTTATGCCGGCTCTCCTGGGTTATTTAGATCGAGTATAAATTACACTTTCCGGAAAGAAAGTTTAAAAAAGAGTTGCCTCCTTAAGAGATAGTTCCTATATTTAGATATCAATAATTAATAAAGATAAAGGTTATGAACAAGTTTATTACTATCAAAGACATGCGTGATCCAGTTGGTGTTGAAGAGCTGGTTGGACGCTTGACAATCATCAATGTAGATCACATTGTGTCGATCGAGGCTGTTGAAGCTCACATCGCTAAAGAGTTGAACTACAAGACAGTATTGACGCTGTCTAGTGGAGGAGTCTTCTTCCCTATCGAGTCACAAACAGAGATTGTAGAGAAGATCTATGCTGAGTAAGACTATCTTCACAGACTTCGGACCAATCAGTGTCCCAGACTTCACTAAAGTTAAAAAGAAATAGTTGCTAGTCTGAACTCTCGTTCGTATATTTAGATATCAATAATAAAAATAAAGGTTATGGCAAATATGAGCTACTGTCGATTTGAGAATACGTTTAACGATTTGATCGACTGCTTTGACAACATTTGGGAAGAAGCTGAGAACATGCGAGACGAAAGAGCTCGCAAACAGATGATTCGCTTCCTGAAAGAACGTATCGACGAGATAGAAGAGTTGAATGAGGAGTTGGATAATCGAGAATAAGTTCTTATATTTAGAAACCTTTAACACCAAAGAGAAATGAAAAACAAAATGGCAAAATTTAAGAAAGGCGACCGAGTTCGCTACATTAGAGAAGTTGGAGATGATGGTGTCGTGTATGGAAGTTTGGGTACTGTAGATGAAAACGACAGCATTAGCCCCTATGTGCTATGGGATGAAGCAGATGATGACCGCCTTTGGCCAGCGCACGAATCTGATTTGGAACTTGTAACAAAAGAGAAATG